ATGGGGGGACATCGGTTCACCGGCCAAAGGCCGGTGAACCGCCTCCCCCTCGACCCCCTGTTCACTCGAGTTATTACAACCCTTTTAGTAAAATGGGGGGACATCGGTTCACCGGCCTTTGGCCGGTGAACCGCCTCCCCCTCGACCCCCTGTTCACTCGAGTTATTACAACCCTTTTAGTAAAATAAGTAACTCAAAGGGACAGGGGGCATGGGGGAGGCAGGTCTGGGCACCTTCGGTGCCCAGACCTGATGTCCCCCACCCCCACCTAAGCATGTTGTCCCCCAAGTACCGAGCTTGCATGCTCACGAAAGACATTGTTCAAGAAGACGTAGGCCGCCTGAATCTGATCCATTGTTCGGGCACCGGTGATAATGATTTTGCCCGTACGAAAGATGCTCATCGTAATTCGTTTGCACTCCGCCTCCCCATTTCCCGTGCCCTGACCCTTGCAGAATCCCTTGCACTTACAGATGCCCGAGCCTGCATTATTCGTATTATAGAAGAACTTCGTGTTCACGCCCTGGTAAATCGTCTTCTCCAGCATCGAGAAGAGATTGTACTTCTCCATGAGGATCTTGTGCAGATTGTCCTGCTGAATATCCTTGTTTAACGAATAGTCGGTGTTAATGAGGGACACGTCTACCTTGGTGACCGCCGGTTCCTTGGTCGCGTCTTGAAAGGGGCTCTCCGATAAGCGCTTGATCTGTGTCAGAAGCCATTCTACCCCTTCGACCGCGAACTCCTTGCTCGTCACCCCCGTCATCTGAATTCCCCCGTTGCCGAAGATCTTCATATTGAGCTCCTTCCAGCCACTCGGTGTCGGCCGGCGCAGCACAATGGTGCTCTGGTTGAAGAACGACTTCGGCGTGGCCTTGCGATTCGTAAAGAGATCCTTGTAGCAGGCGCCGAATACCTCATTGTTGTGCTCTAGTTTGAGAATTCCCTCACTCGGATAGCCGATCGGGATGAGCTGCTTGCGAAGCTGGCGGAAGAGACTGTCCCGCTGAATCGGGAGACCCCAATTGGCCGTCACGGTCATTGTAGAAATACGCAAAGGTGTGATGGTAAAGCTGCTGCCATTTGCTATTACCTGATTGACAGTGGCCATCTATTTGTGATTTGATGGTTCTACTGGACCGGGTGCGATGCCTCAAATTTTTGTCGAAAGGTTCGTATAATCTGTTCCACGAGTGCATAGGATCGCGCCCATTCAACTCCTGCATGGAGGAACGGCATGCAGGCATTGATCTGGTCGAGGAGATCCTTGTCCAAAAGATGGAGTGTATTGGCGAGAAGGAGGAGTTCTGTTAGAATGGTGCTGAGATCGGCCTGGCTTTCCTTCAGAAAGTCGGACAGTTGCGATGGATGATGATTCAGATAGAACCAGAGCCGCTCGTCGCTTTCCGTCTGTTTGTGGGGGAGCCGAAGATCCCCGCGACTGATCTCCTGATAGGCGGTTGTTGTTGTTGTTGTTGTTGTTGTTGTTGTTGTTGTTGTTGTTGTTGAGGAAGAGAGGGTACCTTCCCCTGAGACACTCGCCAAAGGCGAGTGGGAAGGGTCTGCCTCAAGGAGCACAGCTCCTTGAGGCACATACTTCCCACTCGCCAAAGGCGAGTGGGAAGGGTCTGCCTCAAGGAGCACAGCTCCTTGAGGCACATACTTCCCACTCGCCAAAGGCGAGTGGGAAGGGTCGCTCTCCATGAGCTGCGCTCGTGGAGAGCCATCCCGCAGCACAGCCGAAGGCTGTGCTGAGGGATCATACCGAATCCTCAAGAGTCGTTGGCGCAGCTTCGGATGAATCCGACTCTGCGAGTTGCAGATCAGGATCATGCAGACATCCTTCGGATCCCTGTCCAGAATGGTCTGCAGCGAGAGCTGTGCGGCCTCCGTCAGCGTCTCGCATTCATCCAAAATAATGAATCGCGGCGCATCCTGAACCGTCTGAATGGAACACCACGAGGCTCGCAAGAAAGGGAAGATCTTTTGGCGAATCGCCTCTAAAGACCTCTCATCCGCAGCATTCATAGAGATGCACATAAGCGCCTTCTGCTGTTTCCAGATTTCAGAGACCAGCCATTCTGCACTGGTCGTTTTGCCCGATCCAGGAGGGCCGAATAGAAGCAGATGTTGCAGAGACTTCGGATTCTTCAAAAAGAGATCGAAATAGAGTCGGACGCGCGGACACCAGAACTCTTGGTTAATATGCGCCGACATCCCTTTTCCTTAGATGTGCGGAACTCTCTTAGACTGACAAGGGTCTAAGGGTTGCCCTCCGAATAACGGATAGGATGTCAGGACGAGGACGAGGCCGCAAAGCTGTTACCGAAGAGGGTGCAAAGCGTGTCAGTAAGAAGAAACAGTTCTCCGTGGTGGCCGTGGTGACCTCGACGACCATCGAGGGCTCTTTGCAGCCCGATACACGAAAGCCACTCATTGCCCATCTGCCCATTCAGAGCCGTGACATTATGCTCCACGATGCCCCCATTCAATACAACCCCGTTCCACCCACCAACGTGGAACCCTACGACGCCTTCGTCGACGACCCGTTCTCCGAGGTCGTGGAAACCGTGGCGGTGCCTGTCGAGGCTGCGCCTGCCGTTGTCAAGGCGGCGTCCGACACGCCCGACTATTATAAGAAGGGCACCCTCCTCGTGCAATACGAGTCCACCGCCGAGATCAGGGCGCTTCCCGACCACGTCGACGTGGCCTGCTTCTGGTGCTGCCACACGTTCGAGAACAAGCCTGTCGTACTTCCTATTCGTGATCAGGGGGATTTTATCCAGGTCCACGGCAATTTCTGTTCACCCGAATGCGGCATGGCCTACCTGTTCGAACAACGTCTGGACTCCTATGCTCGCTGGGAGCAGCTCTCGCTTCTCAATCGCATTTACGGGTCCGCAGAGCCCCTGCGCCCTGCGCCGCCCAAGCAGATTCTCAAGCTGTTCGGCGGCCCCATGTCAATTGAGGAATACCGATCTCTTCTGCATAGCCGAATGCTTCGTGTGGACATTCATCTACCGCCCATGGTCTCCCTTCTCGCCACAATGGATACGAAGCCCATTGATTTCTATGACGTCAGTTTGACGAAGGGCGTTATGGAAACGGTCAAGGAGCGTCTGGCGAAGGCGGAGGAGGTCTTGAAGTTGAAGCGCACGAAGCCCTTGAAGGCCTGGGAATCGACACTGGATGCCTGTATCAACCTGCGTGTTCGTGCGGCATAAAAATTTGACGGCTCTGAAATATATTTGGATCCCAGCAATTACCACCATGGAAGCCGCAATCACCACCGAGTTTCTCAAAAATATCCAGACAGCCACGCAACGGTTCGTGGCGTTCGTGGCTCGTGACAGGAGCCAGAGCTTGGCTGTGGCCGACTATATGCAGGAGGTCGATCATGAGACGCGCCAGTTTGCCGCGGCCATTCAGGCAGTTCGGAGCGTTTCAAGATCCGGATGTGCCTGCGATTCGAAATCCGATCCAGCCTATGTCCGCCAGCTCCAAAAGACAATCTCAGGATTGTCCGAAGACATCGGGGATCTGAACAGTCGTCTCTCGCTCCTGGAGCAAGAGCGCCGCTCCGAGGAGCCGGGTCCTTGGAACTGCTCGCCCGAATTTGAATTCCTGTCCGAGGGATTGCAAAACGAGGTTGTAGAGATCGTGAAGGTTCCTGACGTCAGCAGCACTATTCGTAACATTGTAGTACACTTGGATGAAGCAGATGAGGGAATGGGTGTGCCGAAGGTTGAGGAGAAACCGAAGGAGAAACCGAAGGAGAATCCAAAGGAGAATCCAAAGGTAGAGGAAGCACCAAAGGAAGAGGCAGAAGAAGAGGAAGAGGCAGAGGCAGAAGAGGAGGCAGAAGAAGAGGCAGAAGAGGAGGAAGAAGATGCCCTTGAACTAGAAGAGTTTGCGCATAACGGTATATCCTATTACAAAGACCCTGACAATAATGTATACACCGTGAACAAGGAAGGTGAAGTCGATGAGGCACCCATCGGCCGCTGGCTCGAAAAGCGCCAGACAATCAAACTCTACAGTGCGCCCTAGACCAATGGCCACTGTCCAGCAGTCTAAACACTTCTGAACTATATCTACCTAGAATGTCAGTATCTCTTTTTTTGCTCGGTCTCTATCACCAAGGAACGGATCTCCTTGCAAAGGTCCTTCGATCAACTGCCACCCTCTTTCAGGCAACCTGCAATTATTTGAACGGCACATCAAATGAATGGTATTTTCTACCCACTGGATTCCTTCCTGCTTCTGTGTACCCTCAGCAGAATCAGATTGAATGGACCTATAATTCGTATCACAATACACTCGTACAAACGCTTGACGCACGCGTCACTGCTCTCAAGGTAAATTGGCTCAGCACCGTTCTTCACATAGAGAATAAGGAATACGTGATGGATGACTGGATCCGAACCCTCACGATTGCAATGGAGTCGGATCTATCCCCTGCTCTTCTTGTGAATTGCTGGTCTATTTCTCATAAAATATGGCCTGCCGCGGATGCGGCAACCCTTCATATTATAGATGACGATGGAATGTCTCATGAAATCCCTGTCCGTACAGGATCCGAAGAATGGACTCGTCTACTGCCTCGGCATCTCGTACAGGAAGAAGAGGAAGAAGAAGAGGAAGAAGAGGAAGAGGAAGAGGAAGAGGAAGAGGTAGAGGTCGCAGAGGAAGAGACCAAAGAAGAGAGGCTCTCGGACATAGAGGTGGAGCCACTTTTTACGCACAAGGACGACTAGACAAAAATTTGAACCTAAACATCTAGACTCATTTAGTGACTAGCAATACATATCCATAATGGCATTCTCCCTTGATTCCGCTATTCCAGAGACCTCGTGGACCCTCTACTGGCATGCCTCGGAAGGACGCGACTGGTCGATCGGTACATTTACCTCCTTTGGAAAGATGACCACCTGGCGCGACTTCTTCACAATCCTGGAGGCGCTGAAGCTTGACACGCTGAGTGACGGGATGTTCTTCTTGATGAAGGATCCCATCCCCCCTCTCTGGGAGAACTGCAACAATATCTATGGCGGCGCCTACAGTTTCCGTGTTCCTAAGCATGCCGCAGGGTCGGCCTTCGAACACTATGCCGTGGCCGCGATGCTCAGCCAGAGCATGGCTAGTTCCGCAAATACAATTAACGGCCTCTCTATCAGTCCTAAGAAGACCTACAATATTATTAAGATTTGGAATACGAATTCGGGCAAATTCAGGCGCCCCGATGATATGCTGTGTCTCCTGCCGTCGATGGTGTCGAGCGAGGTGCTCTATACGCCGTTTACGGAGAAGAAAATGTAAAGTATAAAATGATGGATGCATTGTACCCTCGGGTCTATCCCAAACCAGAATTCCTATTTTATTGTTACAGAATCCAATAATTTTGTAACAATAAATTTAATCCATTTCTTTAAGTCCTGCCGGCAAACACGCACTCCTTTAAGTCCTCGCGGTTCATGAGGACGGTGCGCTCGGCGCCACGGAACTTAATAAGCGGGCTTACATGGTTGCCTCGGCACAGATCCTCTAAGGCATCGATACTGTTCCAGCTATTCTTCGTGATATACTGATAGGGTCCGTCTTCCGCCTTTAGAAGCGTCATCTGCTTCACAAGGTCGGGATGGTTCTGCATCGCGAACTGGGCCGCCACATTAATAAAGAGATAGTGGGGGCTATTAATTTTCTGCAGATCGGTGCTCTCCTGAACGTACTCCAAGGCGTCGTCCACCGAATTAAACTCCTCGAGCATGAAGAATGCCTTTTTCCACTGACGAATAAAGGCGCCGTGAGCCACCGTGGCGAAGAACCAGCCTTCGAGAACAGGGAAGCGCTCATCCGTTGTGAAGGACTGCATATAGTATCCTACGAACTCTGAATTGAGAGAAAACGAATAGGGTTGGGTGGCCAGAATTGTCGCGTCGGACCAGACGCCGCCGAACTGTTCCAGAACGAGAAGACGCACGGCATCGGCTTCACGCGCAGGACTGTCGATAAACGACAGCGACTTCACGTCGACGTCAATATAGTCTCCGATTGTCTCGGGCGTCAGAACACGGACTTCGTAGGTCGGATTCTGTTTGCGCCAGGACTCGATGCACCTCTGAACGACCTCGGGAATCTCTTCGCTGTTCCAGTAGGTCCATATGATGGATGGTATGTTGTTATTGTTGTTATTGTTGTTATTGTTGTTATTGTTGTTATTGTTGCTGCGGTCACTACAATTATTCTTAAACCCTTCCATCGGCCTATAGACGAATAGACACACGGCTACTAACAACAGGCTGAGCAATATGTATGCCGCCCGTTTCATACAGTCCCTATAAGTCTTTTGGAATATTTGCTGCATCTGTGACGACCTGCTGCATAAAATACTGGCCGTTCCAGTAAGTGAGAAGACAGGGCACAAACCCTAGCCAATCGTACACGGTCAGAGAGGGAGCGGAAAGCAACGAGGCCGATGCGAGGGCTGCCATGGCGGCACATCCAGGACTCCGTATCCAGACATGGAGCACGGTGTTCACATGTTTTTCAACCCTCTTGTCGATCCAGCCATTGCGCTGAGCGAATAGAAGACTGTAGTCGATGCCGCCTGGAAGCCCCGTTGTAAAAAAGAGGGACATGCCCAGAAACGTATGGCCATTCGCAAAAGAACCTATAGGAAGTGCAACGCCGATCATGAGTCCATGATGGAGCCAATCGTCGAAGCGGAAGCTTTTCCAATAGAGGGCGCAGTGATAGAGGTGGAGGGCAAAGCAGATCTGGACGGCGAACCAGTTCGTCGGGTACATGTGAATATTGTGCAGATCGGTAAAGGTGTTCACGAGATCGGGCGTAGTCGCGTAGACCATGAGGGCATTGTGGATTGCATGGACAGCGTAATAAGGCTTTTGAAGACCGGCCCGTTGAATGGCAAAATCGAGACAGGCAAAGAGTCCCATGTAGAGACAGGTATAGACGAGTTCGTCGAGCATTCCCTATTAGTTACTAGGCGAATGTTCTTTAGGACAACAAAAATAAGCTCATGGATTGACAAGGATGGATACGTTTAAGAAGTTTCTTGGAACAGGATCCCCCCTGCGGAATGAAGTCGTTGGCCAGGAGTTTCGAACCAAGCATACCTTTGAAGAACGCCAACAAGAGGCTTGGCGTATTGCCCAGAAGTTCCCTGGCCGCATTCCGGTGATTGTCGAGCGCGGATCAAATGCAAAGTCTGTGCCGGCCATCGACAAGCAGAAGTTTCTCGTTCCTGGCGATCTGACACTCGGTCAGTTTGTCTTTGTCATTCGAAAACGCATGGAGCTGCCGTCTGAATCGGCACTGTTCTGTTTTGTAGGGGGCACGCTACCGACGACCGGCTCCTTGATGCGAGAACTCTTTGGACGGTTCAAAGACCCGGATGGGTTCTTGTATGTATCGTATTGTGGGGAGAATACCTTCGGGTGGGGGACATCGGGTCTAGGCGCCGAAGGCGCCTAGACCCGCCTCCCCCATACCCCCTGTTTATGTAAGTTATATATAGTTACTTATAGGTGTGTGCACTCACTTATAAGTAATTACAATATTTTAGTCAATTAAGAGGACAGGGGGTATGGGGGAGGAAACCCGTCCTTCGGACGGGTTTTTGTCCCCCACCTGATGTCCCCCACCTATGCTTTCTGCTTGTGCCTTGCCAGCACAAGCCGAATCTCCCCCAGATTGGCCACCATGTACCGCAGAACCAGCGGATAATCGTTCTTCAAGTACAGTTCGATGCTTGGGCACAGATTCGTGCACTTCGTAAACATCGTCAAGTACTTGAGCTCAAAAATCCCCTGCACAATCTCCGTTGCCGAGCCCAGCTTCTGTACCTTTACGCCAGTCTGTGATTCTGAGAGAATCACCGTCTCCCCGTCCACATAGTCCCCTATGCACCGAAAGATGAGATCCGAGCCCGAGCAAGTAATCTCCAGTTTCTCGGCCAGCGCATTAAAGTCTCGGCAGATCTTCTGGAAATCACTGCTCGGCATGTTGATAATCGAGGTGAACTGAATGTTCGGCATCTCGATGTTCTCGACATTGGTATCGAACAGCTTCATCATCCAGGTGTTCGTCGTCTGCTTCTCAGCGTTCTCCGCCTTGATTCCCAGCTTGTTCGGATTCGAGGCCGGCAGAAACAGCGTAAGGCTGTCTGTGTTGGACAATGTCTTAATAAGCTTGAACAGGTAGATCATGTTGACGCCCAGAATGAACTTGCTCGGACAGTAAAAGTACTCGAACTTGTCGGCATTGAGCCTCAGGTACGTCAGTACCACGTGGGTCTCATCGACGTCGATAATCCGAATGCCGGTAGAGTCAAACTCGATGTTCGCCTCGGCCAGAATCTCTTTGAGTCCCTCGATCAGTGTACGAAAGGCCCCTGACTGCACCGTACGAATCTCAAAAAGATTTCCATTGGCGTTCGCCTTCCCTGCGACTGCTGCGGAACTCATCTGAAGGACTTCAATTCGCTCGGGCTTTAACCTCTCATCGATATCCAATTTGAACGCGGCCAGAGATGCCGGGAAACGGAGAGGGGTTGGATCAAACGCATTATTGTTTCCTGCCCTTTCGGGTTTTCTTCCCGTTGATAAATTTATAGATCCCGAACAAGGCCAGGGGCGCAATATACTTGCCTACAGCAGCCACGAAGGGCTCGCCAATCGACGGCAGAAATCCACCAGACTGTTTCTTCTGTTTCTTCTGTTGCTTGCGCTTCCGTGTCCGCCGCCTTCCGCCAATCTTCGGGCGAATAAACTGTTGGGTCGGTCCCAACATGCAGCTGCCAGCACTTGCGGCCGGCTGATTGAGTCCCTGGATGCCGCCCAAATAAGGAGCCGGTTGACCGAAGGTAGTCATCTCTACACTAGTAGAGATTTCTTAGATAGGTGAGTTGCTGATGCGCCATCTGCCTCATATTGCCTGGAAACTGATGGATCTCCTGGTTCAACTGAAAGAGAAGGGCCGACAAATCATCGTCCGCATGTCGAATGAGCACATGGATCCCTTTCACGTATTGCTCGCTGATCTTTCCCTGCACAAGGTGTTCCGCCAACGGAATGGCTCGAATTGCACTTAGAAGCCGTTCCATCAGCGTCTCTCGCAACAGGTCGAGATCATCCTTATACGTGTACAAGAGATGTTCGAGTGATTGATTTTGATTTTGATTTTCGGATGAATGGACCAGGTACTGTTCAAACGTATAGATAAGTTGCGGCTTCAGGTATCCTGTCACAGAACGCTCAATGGCCTCTGATGTCTCCTTCAAGAAGAGATCCTGATAGTTCCAGAGAGTCCATTGTTTGGACAGAAGCATCTGCAGATTGAGAATACACTGGAGGCCCAGATACGTTAGACTATACGTTGTGAGTGCCACAAAAGGCGTATAGAAGAGGCGGCTCCCTGTAATCTGGACGGAGTCCACGGCTTCGGTCACATGCAAGGTTCGATCCAGAGTGGTGGCCAAGAACTGAAAGGGGACGGATAGGAGGGTGCGAATGTTGTTACCAGTCCAGGTTCCCGCCTCGAGGGCCCAGGTCGCCGTTGTATTCATAGAATGAACGGGGATCTGCGGCGTCATAGATTCTGAGAAGTAGTAGAGATAGGCGGCCAGAAAGGCGGCCAGGGGTGGGATTACGTAGTGACTCAGGAACTTGAATATATAAAAGAAGTAGAGGCAGATGGAATTGGCTCGGATCGAACGGGTTCCGAGAATGAGTTTGACCTGAGGACTTGTATGATAGATCTGCTGCACAAGGGCCTTTGCTTTGCGTCCATAGAATCCACTTGGATATTGTGTAAGATAGCCGGTCCTGGCGTCTGTGTCAGTATAGACGTCATGAAGCCACTCATTGACCTTTTGGCGAAAAGGGACAAGGTCAAAGGACTGTTGTTCCTGTTGTTCCTGTTGTTCTTGTTGTCCTGGATAGGATCCTCTGCGGGTTCGCGGCATTCCTAGGCCCTTCTAGCACAAAGTACTTAGGCTGCTAAATTTGACGGCCTAAGGAACTTTACAGTACGTCATACTCCAGATCCAAAATGGCCGAAACCTACGAATTACTGTCACACGAAGAGCATGTGCTCAAGTTGCCCGATACGTACATCGGTTCCACCGCGACCAGCGAAGAGAATCGTTGGATTCTGAAGGACGGCAAACTCATCTTTACATCTCTGCAGTTCAACCCAGGGCTGTACAAGATCTTCGACGAAATCATCGTGAATGCACGGGACGCCTTCGTTCGCGCCTCCACCACGGAAGGCCGCCTACCCGTAAAGAAGATCGATGTGGTCGTGACGGATACGACGATTGAAGTCACGAATGACGGCGACGGCATTCCTGTTATTGAGCATGCGACAGAAAAGTGCTACATTCCCGAGTTGATCTTCGGCCGGCTTCTAACCTCGAGCAATTACACCGAGGGCGAGGAGCGCATTGTCGGCGGCAAGAACGGATATGGTGCCAAGCTCGCCAATCTCTTCTCGACCCAGTTCACGGTAGATACGCAGAATCCGGAGTCGGGCAAAAAATATACGCAGACCTGGAGCTCGAACATGAGCATTAAAGAGAAGCCGTCGATCAAGAAGGCAACCGGTGCCAAGGGCTATGTCCGCATTGCCTTTACACCTGATGCAGATCGGTTCAAGGGCGCTTTTCAGGAGGGCTCTCTGAGCGCCGACATGAAGTCCGTCTTTGAGACGCGCGTTCTGGAACTGGCCGCCATGGTCGGCACAGGGGTGAAGGTCTCCTGGAACGGATCTGCGATTACCACCAACACCTTCGAAAAGTATATGAAGCTCTTCTTGAAGGATGGAATCACGGGCTCATGCTTCGAAGTCTGCGGCGGGCGGTGGGAGGTCGGGGCGGTCCTGAGTCGCCATCTCTACTCGGACGAGGAGGGCTTCGACAAGCAGATCAGCTTCGTGAACGGCATTCAGACACGGAAAGGTGGCAAACACGTCGACTATGTCAGCCGGCATGTGCTCACGGACTTCTGCGCCTTGGCTCTAAAGAAGAAGGTCGACATCAAGCCAGGCCAGCTCAAGGATCACGTGGTCTTCTTCGTGAATGCCACAATCGTCAATCCGACCTTTGACAGTCAGACCAAGGAGTTCCTGACAACGCCGTCCAACAAATGGGGATCAACGCCCACATTTGGAGGAAAGCTCGTGGACGGCCTACTAAAGCTGGGCTTACTAGACGAGGCCAAATCCGTCCTCGATGCACGGGCGGCACGGGATGCCAAGAAGTCCGACGGCAAGAAGCGCACCGTGCTGCGCGGGTTTCCTAAGCTCGAAGACGCGCTTTTGGCCGGCGATTCCAAGCGGTCTAGTGAATGCACGCTCATTCTGACGGAGGGAGACTCGGCCGCCACCTCGGCCATCTCGGGCCTCCAGGTGGTCGGACGCGAACTCTGGGGCGTCTTTCCCTTGCGGGGCAAGGTCCTGAACGTCGACGAGATCTCCATTCAGAAGTTCAATGCGAATGCGGAACTCACGGCGATCAAGTCGATTCTGGGCCTAGAACACAAAAAAGTGTACAAGACGACGAAGGATCTGCGCTACGGCCGTGTCATGATCATGGCCGATCAGGATCATGACGGGTCGCATATCAAGGGCCTGGTTATGAATCTGTTCCACACAGAGTGGCCCTCCCTGTTGGAAATGGGCTATCTGTGCACATTGCAGACGCCCCTGCTGAAGGCCATTCGCGGTTCGGCGACCACCTCCTTCTATTCGTCGCAGGAGTTTGACTTGTGGCGCTTAACGCATTCGTTGAACGGCACGCGTGTGAAATACTACAAAGGTCTGGGCACGTCCACGCCGGCCGAAGCCCGCGAATGGTTCCAGGATCTGCACGAGATCAAGTACGAATGGGAGGGCCTACCGTCCAAGCAGGCATTGACCTTGGCCTTCTGCAAGAAGGGTTTAGACGGAAAGAAGGGTTCTGATGATCGCAAGGACTGGTTGGCCAAGTACGATCCGTCAGCCACCATGCCAATCGCATCTGGAAAGGCGACTTATAAGGGGTTCGTGGACGGGGAGCTGATCCACTTCAGCAATGCTGACAACATCCGTTCTCTGCCCCATCTGATGGACGGCTTGAAGCCGAGTCAGCGGAAGATCCTGTGGGCCTGCCTGAAGCGCAATCTGCGGTCCGAGATCAAGGTTGCGCAGCTGGCCGGCTATGTCTCGGAACACGCGGCCTATCACCACGGCGAGGCCTCGCTCAATGAGACGATTGTCAAGATGGCACAGACCTTTGTCGGTTCCAACAATCTGCATCTGCTGAAGCCACTCGGACAGTTTGGCTCGCGACTGTTGGGCGGCAAGGACTCCGCGAGTCCGAGGTATATCCATACGCACTTGGAAGCCATCGTGGACGCCTTGTTCAAGAAAGAAGATGCGATCCTGTTGAAGGCCGTCGACGACGACGGAGACAAGGTGGAGCCCGAATACTATCTGCCGGTGGTGCCGCTGCTGGCCATCAACGGCTGCGTGGGCATTGGCACAGGCTATTCGACGGACATTCCTCCCTATTCGCCCGAAGACATCGTGACCTTGTTGGAGCACCGGCTCAAGGGATCTTTGCCGACTCTGGAGGGGAGGGCCTTGGATCCCTGGTGGTTCGGATTCCAGGGTTCTTTGAAGCGCCAGGACGCAAACACCTGGATCACGAAGGGCTTGTACACTTTGGACGAGGAGAAGAAAACGATCACGATCGACGAACTGCCGGTTGGCACCTGGACAAAGACGTACAAGGTGTTCTTGGACAAGCTACTGACCCAGGAGGGCGGGAATGCATTCGGCTTCAAGAACTTCGATGACCTGTACGACGATGTGAAGGTGAAGTTCGTGCTGTACTTTACGGAAGAGGGCTTCGACGAGGCGCAGGAGAAGCCAGAGCTGTTTGAGAAGAACTTCAAGCTGACGAGTTCTTGGACGACGACGAATATGCACTGCTTTGACGCGGAGTTCGCCATTCGAAAGTTCGACTGCGTTGGGGACGTGCTGGAGGCCTTTCTTGTTCAGAGGCTGCCGGCCTATGAACAACGGAGGGTGAAACAGCTGGAGCAGCTTACAAAGGAGGTCACGGAACTCGAGGCAAAGCGGGCGTTCTTGAAGGCGATTCTGGAGGACAGGCTGACTCTCATGAGGAAGACGGATGAGGAGATTGTGGCAAATCTTAAGACCTGTGGTATACCGCCGCTCTCTGATCCGGCCAATCCCGATGCCATCCACTCCTATGAGTATGTGCTGCGACTTCGTATTGATCGGCTGAAGGCAAGTGCCGTTCTGGAGCTGGAGAAGGAGGTGGAGGAACGCCATGCTGTGCAGAGGGGATTGGAAGGGATGACACCGGCTTCTATGTGGCTGAAGGATTTGGAGGAGTTTAGGGAAGCATGGTTGGCGTACAAGGAGGTGAGGACGGCTGAGATGGCTGTGTCGGGCTCAAAGGAGCCGACAACGAAGAAGAAGCGGTTGGTAATTAAGAAGAGGGCGGCTGCAAAGGCATAAGAGCTCTTGCAGCCGGTTATTTTAGTGTAAGAAACCAAATGCGAGAGTGCGGTGCGAAGCGCCGCATTAGCTTTCCTCAGACTTGGAGCGTGAGCTCCAAGTCTACATGAAAGGCACGGCGCTAAGCGCCGTGCCTTACAGCTAACCTCCCTCGCTTCGCGAGGGAGGTTACATGAAAGGCTGAAACGGCAGCGACCGCGTACCGGCACCGGACAGCGACATCGGCTGCGCCAAGGGTATCGGCAGATGGCTGATGTCATTCAGGTAATAGTGATAGTGGTCCACTTCACTCAGAATCCGGGGTGCGCACCAGTCAACGATAATCTTGTTGAGCTCCTTCACCTGTCCTGCCACATCAAAATCATTGTTTTTTGCATACTGGTAATAGATTCCACGCATAATCATCTTGAGCTCGTCCACATCCTGGTCATCGATAACATACTTCTTGGAGCCGCTACGGAGATAGACCTCCTTACGGATGGACTCCTGGAGCAGCTCAACATTGCAAGTCGTAAAGAAGGCAAAGGCCACCTCGGAGGGCGTCATATTCCCCCGGAGCATGTCTGCGACAAAGTTCGGCTCCGCCTTCTTCCCATACTCGAATCCAGGAACCTGGAACTTCCCACCGGCGCTTTCAGAGCCGCCTGTAGCCGTACTAAAGTTCATGCGGCCGTTCTGACCGTTTAATGCGTATTGTGTGTATGGGAGCTCAAAATCGGGCGGATTCCTCGAGGCCATTTCTCTGAAGTTGCAGAATTTTTTATTCTTACGTCTGAATATACGATGAGCTCGATCCTCTCCAGTCTCAAGCAGCGCCCGTCCGATGTTCAGTACTTTACCCCTCTCAGTGGTACGGCGGCTCTGCAGGTGAATCAGTTCACCCCTGATACGGCGACCTCCACAACGTCCTACGTCTCGGGTGCGGCGCAGGGCTCCTTTGGCGCTGTCACTATCTCTTCGGCCGCCCTTGTGAATGCGGCGAACGGTGGCATCCCTATTCTCCGTGATACGGGCGTCACGCTCGTCTCCTCTCAGCGCACCTTCCGTGGTGTTCAGCTCCTGACGGTTGACGCCAATGGCGGCAGTGGCTGGTCGAGCACGGCCAGTGGTACGCCTGGCGTCTGGAAGCCCTCGGCCGAGGGCATCACCGGTAACGCCTCCACGACGGCGGTCGACAACGGCTTCAGCACCTACTACTTCGAGACGGGCGCGAATGGTCTCGGCATTGCCCAGGGGCTTATTCGCTTCGGTTAAACGCGTATTTCATCCGGCACATTCGTATAGTTCTAGTCTTTTAGGAACAGAACTACCAGAACCGGGTTTTCTAAATTAATTTTCTCCCCTACCGGTATAGAAAGATGTCTTCGGTTACGCGCTTCCTCAAGCAGATTCCTACGGATGGCCAGTATTTCATCCCGATCCCTACGTCGAATAACCTGGTTGCACTGAGTGTCTTTAACCAGGACGCGGCGTCCGCTACGACATCCTATGTGTCGGGCGCGGCTGCGGGTAACTTTACGACCTCGAACGTGTCGATCTCTGCCTTTGTCCCTTCTGATCCCAGCGGCTTTAACGACGTCTCGGGCGGTCTCTTTCTCTTCCGGGACATGGGCAAGACGGTCGTGTCATCTCAGCGCACATTCCGTCGCGTGCAGCTCCTCAGGCTCAGCGGCAACCTCTCCACGCTTGCGGACACCACGGCGGGCAGCTGGTCAAGCATCACGTCTGCGGCGGGCGTCTGGCAGCCGTCGAACAACGGTGTCGTGGGCACCCCCTCTAACTCGACACTCATCGACTCCAGCTTTGGCTGCTTCTACTTCGAGACGGGCGCGCGTGGTCTGGGCATTGCGCAGGGGCTTATTCGGTACGGTTAAGGAGCACTGCGTGCTCCTTATCCCTAGCCTTCGAGTGCTTTGCACTCGAAGTGGTACGGTTAAGCGGCGAATACCGCTTAACCCTAGTTGTGGCCAATGCATTGCATTGGCCACGGGTACGGTTAGCAGCAATACAATTAAACCCATTCGAATTCTCTATTTGCATCATGAGTCCATTTTGCAAATAAAGAAACAAATCTCGCTACCACTACTAGGTAACAATGGGCGCTCTCGGATATTTGAACGGCGTGAATATCACGATGATCGTCTATATCATTCTTTGCATTTTAGTCGGATATTTTGGCAGTCGCTATTTCTTCATCAAGGGCGACATGATTTCAGGAATTCTCTTTCTCATCGGCGCCCTCGTCGTGTTCGTTGTCTACGGCAAGCGCTGGTTTGATCCAAATGGCATGTACAATGCAGGTACTGTCAAGTGGCCGCCCGTGATCAATACATGCCCCGATTTCCTAACGGCATATTCCATGAAGGTGCCGAACGGAACCGTACAAGGATGCATTGATACAATTGGCGTAAGTCGCAATAATGCATTCCAAAAAATTCCTGCGAGCGGCAAACCGGTTGCAACTGTAACAGGACCCTTTACGACTATAAACGGAACACTGAACGCTTCCCTGGTCGACTTTTTCCCCATCAATGTCTCAGGCGAAACACCCCAGGCCTTGTGCAATCGCATCGGAGCTGCTGGGCTCACATGGGACGGCGTCTTTGACGGAGACAACTGCATGGCCACAACAACCTAAGTCCCGTTTCGTGAGCTTTCTCAGAGATGCGCCCGTCGCAAGAAACAGCCTGTCTTCATCCCGAACTCGAAGAGGCCATGTTAACCTGGCTCCGAACTCGCTCCCATCCCGCCTTTCTGCTGATCGGCAATCCGGGCGTCGGCAAGACCACCATGGTCTATCGAGTCTGCAAGCAAGCCAAATACTGGATCCAGGAGTTCAACGCCAGCCACACCCGAACCGGCAGTTCCTTTCGCCAAACCATTCTTCCCCTCTTAGTCGAACCCGGCATTTCGGCCCTAATTCACCCTTCTACGCCGAATGGCCGCGCCATTCTGTTGGATGAGATGGACGGCTTGAGTCAAGGAGAAAAAGGGGGCCTCCAGGAACTGCTGGACTATCTGAAATCCAAACGGGATTTCAAACAGGATGCACCTCTCTTCCTAATCTGCAACGTCATGGAAGGCCGTGTCATGCAACAGCTTCTGAAACATTGTCTCGTAAAACACGTGAGTATGCCCAAGAAGGAGTATTTGGACTCCTTTTATAAGTCGCCCGTTGCCGACACCCTCTATAATCTCGGGGATATACGAAAAGTGAGTCAGGGGCTTTTGTGTGCCGGTACGAAGGAGGCCTATGAACAATCGTCCCAAGATACGCTCGACAAGAACATCCATATCGCCATTCGGGCCGCCTGGTTCACGCTGTTTGAGACCTGGGGGGCCTCGGATGAACTCGATCTGGAGACCAAGGATGCGAATCTGGCAGGGCTCCTCTTTCACCAGAATTTGCCGATGTACCTTGAGTCCGCTTCTGCGGACTATAGTCTCTATGAAACAATTCTCGACTATATTCGCTTGTCGGATCGAGCCGATTTCTGGGCGTTTTTCCATCAGTGCTGGAATCTACTGCCGCTCTCCTATCATCTGAAGCTCAAGTATCCGAACCGGATTTTGCAAGCCTATCCAAAGCCGAAGACCATTCCGACACTTCAGGAACTCGTGTATACTCAGGTCCTGACTAAGCAGTCGGCCCTCTTCAATTCATGGAAGGAGATGAATCGTGTCTCGAATGAACATAAGATACCCTTTCGATGCGTTAGCCAGTGGGCTACCAGTCAAACGGGGAAACTGAAGGAGACCCTTGGCCTGCCTTTACTGCCTTTACTGCCTTTACTGCCTTTACTGCCTATAACGGCGCTCGTAACTGCAGCACCGTCTTCTGTATTTGCATCTGGCGTTGATCCAGTCGTACCATTGAGTGCAAAAGAACCTGTTGCCGTTCAAAAACGGGTATCTCGTAAAAAAGGATCAGGCAATCCGCCTTTGACAAGTTGAGACCCCGAATCAGTTCCAGATTCGACACAAAGAGAACCGTTGTAGATCCGGCCTGAAAGGCCTGCAGGGATCGATTAAACCGATTGAGCGGAAAATCCAAGAGGTCGCAGGTGATTCCGTTCTCCGCCAAAATCGGCTGGATCTGATAATAGGTGTTCTCAAAGATCGTATAGACAAGGAAGTACTGGGTTCGATGATTCAGGATATACTCGACACAGGTATCCTGTTTCGTCAGGGTCACACTCCGTTCTTCAGACGAGGACCTTACAGGCAAAAGCGAGGGAAGCACTAACAGGGATCGGCACAAGGGACATTGGGCGTGCATGATTAATTGGCGAAGAATGCACGCCCCGCAGAACACATTCATGCAACACGGTAGAAAGACCGTGTTTTGTGGCTGGTCCAGGCAGATAGTACAGGCATCAAAGAGTTTCGAGTCAATGAGATCGGCCCGTCGATGCACCTCTTTCAGTTGTTCCACGGTCCACGACCGAACCCCGAGCGCCGAAAAGAGGGCCGGCACGGCTTCATGCGTGATGCCGCTGTAATTCGCACCGATAATCGACATTGGCAGATTGGCCAATGTATAGTGGGAGGCGCAGTCAATTGTAATTATATTAACCGGCGTGTAGGGTATGACGCTGTCCCTGTTCTTCAGAACAAGCATGTGACGTTCTGGATGGGTCCAGGGCATTATAGATCGATAGAAAGAGGAGGCCACAGTTGTACAGAGCGCAGAGGGGGCATGGGCCTCTATCCATGTTGTACAGTCCTTGTGCAGGCCGATTTGTGGTCCAAGAACTAGATGCATATTCTTAAAGAGCATATGATGCCATTGACTGGCGATACACCAGAGGAACTCCACATCAGGCACTGGATCGTTCGGGCTCAGATAGAGGGTTGTGGCTTCATCCAAGAACAGGTTGGACCATCGAATACCCCGTTCTTGACAATAGGCATAGACCTCTCGGTACATTCGATTTGTTATGAGAAAAAGATTGCTGTTCTGAGTACTGCGGTTTCGTAGAGGTCGGCGATTCTGAATGACAGTGGGATTGAAGTGGGTATGCAATTGAATCTCGGTTTCCCATTGATGGAGTAATGTACTGGGAACTACAATGACATTGACACAGGAACTGTCGTTCTGAACAGGTCGATGAAAGGACGAAAAGAATCGGTTTGAATGGGGGCTGAGTTCACCGAAGGAAGAGGGGCTTGGCTGCTCAGCAGCCAAGAACGCGAGAACGGCGAGGGTCTTGCCACTTCCAGGGGGATCGGCTATAATTCCGAGCCGGCCATTTATAAACTGTTGCTGCTGATTATATCCAGCAAGCATCGCGCGCTTATGCTGCTGCATGGCATGAACAAGTCGGTTCTGGTGAGGAAAAAGTTCTGTTCGAATCAGGGAATTCTGGAAGGGTTCAGGGTCTGCGAGATCATGAAGAAATACTTGATTGAGTAATGTGATCGAATCGTCCATGGGAAGATAGGGATCTATCTCTTTAATACGGGAGGGGGACATCAGGTCTGGCCGCGAAGCGGCCGGACCTGCCTCCCCCTTACCCCCTGTTCGTATAAGTTATGTAAGGTATTATTAAAGTTACATATACTACTGATAGTAATACATGTAACTCAAGTAAACAGGGGGTAAGGGGGAGGCAGGTCTGGCCGCTTCGCGGCCCAGACCTGATGTCCCCCTCCTAACAGGTAGCAAAAAACTCCCGCATGCCCTTGTCCTTAATAAATGTCCTCAAGTTCATCGAAGTATCCTTGAGCATAGGATTCTTCCCATCTCGCAGATTGTTCTTGTCAAAGGTATTGTCAGCATGACACATCACCAAAATACACTTAAAGGGGTCGAGTTGAATCATCGGATTCGAATAATTGTCCAAGAACGACTTCTCCTCTGCATGGGTCTGCGTTTCATCGTAGCGATGCGTGAGCATATAGGCCCGCCGGTACGCCATGGTTCCATTGGTACAGTGGTTCGGATTGTAGGGCCCTGCCTGAATGATCTTTCCATCGCTTCGAAAGTACAAATACATTTCCGAAGAGCCAGCGAGCTGAATCTGGGGCTGCGAGGCAAACCGAAATACCACATGGCTCACGCGATCCGGTGGATAATAATCGTCATCGTCCATGGCCACCATGATGTCGCCCTTTGCATTGTCATTCAGCAGATTACGCTTCTGGCCAATGAGCAGTTTCTCGTCCAGAGCAATATACTTGATATTGGGAATGGTCTTGGAGGCCTCGGCGAAGAGATCACCCACCTTGTCCGTCCCATCGTCCACAATAATCCACTCCATGCGATCCTTCGGATAGTTCTGTGACTTGTAGATTGCAATTGCCATAGGAATGAACTTGCGACGATTGTAGGTAGGAGTTAGAACCGATACAAAGGGTTTGCCGCTCATTTCACACTATGGTTAAGAGGGTTGGATTATTTAGGTTGTTTAATAGGAATAGGCGTTTTCGAAGTAGACACTTTAGAAGGGTTGGTGATAACAGAGACGGGTGTTACTGCTGCTACTGGTGTTACTGATGGTGCTACTGCTGCTACTGGTGTTACTGATGGTGCTACTGGTGTTACTGATGGTGCTACTGGTGTTACTGATGGTGCTACTGGTACTGTTGCTACTGCTACTGTTGCTACTGTTGTTACGGGTGCCGTGACGGGTTTTATTGGCTTCTGTGTTATCTTGACAGGACTATAATTCAGATCTTTCATATACATATCGTATGCTAACTTCAAGTCCTTGCCAATCCCTGTTGCAATAAGTATATCGTATCCAGGGATCAACTGAGCACAATACTGCTCATACTCTAGCCGACTGTTATTATACTTTAATTCCAATGGTGTAGGAGGCGGCAACGCCGTTTTATATTCATCTGCAGATAACATCCGCGTCGATGTATATTTAAAAAGAAACAAGAGCGTTTCAAATGTCCATAGGCTATCTGTTTTCCAGGTGGAGAGCGGCAGAAAGCCTCGTATTGCAGGGATGAGTGGCTTGCTCAATGCAATTTTCTGATCGGGCGTAAGTTTAGAGGATAATTGCATATTATGATAAAAATTAAACATTAAATTAAGAATATAATAGGCTGGGATGCCTATTGTAAATACTGGATAGATTCCCATATAGAAATAGACAAACAGAAAAGCAAAGAGACGAACCGGCCATGGCATGAAAATCAGATGGTTCGCAACAAGAATTGCAAAGAGGAGGGGAAATACATACATAAATACTCGCAATACTGTGAAAGCGATACTTCCAGAACTGCTATTCGAATCGACAGCCGGTTTTTGTTGAAACCATCCACGTACCGTATCAAGATTCGCAGAGTTTAACAGAGACTCTATTTTTGTCTGCACACTCGAAACAACAGTATCATATAGTTTTGTAAGAGGCTTGTTGTTCATGTCCCTAATTATTAGAGAGCATACTTGAGCCCTCCCAAACCCGAGGACACAGATACCCAGTTTATGTTTTCAACGTAGATTGTGAAATCATAGGCATAATTTGTCGTCGCGAGCAACGGATAGGGGTTCAGGTCAATCTGCAGAAGACGGACTCGGCTCGTATTCAGCGACCCATCGGGCTGGGTCGAAGGTGACTGGAGACCAAACGGGTAAATCGCCAGATTGGGGTCGGGCTGCCCCGTGAGATACTTCCACGGAACCACCGTGGAATAATAGGCAATGCTCTTCTCCTCCTGGAGCTCATTGCCGTCGCCCAAGAGCCGTAGCGTCTGAAGAATGGGCTGCGCGCCACCCACCTGGATCAGTTTCCCCGTAGCCTCCCCTGTCAGTATATAGGCCGGATAGGGGGTCGTCGGCGCGATCCAAGGGGTCTTGTTCGGAAACGGCCAGTTCGACCAATTGGCATTGTCGTTACGGAACAGCAGTGCATCGGATCTGCGCGGGACAATCAGAAGGCGATTGATCGGATTGTGTGTGCGCAGTTCACAGTACTGCCGGCTCACGATTCCAGGAAACTGATAGGCAGTGACTTGGCGCATGAGGTACTGGAGGGGCGTGGAGGCGAACTTCGTGCGCTCCTCGTCCGTCAGGTAGACATAGGTGGCCTGGATGCGGGGATTGAGGGCCCACGTCGGAATGAGGGGATTCGGGACCGTCCAGTCCGTCAGGAAGTTGCCGATGCTGTCGTAGGTGGAATTGGACTGGACATACGAGGGATTGGTCGGTTCCGTAAGGGGCGGTGGCATTTCGACGAATCCAGGGGCCACCGTGGAACCATTTGCATCGAGCACCTGATACAGCTGGTTGATTGGTCGAAAGAGGATCTGGACTTCGCATTCCTGGTACTGGAGCGAGAGGAGCGGCAGTGCACTGTAGGTCGATTCTGTGAACCAGAAGGGCAGAGGAATGTAGAGGTCGCGCCCAAAGATCGAGGGGCGGTTAATATTGCCGCCGAGTCGATCAGGGTAGACGAGCGGATAGCCGCCGTTTGATGAGCCACCTCCGTAGACGCCGGCGGCCGGATTGACGAGTTCAGGAACGTCGCCCACGAGGGTGCGCCACTTCTGGAACTGGTCGACATTGTAGTCGCACTGGGCCTTTGCAATCAGGTACGTCCCGTCGAACTCCTGGATCTTTTGGCCGCCAATATAGAATCCCACCTGCTGAATGAGCTGACAGCCGATGTAGCGGCACCAGTTAAAATTCAATTGACTTGCCCGTTGAGTAACGGGATTGTTCACATCGAGCCACTTGCAATAGATATCGGGGAGGGTTACCACGAGGTACATGTCGCGAACAAGGTCGGAGATTCGCTGAATCTTGAAACGGACTTGGATCGGCTGGTCGATCGAGAGTTCCGTGGGGCCGTCCATGGTCTGGGTCACGGACTCCTCGGCAAAGTGTGTATATTTCTTATAGGTTTTATACCAGAATGTGAAGTCTGGATTGCCGCTCAGAATCACGTTCTGGGCTCCGTAGGCCACGAGTACATACAGACCTCCGCCCGGCATAGCTACTGTCTAAGGGGTTAATAATGGATCCTTTAACTCTTAGAATCTTATTATAAATCGAATAAAGCCTGAAAGGGCCTCATTCAATTTGTAGAATAACGGTTTATGCACTATTAAAATCCGCCGTCCACCACGTGTCGGACAAATAGGTCTGCGTATTCGAGCTGCCGCTTACAGAGTCCACAGTTGACGAAGGTCCCTGATTGAAGAGGGAGTTGATCTCCGAATAACTGAGAGCATAGCTGAAATAGAAGAGACGGCTCATCTGGCCATTCACTGCCCCTGCTACATGGAAATCATCTGTAAGACTCGGGATCTTCGACTTCCGCAAGGTGAATCGGCGCTGGGAAAAGGCATAGACATCTCCGTAATTCTGATAGGGCGGGGTGAGATCGAAGCCCAGGCGGCTCTTGATGTTCCCGTTTACGAAGACCTCCAAGTGGCTGGCCTTGCATACAATCACAATATGGGCCCACTTGCCGATAGGAATGTTATCAACGTCCACATAGTTATTCCATGTGTCATAGGTGTTCATATAGACACGGAGTATATTGGATTCGCCGTGCATATAGACACCGGGACCCAAGAGAGGGAACTGACTGGGACTTCCCTTGTGGAAAATATGCTGAAGCCCTGTGGTACCCGTATACGAAGACTGGGGCACATTGATTAAAAAGCTGTAGCTAAATTCAATGCCCGTGAGCTCATTGTTCGAGGGCTGCACCAGAAGTGCATTGCGCAGGTTCGGATTCTGGGGAATCTGAAACGTTCTATTTGCCGTAGAATAGGTGATCGGCAGAAGTTCCGTTCGATTTCCTTGCAGGCGATTCAGATAGGCCGTGACGAGCTCGACGCTGCCCAAAAAGAAATAGATCACCACCACCGCCGTTAGGCCAATCACTATCTGTTTTACGGGGCTTGTTAGTAGCCCACTGTTCATTGCATTTGTACTCATCTACTCTACTTGGAGGGTGCAAAAAAGGATGCCAGATACTGTCCAAAACCCGTGATCTGATTGGGCCCGCCCAAATAGTTGGTATAAATCACATCGGGCGACAGCGCATAGCCGTACATCGTGGTGGTTGAAATAGAGCCGCCGAATCCTCCAACGCCGCCTGTGCCGTCGTCCAAGAGATAGGTGGAGTAGTTCTTGTCCACATTGTAATAACTCGGAAGAATACAAGAACGGGTCAGCTTGCCGTCCATATAGACATCGCAGGTCATGCCGTTTATCACAACGCAGATATTGACCCAGCGCTGCAGATCAATGCTAGGAATATCGCAGATCCGCGTGGATTCAAAGGCGGCGGCGCCGGTCTGCAGATCGGTAAAGGTCTTATCGTTCGTGCGCAAATCATTGCTATCGCTGTTATTATTCACCCGTACCATCAGCGTAGGGCTGGAGGAGCCCAAGTAGATGCGAAGGGTGTCGAATGTATTTCCGCCGATGCGGAGAATCGACTTGTTCTTGTTCTGATTCACGGACCAGTTATTCACATAGATCCACGTACTCACACTGAATTCGCCGCCCTGGTAGAGTGGCGGGAGACTGTCGCCGCGAACAACGGCCGGCAGAGTCTGCGGATTTCCTGGCTGCGATCCTGTCAAGAGTGTCACTGTGGGCGCCGCCGATACATTCAGATACTGATACAGAGCATAGAGTCCCCAGAGCCCCAGGAGCAATAGAATCACTTGAATTACGACGGCACTCGACATAGCTCTCTTAGTATCGTAGGATTTTAATTGGTCTAACTGTAAATAGATGTCCACATTTTCATACGATTAGGCGGGGGTTCCGTAACAGGTGCGCACGGCAGTCCGGGAATACACCACGCGCGCAGATCAGGGAGAAAGAAGGTGACAAAGGATGGCATAGGGAATGGAAGGGCATGCGGGGGCGCCCCCGTTGTGTCGGAATTCTGCGCTCGTAGTATCATCAGATCGGAAGGAACAAGGCGATGGTTCATGGCAAAGATATGCTCGGCCGTTCCCAAGAATCGGGGCTTCGCTGTTGCAACAAGCAGGGGATTCCCCACAAGTGTCGGATACGCATCTAGGCGATGGGATCCCACGATCTGATCATTGTACATTACATCGAAGCGCCGACCCTCCCTTAAAATAGCGAGAAAGATCCACTTCTGCTGGGGCATCGGAGGGAGCTCCAGATATTCGAACTTATTCGGCCCCGTAGCAATGCGAAGACGGGCGATGTAATCGTTCATGGATACGGCCGCGGGCGCCAATTGAAACTCAAAGGAGTTCTGCACCCCTATCAGTGTTGTATAGTTGTCTACATTTGTATTTTGGTAATGTGTGGTTCGATCCCCCATAGTCACATTGAAAAATCCGCAGACAGTGAATCCAGACCCTGCAAACAGGGTCGCGGCATCGTTACTCGACAGGAGCTGCGTCTGTTTATTTAATTGAATCGGCGTCGGAGCCAAATCACTGGGGCTTCGCTTTCCATAGAGAAAGGCCACAAGAATGTAGACTGTTAAGGATAGCAATAATATAATAAGAAGCCAGAACAACATAGTCGGCTGATTATTTGACCAAAAGAGTTGACTAACATTGGTTTCCATTCCCTACAGTTACTGTCCACTATAAATTTATCGCACGGTTGCTGCTTTTGCGGACGCTGCATCGGAGGCTGATGCGGAATACTTCGAATAACTAGCGGATAGCTTGGCGCTCTGTTCCGCAATCTGTTTCGTAGAGGCGGCAGCAATCTCTTCTCCGCCGCTTAAATCCCCTAGAAGGGCGGGGCAGGCGGCGCCCGCTCCTATAAGGGTGCAGGCGGCATCCTCCTTTATGGCCGGCATCAGCAACGGCTGTGCATAACGAATTTCGGCAGGGGATACGAGACGCGACCAGACGTTGAGATTCCCAACACGGACAATATCGGTCATATCCGTTGCAGACCCGCTGCCCTTCTGTGGGCCATGGAATAGGCCCTTAAATGAATTAATAGAGTTCTTGATCGTAGAGGTCTTTACCAGTTTTCCGTTCAGATAGACCTCAAACGCCATATCCATCAGACAGACGCCAATTCGGAACGGCTGATTCACAATAATATTTGGAATCGTAATTTCTGCCGAATTACTTTTAGCATCCAGGACACTGACAATGAGGTCATTCGTCGCGGGGGCCAATGCAATCGCCACATTATAGGAGTCTAAAATACCTCGGATAGTATCGCTCGTAATCGTCGCGGGCACGGAGCCGCCGCGACTAAAAATAATACGATACGCCGGCTTATTCTGATTCCCAATTACCTGCTTCAACGGGCAAATGATAGAGATGTCCAGTGTAAATGCCCAGTTCGATGACAGGGGATCGCCGTTCGTGAAGACCTGCTGATCCGAGATATCGCGCAACGGATTCGTGAGCGGTGTGGTCGGCTGCCAGAACGTCCGATTGTCTTTGAATCCTGGAACGGGCAGCAGACCTTTGCCGCCCGGCTGGAACTGAAAGATGGGATAGAGCGTATAATGAATAAAGAGGAGGATTCCGAGTAAAACAAAGAGAATTGCAAATATCCAGGCGAGCCCCGACTTCCATGTAAGGTTGTTCGTGTCAAATACGGAACTGGATGCCGTATAGTCGTTGACACGGCGGCTGTTATTTGCGCCAAACATCTCCATGATGAACTCTATCCTCCCTGGAGATTATTCGCGTTACCAATAACAACCGCGCTCCACCTGCTGGAACTGGGCCGGCGTCTCCTCGGCGGACGGCCTTGTCCAGAACTCATTAAAGAATCGCTGGAACTCTGGCATGGTGTCCCATCTGGAGCCGCGGATCCCAAACAGCAGTTGGGTCGCCCCGCCCAGATGAATCCCTTTCTTGCCCTTACGAACCGCATGCGCCACGAGCGGCAATGAATAGAGGCCAGCACCGACGAGTACAAGATCGTAGGATGCGTCATCCATCTGTTTCTTTAAGTAGTTCAGGAGGCCAATCGAGTTAGTGTACTTGGCGAGCATATCGTGCTGCACCTCGGAACTCTGAATGCCCCATGAGAGGGGCATGGTGATCGTGTCGAAGATCAGATCGGGGGCCCAGAGATTTGGAAGGGCTTTGTCAAGATTCGGAATCTGGCGCTTCACCGTGGCAGCAAACGGGCTGATCACAAGGACACGGGTCTTCGGTTTTAGTTGGGCGGTCCACCAATGCATGGGATCGGGGCTCAAAAAGCATTCGAGGCTCTGCAGAGAGACCTGGACCGCACCTGGGGCCAGTCGCTGAAAGAGTTCCAGAGTCTGAGGGATCTGCCACCAGGGACTCAGAGTGGTCATGTACTGCAGAGAGTCGATGAGTTCTTTGGCCATCTGAATCGCTGCAGTAGAAGAGGGAGGGAACAGGCCGGCATTTCGGCACAGCGTGGTCAACAGGCGTTGGGGCTGAGGAGGTAAAGTGCCCAGTTTAAAATAGGTATAGACAAGTTCGAGTTCAACTGTGCCGAGTTTCCCGACGCCGGCCGGCGAAGTGGCAAGCATCTCGGTGCAGACGGCGGCAAATCCGTCCTTTCCTTCAAGAATCGATTTAGACATACAACTACAGGATGTATGTCTAAATAGCTTAGGTTGGAGTTCGGCATCCAGCCCTCTAGCTGTCGTCCTTGAACCCAATCCGCTTGTAATAAGCGTCCGTCTCCGCTTTCCGGCAATCCTTTAAGTCCTCGCGGACATAGCAGACGAAGGAGATGCGGCTAAAGGGCTGATTCGATCCCATCGCACCCGTTTTCGTCTTATAATACTTGATCGGCTCCAAGGTCTTATTGAACTGCTTGTCTTCAGGTGTTTCATACATCGCCGTATTGCAGTGCCACTGATGAACATCCATCGCAATGAAGTCGCCGGATCGGAGGTCGAAGCCCACGCCGAACTGGGGGAACAGAGTCTCTCCGCCGTGGTATTTTCCGCGTTCCAGAACGGTCAAGTTCCCATACCCATCCTTGAAATCGCCGGCATCCTGGTGCAGAGCGGTGCGGAAGTTCCGGTTCACTGTAATGGACGAAAAGGCAGTGTCCTTGATCTGGTAGGCCGGCGTCGAATGGATGCGGTTATACTGTTTCTTGTGGGCCTCAGGCACCAGCCTCTTGAACTCCTTGTCAATGGCCTCAATGAAGGGGAGCCCCTGCTTGTATTCTTCGAAGAACGTCTGCGTATAATTGGTTAAGCGGCATGGCAGCTTCATGAAAGGGGTCTCTTCGAAGTAGCCGACCACGGACGAGAACACGGTGTTGTTCACGCGCATCTTGCTCGTCTTGTTCTTGCTCGTCTTGTACTGGGCCCACCAACCGTTTGTATTGACGAGTTTCCGTTTCTTCCAGTAGGTCGATTGGGGATCGATGGGGCCGGCCGCAGCACCTCTAGATCTGGAAGCCGCCGCCAGCCTATAGAACGCGTCCCAGGCTTCTTGGGTCAGATCCGTGGGAAAGACATTCTTGCGGAACTTTGCTAGAAGCCGTTTGCCGCCTGGAGCCTCTGAATCCTTGCCCCAGACATCAGCATCGTGATCAATCAGGGTATATCCCTTCGCATCAAAATAGGTGCCTTCACGGGCCTTGATCTGGTCATTGGTGAGAATGGGATCCAGGATATACGTTTTAATTCTGTTTTTCCTTGTTTTCATAAATCCCTACTATACAACATTCATTTTATTCAAAGCCCATACGGATCCTCCGATCACAGCGACCCCTGCGAATCCCACTAATAGCCCTCGAAAGAAGCTCTGCATATCGATCTCCTTCATATCCTCCTTTGTCCAGACGGGACTCCTATCTCTCTTGCCCAACCGCATATAGTAGCCCATGACCTCCTGTTCGGTCCATGTAGGCTTGTTCAGCGACTTATTGACCTCGTTATGCACAGTAATCGTCCAACGAAAGAGGTCGGCGCGTCGATCCAGAAAGGTACTGATAGGGTGTGATTGAATATGTTTGGCATAGTGTTCTCTGCACACGCTGCACGGCAGCATGAACTGGAGCGATTCGAAGAAGTCTTTGGCCGCCTTCTTTTCCGTATAGCTTGGTTCCTTCGGATACCCGAGTGCTGCAATATGTATCGTGTGCCAGAAGAAGGGTCCCCAGACATTTGGACTGAATTGCATGATCCCTATTGGGTCTTCTGATTTTCCTTTCGCTATAAAACGCATATGACTGAGGATACAATGCACAGCTCTCACTAACCTAAGAAGTCAAGTATATCTATTACCAATGTCATTCGGTAATCGCTATAAAAAGATCTACTGTTCCAACTGTGGAATTGAAGGCCATTTTTTCAGGGACTGTGACTTGCCGATCACCAGCTATGGAATCATTGCGATGCGGCAAACACCCGTTATCGAGTACTTATTGATCTGTCGACGCGATTCCCTCTCCTTCATAGAATTTGTCCGTGGAAAATATTCTACGAGTGACCGCGACTATCTGCATATGCTCCTTGTCAACATGACACAGGCAGAACATGACAAGATCGCCTCCCTGCCCTTTGAGAACCTATGGCGGTCCGTCTGGGGCTCCGCGGCCGATACCCACAAAACGGACTATGAGAACTCCTTACGGAAATACAAGTCCTTGGAGATCGGATCTCTTCTAAAGGCCTATCCTGCAAAATGGCTGGAGCCCGAATGGGGGTTTCCTAAGGGCCGTCGGAACGTGAACGAATCCGATCTGGCCGGCGCGCTTCGGGAGTTCAAGGAGGAGACCAATCTGCAGGATAGCCAGTTCCAGATTCTGCAGAACGTAGTCCCGTTGGTGGAGTCCTTTCGGGGAAGCAACCAGATCCAGTACTGCCACAAGTACTATCTGGCGATCTGCGGCCCCGATACGGATGTTGCTGTGCATCATGAGAACCCGCACATGAGTCGGGAGATCGGGAACATCGGCTGGTTCTCTTTGGAGGCCGCCATGGCGAAGCTGCGCCCTCCTGAAAAGCAGGAGATTCTGACGAAGGCATCTCTTGCATTAAAGAATTTTGTACCGTTAAGAATCTAATTTGCCTCTGGCAAATTGGAATCTTAACACTAGTGCTACTATACATTCACGCCCCCTGCAATTTGCAGGGGGCGTGAATGTATAGTAGGTGGTACCGTTAAGAATCTAATTTGCCTCTGGCAAATTGGAATCTTAACACTAGTGCTTACCGTTAAGAATCTAATTAAGTCCTCGCTCGTATCAAGTGAGGGCTTAAATTTCTATTCGACAGTAGAGTATGTCGAAGGAGTATGTGGCCTCCGTGCGAGAGGCGCCTGAGTCAGATCTTCTCGATCTCTGGGACACAGAGACGGATCTGGCCAAACGGGATATTCTGCTGGCCAGGATGCAAGAAGAAGGCCTGTTTCCGGCCAATTTTATGAAGCAATGGGAGGACGACACGGGAGCCTATCCGTCGCAGGATCCCGATTTCCAGGACCCCCTGTTCTTGCAAAAGCTCATGGCAAAGCGGGAGTTTGCGGAGTCGTTGCAGACCACCTGGGAGCCCGAGAACGATCCGTGCGGGGATGTGAACAAGTTCGAGGTCACGGCCGTGCAGCGCTTCGCTGCCAACCTGATGAGTCCAAGGAGCCCCTATATGTCTGCACTGTTGTACCACGGCGTCGGTGTCGGCAAGACCTGTGCCGCCGTGCAGATCGCCGAGGCGTGGCTCCACGCCTATCCGAAAGAGAAGGTGTTCTTGATTGCGCCACCGACCATCCAGGAGGGCTTTTATCGCACGATCTTTGATTCAACGCGCCTGACCCTCGGATCCACCGAGACGGAACCTAATTCGGCCATTGGATGCACGGGCAGCACCTATTTGGAACTCACAGGGATGCAGTTTGAACGGGATAAGACACGGATCGATCGGCGCGTCCGGGCCGCCATAAAACGGCGCTACACGGTGACGGGCTATCAGCAGTTCGCCAACTACGTGAAGGACATGCTATCCGTGATAGACGAGGACTTGACCGAAGAGGAGAGGGCCGAGGAGGAGCGCCGGCTCATTAGCCGGCGATTCAGCGGCAAGCTACTCATTATCGACGAAGCCCACAATCTTCGTGATGTAACGGGCAAAGATGATGACGTGGATACACCAGGAGGGGCAAAGGCCAAGGGCGACATGGCCGGCGGCAAACAGATGACACCGTTTCTGCGCAAAGTGCTCAAGTATAGCTATGGCCTGAAACTCGTTTTGTTAACGGCCACGCCCATGTACAACAGTTACTTGGAAATTATATTTATGCTGAATCTCCTGTTACGCAATGACAAGAAGGCCGAGATTGCGGCGACAGATATCTTTGACCGTGTGACGGGCGCTATTCATGCAAAGGGCATGGAGCGCCTCGGACTCATCGCGAGCCGCTATGTGAGTTTTATGCGCGGTGAGAATCCGAAGAGTTTCCCAATTCGCCTATTTCCCCAGGGCGTTCCCGTTCTCGACACCTATCCCGAGAGCAACCCTCGAGGAGGTATTATTCCCGAGGAGTCCCTCGTCTTTAAGGATCATTTACCCTTGGTGCCGATCGAGCTGGAGGGCGATGCACTGGAAGCGAGCCAGGCCTTGCTGGATGAGTTGAAGGAGGGCGATGGCGGTATCAGCAATATTGAGTTGGACAAGATTATTCAGGCCGGCAACTTCATTCCACCTGCGGCGCCTGACACCGACGAAACGGACTACAAGGATCGCATGGAGCCTGATGGACTAGAGCGCATTCTGGAACGCAAAGGCGGCAAGGAGGTCACGTATACCGCAGTTGAGAAGGACGGAGCAGCCTTCTTGAAGCGCGAGAACATCGGCTCCTATGCGCCCAAGTTCGCCTTTTTGCTCGATCGCCTGGCCACCTGCGAAGGCGTGGCCTTTGTCTATATGCGCGTGGTTACACTGGGGGCATTGCCGTTGGCTCTCTGCCTGGAAGCCAACGGCTATACGCTGTACGGGCGCAGCCAGGGTCTTCTGGGGGACGGCATTCAGGACGGCCTCGGGCGACAGTGCGCACTCTGTAAACATCGGGAGGCCAATCACGCCGGCCGCAAGCACGAATTTACGCCGGCCTTCTACGGATTACTGACAGGAGATGAGCAGCTCACGCCGGCTGTGAAGAATCGGGACACCATTGCCGGTGAACGCCAGACCGGCAATGAGTCGGGTGTGCATATGAAGGTTATTATTGGTTCGCAGATCGCCGGCGAGGGCGTGGACTTGCGCTATGTCCGCGAAGTCCATGTGATGGATAGTTGGTACCACTTAAACAAGACCGAGCAGGTCATTGGCCGCGCCATTCGCTTCTGCAGTCATTCTGCGCTCCCTCAGGAGAAGCGGAACACGACCATCTATCTGTACTGCGCCGTCTTTCCCGACGGGGACCGAGAGACGGGTGAACTCTACAGTTACCGCCAGTCCTTTCACAAGGCCGTTCTCGTCGGCAACGTCACGAGGGCCCTCAAGATCCATGCAATCGACTGCAATCTGAATCATGACGCAATTCTCATTCAGGACCAGGACTCGGTCGAACAGGTGGATAGCCAGAGGGCAAATCGGCCCGAGGTGGATATTAACGACAAGCCGTTCACGGCCATCTGCGACTGGAATGATAGTTGCAACTACGAATGCGGGACCAAGGTCACCATCGATCTTAAAACATCCGACGACACCACGTATAGCGAGTTCGCAGCGAACTGGCGCCTTGCGGCCCTTAAGAATCAGTTTCGACTGCTCTTCGCCGACCAGCCGTTCTATGAATTTACGACGCTCTGGCGTGAGAACTTTGCGAGTGTCCCCGTGGCCGCCCGCACGGAACTCTTTGCGTCTGTCGTGGACAACAAGGCGTTTCAGGTCACGTATAACGGAATCCAGGGCTATGTGAGGTACTGCAACGGCTACTATGTGTTTCAGCCGAATGTCTATGCCGATCTCCATATTCCCATGTCCATTCGCGCAGCGTCCTTTCCTGTCCGTCGCGATGTATTTGAGCCCAAGCCCGTGGAGATCCAGCCCTTCAAGTTCGTATCGAAAGCGCCTATGCGACAGCGATTTACACTGCAACAGGTATGGGATTCCATTGTGGAATGGAACACGAAGATCTCTTCCAAATTGCCCTTTCCCGAGGATACTCCCGAAGTTCGTTATCGCATCGAAGTCATGTCAGGAACCGAGCCCGAGGCTATCAAGAAATACAGGAATATTATGGAGACATTCAAGTGGTTTCACGAGTCGTTCTTGCGATCGGGGGGCTCGGGTACTACACTGCGGCGCACCATTCTCGAATATATCTGGGACAACTGGTTTTCCGTGAAGGAGCAGATTGCACTTCTTGATGCGACAGCCCCTGTCAAGGAGGATCAGGTGTCCTTGGGGAAAACGGAGATTGTGCGATTCTTCAATCCGAAGGACGGGCGACTCGTCTATATCTGCAACAAAGCCTTGTGCGCGTCCTCCCTTGTGAAGGATGTGAAGAAGCGTTATGAGAAGGGGCTCGAGGAACTCTTCGATGCCCAGGAAGGCGCCTGGAAGACAGGAGAACTCTATGGTTTTTTGACAACGCATTCGGGAGATCTTGTATTTAAGCTCAATGAGGCCCCCATCCCCGGTTCGACAAAGAGGTTGAAGGGGGAGATGTGCGCAGTCAAGAGCGGCATGATCGACAAGCATACAAAGCTCTTGCGTCTAGGAACACTGCTCCGCCGCCTTAAAAAGCCGGATATCGAGTTGACGAGCGAAATTGTCAAGACGGGCGCGCGCGCCATCGGGGAGGCCGTGCGGGCCTGCACCCTTCTGGAACTTGTTCTGCGCTCTATGGACATTGATGCAATCCAGGGTATACGGTGGTTTTATCGACCGGTTACGGCGCTGCTGCTCGGCCATGGAACCTATTTTAAGAAGGGGAGTCGCGCAGAACCTCTTACGGAAATTGGATTGGAAGAGGAAGAGAAAGAGGAAGAGAAAGAGAAAGAGGAAGAGAAAGAGGAAGAGGCAGAGGCTGTTGTGGAGGTAAAACCGGCACAGAAGAAGACAGAGGAAGAGGAAGAGGAGTCGACAGAACCTGTTCGTCGTCTTGTACGGAAAGGGCCCGAGGGCGAAGCGAAGGTGAAGCGGCTCTTACGACGAGCCCCTAAAATTTGATAGACGCCGCCTAAACAAACCACACACTAAACAGAAGAATGGAATCCACCGTGTTCTTTGAAAAAAAGCTGAGCTTGACCGCTAAGAATATTAATAAGGTAGGAAAGAGCGCCCGACTCGAGGATATCTTGATGGAAAAGCTTCGGGAAACGCTTGAGAACAAGTGTTCTGAACATGGCTTTGTCCTTCCTGGGAGCCTCACGATGGTGTCCCGCTCCATGGGGTACTTCGAGAACGGCCGATTCACGGGGGATGCTGTGTACCATGTGAAGGCCGAGGGGCATGTGATTCTGCCGGCCGACGGCGTTCGTGTGGTTGGCACGGTTCTTCGCAAGAATCGCATGGGCCTCTATGTCGTATATAGGAATGCGCTGCGGATTCAGGTGCCGCGTGATCTGCATCTGGGCAACGAGGAGTTCGAGGCAGTAGAGATTGGCGAGGCAGTGGAAGTAGAACTCAAGATGTCGCGCTTTCAGATCAATGACGAGTTTATTCTGACGAATGGTCTCTTTGTTGGAAAGCGGGAATTGGCGGATGCAGATGTACCGGTTCTTGCAATTGAGACGGGAAAGGAAGAGGTTGAGAAAGAGACTGAGAAGAAAGAGGAGGAGAAGAAAGAGGAGGAGAAGAAAGAGGAGAAGGAAGAAGAGGAGGAAGAAGAGGAAGAGGAAGAGGAGGAGGAAGAAGAGGAAGCAACTGCATAAATGATCATGCGTCCAAATCCATATCCTTTCAGTTTGTACGGGAAGTAGAGTGAATGGCCTACGAAGAACGCAAAGCTTTTTTCGAGCATCTGAAGATTCTCGTAAAGTCTGAACACGAAGAGGTCTTTCGCATCTTAAAGAAATACAATGAGTCGTATACCGAGAACAGCAACGGTATCTTTTTTGATGTGAACTTGTTAAAGGACGAGACCTTTGGGCAACTGAAAGAGTATATGCAGTTCTGTCTGGAGAACAGGAGGCTGGAGGAGGGGCGCTCGAAGCAGTTGGCGAATCTGAGCGCCGAGACGAACCAGTATTTGGCGACGGGATATGTCTCCGAGTGAGTGGGGGACATCAGTTCCAGGCGGCAGAGCCGCCTGGAACTGCCTCCCCCAAGTCCCTGTTTACTTAGTTCATTAAAGTTGCAAAGTAGATTAAGAAAACAGGGACTTGGGGGAGGAAACCCACAAAAGGCGGGTTTCCTCCCCCAAAAGAACCTATAGAATCTGTGCTATATACCTTTAAGGATGTCAGGTCAACCCAAAACCTACCAGAACGTCAGCATTGCGCAGCTCCTGGAGTGGAGCCAAAAGAATCCCAATCGAGGCCATGAACTGCCCCCGATTCAGATTCAAGCCACGGCAACCGAAGACCACGGATCATCACTCAAAGGGATGCATCTACCCACCTATTCGGCCATTCCTGTGCCCAATCCCATCGGCATTTTTGCCTGGATCCGCGATCCCATGTTTGCCAATGCCTCGGCGTCTGTGAAGAACACGATTATTCGCGATCTTGTCACCAAGCTTCAAACGGACTGTGAGACGTTGGCCGGCAGCCGGTTCGCCCGCAAACGCCGTCGGATCATTGACGGAATCGGGGCGGTCTTCCATGGATCTCCGCCCTTGAAGGACGAGGAGTTTCGCGATGTACTGTGTGCCTGTGCCCATCTGTCCGAGATCAACCTGGTCTTTCTCCGAGATGCAACACAGCTCGAAGAGAACGCGGAGACCAAGGTCGAGGAGTTCGGCTTTGCGAAAGGCTCCGTCTCCTTTTCGTCCGATCCGAGCAGCTGGTCCAAGGAGACGCCCATCTGGCTCGTCGATTCACATGGCCGCTGGCTCGCATCGCCCAGTGATGATACGCCGTTCAGTGGCCAGTTTCTGCACTGGCTCGATGAGATGGGCTCCAACAGCTGGATCATCGAATGGCCACAGGTCGATGCAACGAAGGACTACATTGTGGAGGAACTGAAGCGGCATCCGACCTGGAAGGCCTCGGACTCCAAGCTCCTAAAAGGGGAGCTCGCCGTTCGTCTGGGGCGCATTCGAGTCTTGCAGACGTTTGCTACCGTTACAGCTTAAATATAGAGTATGCTATACTTTATAGTTACAACGTTATATAAAAGTTTCCAATGGATACTAAGGGAATGTTAATACCGTTCATGTTGACATCACTGGTCAACACCTTTCGACCCTATCTACGGAGCCATGTGATGACAGCAGTGGCCTCGTGGGAATTTGTGTTCTTGAACAGCGTTGTGATCGGAACTCTGAGCTTCTTGTACGCATACGCCTATAAACAGGAAGATCTGTCGAAACTCTTCCACCTCTCCTGGACACACTATGCATCTATTCTGGGAATAGGGGCGGCCACAGTTCTCTCGACCCTTGTCTATTTATCCTATGAATCCGCCAATATCTTAAAGACCAACTTTCTGTGGCGCGCCATCTCCTCCGTTCTCTTTGTTCTTTCGGGTCTGTTCTTCTTTGGTGAAAAGGTAGATATGAATCAGCTGCTCGGGATTGGAATCATTATCGCCGGATCCTTTTTAGTGTCAATGGATTCTAGCATTTAATTTGTAGGGATTGAACAGAATGGCTCTTACTTGCAAGAAAGGCCTGATACGACTGAAAGGGACCAGGAAGTGCGTGAAAGGCATAGGCAAGCTTCGCAAGGGAGACCTTCTCGGCTACCATGCAGCTCTGCCCTTGGCCAAACGTCACGCCGTTCTGAGAACAGCCGTTGCCAAATTTGGGGCCCTGAGTGTGTTCCGGAAACTGAACGCGATCTACGTCTATAACAAGATCTCGTCTCCCGCCTCTTCCGCCACCTTCTTGGTCGATCGGAACTGGATTAAAGCCACCTTTATGTAAGAAAATTTGATCACTCTACCCGCTTTACGAGACAGTAACACCCTCGTGATCCAGACTTAAGGTTTCTCTCGCTCTATAACTAGAGACTTCGCCATGGAACTTGCGAAACCGGAAATTGCTCAACTAAACAAGATGGTCGAAGACTGGCGCACCCATTCCACACCAGGCATGGAAATGGAACTGGAGGCTGTCTTCGGTGAACAGGGCCTGGTCGACGCCACGACCTTCTTGGCCGTCGCCCAGCGCCTCCAGACCAAGGGCTACGAGCCGCAGCCCCAGGACGATCGTCTCTCCATTCTGCTGCAGAACGACCTCCGCGTGTCCATCGAGGGCGTCGGGGTCATCTCCACCCTCCAGGACTATTGCAAGGACGACACACTGGAGGGCAAGCCCTTCACGATTATGAGCAAGAGCCGCCGGACAGAGAGTAGCGTGTTGACGATCGAGTCCTATGACTTCTATCTCAAGAATCGCATCGAAGAAATCATTGGTCCGACGGATCCGAGAACGGCCGAGACTCTGGAGAACTGGATCAACAAGCCCAAGGCCTTCCGTCTCATTAAGCGCTGGATGTTCAAGGGCAACGGCATGCGGATTGACATGTCCGTGGTGCGCTCCACGCCTTCCTTGAAGGGGAAGTTCCTCTGGCAGAAGCGGTTTCAGGAGAACAATATCTTCAAGCAGCCCGTGCGCTACGAGATCGAGGTGGAGCTCATGCGCTGCCCCGAGACAGAGACGCAGGCCGGCGCCCTGCAGTGCCTGGTGCGCGGCATCGGCGAGATCCTACGGGGCATTCAGAAGAACACCTTTCTCATCGAGAAGCCCGTTGCCGAGCGTGTCCTCCTGGACTATCGTGCCCTCAATCACTCCTCCTCCTTTCGTGGCGTACCCCCCGTGACCCTGGAGGTCAAGAACATGCACAAGCGCGAAGAAGGGGGCCTGGAGACGGCCGAGAACACGCCCAACATTCGGGACAACTACAATGTGACGGAAAAGGCGGACGGGCTCCGTGTCCATCTCTACTGCAATCCCCAGGGCGAACTCTTCCTGATCGACATGAGTATGACCGTGTACAAGACCGGCTTTACGAACAAGGCCTGTGCCGACTCTCTGTTGGACGGCGAGTGGGTGACCCGCGACAAGGAGGGGAATCCCCTGCAGCACGTGCTGATCTTCGACATCTATTACCTGGACAACGAGGACGTGAGCCAACTCCCGTTTGCGGTCGAAGATGTAGAACAGAAGGAGACGCGGCACGTGAAGATGCGCGAATGGATGACCTCCTGGGGCAGCGGCCTCGTCCGAATGCCCAGGGGGCTGACGCCCGCCACCGAATTTAAGATCCAGCTCAAGAAGTTCGTCTTTGCAAAGACATCGAATCCGAATACGATCTTCGCGGCCTGTCAACAGGTCTACATTGCCGACTATCCGTATCACACGGATGGCCTGATTCTGACGCCCAATGCGTTGCCTCTGCCCAGCAAATCAGGGGAAACGTTTCTTCAGCAGTTCAAGTGGAAGCCGGCAAAGGACAACACGATCGACTTCCTCGTGCGATTCGAAAAGAGCGCATCTCTGCTCGGCGACAAGGTCGATCTGGCGATCAATCCTGACGACGGCGAGACAACCCGCTTCAAGACGCTCCGCCTGTTCGTAAATTCCAAGAAGGATCCGGCCTACGACAATCCCAGGGAGACCGTGCTGCAGGAACTCGAGCTCCCCCTGGCCGAGTGGAAAAAGCGCCGATTAGAGCAGGAACAGAAGCAGAAGAACAGGAATGCCGGGCGCAAATCCAGGCCCGTGACCAAGTGGCAGCCGTCCTACTTCAGCCCCATGGACTTCCCTGATCCCATGGCGCATATCTGCTACTTGAAGATCGAGGAGGACGAAGAGACGGGCGACGAGCTCGTGCGCACGGTCGATTCACAGGAGCCGATTCTGGAGGACAATATCGTGGAGATGCGCTACGATGTCCGCGCGGCCCCGGGCTGGCGCTGGATTCCCATGCGCATCCGCCATGACAAGACGGAGCGGTTCGCCAGGGCCATGACCACGGTGGAAAAGAACATCAGTCGCACTCTGAATGCAGAAGGCACGGCGGCGAGCATCTGGAACTCCATTCACAACCCCGTCACGGTCAGCATGATTACAACCGGATCTGATAAACCCACGGAGGCGGAACTGGCGGCCTATAGTCGCACAAAGAAATACTACAATCGCCAGGCTTCCGAGGAGGACTTAAAGGTGGTAACGGGGCTTCGGAACTTCCACAACAAGTGGATCAAGAAGTTCCTGCTCTATGCGCCCACGCTGGCGCCTGGCAACAAGCGACTTCTGGATTTCAGTTGCGGGCCTGGCGGCGACCTCGACATGTGGACGAAGAACCATGTCGACTTTGTGCTCGGCGTTGACATTGACGAGGCCAATATTCGGGATCCCAAGAACGGCATCTATGGGCGCTACCTGAACTACCTGGTCAAGTTCGGGCGCGAGAAGATGCCGACCATGATCTTTGCCCAGGGCGATTCGTCAAAGCGCCTTATCACCGGGGCGGCCTCGACCGAGCAGGACGATGCGAACATCCTTCGCTCTGTCTTCGCCAAGGAGGCGACCACGGAGGAGTTGCCGCCGTATGTAAAGACATATGCGGCCGCCAAACTCAAGGATGGGGCCGACGTCGCCAGCTGCATGTTTGCCCTCCACTACTTCTTCAAGGACATGGAGACGCTGAACGGATTCCTGACGAATCTGCAAGAGACGGTCAAGGTCGGCGGGTATTTCATCGGCTGCTGCACGGACGGCGAGAAGGCGTTCCAGTTGCTGCGGGAGTACGAGGAGGGATCTGCGGCCGTCGGCAAGGAAGAGGATCTGACCATCTGGTCGATTCGCAAGGGCTATGACCAGGAGGAGCTTGTGGCCGACGAGACATCGGTAGGCTTGCCGATTGACGTGGAGTTTATCAGCATTGGAGAGGAACACCGCGAATACCTGGTGCACTTCGAATACTTGAAGAAGCGCTTGGCCGAGATCGGATTTGAATTGGTGCCGAAGGCGGAGCTTCCAGGGGGCTTGCAGCACAGCACGAATCTCTTTGAGGCAACCTACAAGGCGGTGCCGAATGCGAAAGTCGAGTATCCGATGTCCGAGGTGGTGCAGCGTTTCTCCTTTCTGAGCCGCTGGTTCGTGTTCAAGCGCCGCGGAGAGCTGGAAGTTGTGCTGCCGGGCATCAATGTGGTACTGGAGGGCAAGGAAGAAGAAGAGGAGGAGACAGAGACAGAGGCAGAGGCAGAACCAAAGGCCGCAGTTGCAACTGCGCTACCGACCGCGGACCATGTCTTTGAGCCGGCAGAACTCTTCCAGTTCGGAGCAGAGGTCGGTGTGAAGGACACGCTCCGAGTCGGTGAGGACCGCAGCCCAAAGATACTGGCGCCGTACTGGCCATTCCCCATTGTAGACGAAGAGGATGGCATCGAGTATCCGTCCGTGGAGCATTACTACAATGCGATGATGCTCAAGCACGGGGCCAAGAACCCGGATCTGGCGATCACGCTGCTGTCTTCGGAGAAGGGCTCGATCCATCGTCAAGCGTTGCGAGAGATGGAGAAGCAGAAGCTGGTCGGGGCTACAACGAAGGACAAGAAGCTCAAGCAGCTGCCCATTCTCTTGAACGAGCTCATTGATCTGAAGAACCAGATGAACCCCGCCACTCTGGCCGCAGATTATAAGACAGTCGTGGATGCGTCCACCTGGGACAAGGTCAAGGATTACCATTTGCGCCGCGCCTTGCAGATGCGCTGGACAAAGGATAAGATGTTCCGCCAAATCGTGGAGAAGGCGCGAGAGCAGAAGAAGTACCTGCTGTACTATATCAGTCGTAAAATAGGGGATCCGACGGGGGAATTTGCGGGGCGACTGAATGAGAAGTCAAAGAGAATTGAGGGAGAGAACAAGGTGGGGAAGATGATCATGGAACTCGCTAACTTCGCCTTCTGAGGCGCTTCGTGCGATTGCTGTGCCTTGTGCGTTTGCCGCCAGCCATGTCATTCGGTGGTAATTCACTAGCACTTGCAAATGATGCAGTCGACCTAGAGTTCTTTCGTGGCTGGAGTGTTTCTGGATCTCTCAATGATAAATTAGATACCTTTCGATTTTTAATTGTATTATATGCAGCGCGTAATGCTTTGTTCGCTTTAACATGTGCATTTTGATTTACGACTACTGCCGCATTCGCCTCTGCTTTCGCCTCTGCTTTCGCTACCGCTTTCGCTGCCGCTTTCGCTACCGCTTTTGCTACCGCCCTTTCATTTGCCGCCCGTTTCAGATTTGCCGCCTTTTTTTCAAATTCAGCTATTTTTCTTGCTGTATTTGCGGCAATTGCAGCACGTGTTGCATTTGCTGCATTATTTAAAACCTTTTTACTCTGGCCGGCTTTCGTTCTGTAATATAATTCATTATGCATTTTCTGTCGCTCTTCAAGTGTTAATGGCGTAGCTTGTTTAAACTTTTCATATGTATTACTATACAGTATGGGATCTGCATTCATATTATTTTTAGAATATCCATACTGCTTGTTTGCCCAATTATAGAATTTTTGTTGATAGGCTTCTGCCACAGGCAGTGACATTACACCACTCTATGTGTTGTTAAGAATCTAAAAGCCTCTTCTATTCATCTCTAGAATGGAACAGAAAGACTCCATCGTTGCCGCTGTCATCGCCAAGTTTCAGCAGCGTTCCGCACTCGGAATTGCGAAATATGGCGTAACGCTTGATCGCAAAGACCTCACTACGAGCGATTGGATCCAACACGCACAAGAAGAACTGATGGACGGGATTCTCTATCTCGAGAAGCTCAAACAGGAACTCCAGTCTAAATAAGAAACCCACCTATCTATCTAATGTCGAACCTCGCACTCAAGAACGCTCATCCAAGGGACGCCCATATTTCCTTCGATGAACCAACGCACGTCTACACAATTAACGGCTCCTCCAAGGGCATCATCTCCGTCACCAAGTTCCTGGGACTCTTTCACGCCAAGTTCGATGCCGACAAGGTGATCCGGAACATAAAGGCAAGCCCAAAGTGGCCCGATAGTCCTTATTTTGGAATGACCGATGCAGCCATCAAGAAGCAGTGGACCGACAACGGCAGCCAGGCGTCAGGGGCCGGAACAAATCTCCATTTGGCGATTGAACAGTTCTTGGACAAGCAGGAAATAACTGATAGGAGTGTCGAGGACACCAAAGAATGGTCATTCTTCCAGAACTTTTGGGCCAAGCACGAGCCGGATCTCGAGCCATACCGCCTAGAATGGCCGGTCTACAGTGAGGCCCATCGGCTCGCCGGGGGCATCGACGCCGTGTTCCGCCGCAAATCAGATGGAGCTTTTTTCATTTATGACTGGAAACGGTGCAAGAAGCTCGAGACCGAGAACCGGTTCGAGACCTGCCTCGACCCTATTAGTCATTTACCGAACACGAATTACTGGCACTATACGCTCCAGCTGAATGTGTATCGTTGGATTCTAGAACATTACTATGATATGCCGATCAAGGATATGTTCTTGATTGTGTTGCATCCGAACAATGAGACGTACTTGAAGAAACGGCTGAACCGAATGGACGAAGAGGTGGAGGCGATGCTCAGTCGTTTAGTGAAATGAATTTGGAGGCCTTGGACCGGCGAGCTGCATTGAGAGGTTTTACAGAGGCAACTGGCGCAATGACAGGTTTCACAGAGGCAGTTGCAGGTTTCACAGAGGCAACAGGGACAACAGGAGCAACAGAAGCAACAGGGACAGTTGCAGGTTTTACAGAGGCAACAGGAACAACAGGGACAGTTGCTGAGGCAGTTGCAGATTTCACAGATGCAGCAGGGATAGTTGTTGGTTTCACAGGGGCAGCAGGGATAGTTGTTGGTTTTATAGAAGTAATAGATGCAGCTACAGGTTTCACAGATGCAACAGTTACAGGTTTCACAGATGCAGCAGGGGCAACAGATGCAACAGGGGCAACAGATGCAACTACAGGTTTCACAGATGCAGCTACAGGTTTTACAGATGCAGCTACAGGTTTCACAGATGCAGCTACAGGTTTTACAGATGCAGCGACAGGTTTTACAGAAGCAGCGACAGGTTTTACAGAAGTAACAGCTGCAGCTACAGGTTTTACAGAAGTAGCAGCGACAGGTTTCACAGAAACAGCAGGAACATTTGCCGGTTTCACAGACATAACTGGTGCAGAAGAACTGGAAGAGAAAGGAACTACTTGTTCTTCAGGGGAATCCTCTGCAATCGCGGATTCTTCAATAGGAACTGCAGCAACAGGTGCAATCGCGGATTCTTCAACAGGAACTGCAGCAACAGGTGCAATCGCAGATTCTTCAATAGGAACTGCAGCAACAGGTGCAATCGCAGATTCTTCAATAGGAACTACAGCAACAGGTGCAATCACGGATTCTTCAATAGGGACTACATCTACAGACGGAGCAACACTCTCTTCTGCAACAGGTTCTTCCACAAGTATGGACGCTACAGACTCGGGCTTTATTGCTTTCACCATCGGAAGAGGGGAGTTTGCAGAACGGGTCTTTAGAGGACTCGATTCACTGATCCGCCGAAGTACGCGACTCTTCTTTGACAAGGGCGGGGCCTGCATTATGACAGCGGGTGCTTTTGGTTCGGCCGGCTTTGTATTCGCCGCAAAACTGATCGCACGTCGCAACGTCTTCGTCGGTTTCACAAAGGCCTTTGCCCAGGCCTCTTTCATCTGCCGGCCCATCGTGTCAACCGAAATGTAGGGCTGGCTCAGATCTTCCACTAAGAGCGATGCACTATTCGAATCGAGCACTATCACGGTTACTTTCTCCTGGATCCCCCTGGGTCGATAGAACTGGATACTCGACTCCAGAACATTGATGAGACCAATGGGCTTCCCCATCGTTTTCACAAAGTCCTGGAGAGACGGAATTGGATCGTCCGCGGCAAACTCAGATCCCAGTGTCTTTCGCAGATCCCCCTTCCACAACTGATAGGGTGTGGAACCGACCAGGGCAACCAGCGACGGCGACAACGCCCCCTCTTCCGTTGATTCCTCGACAGGTTCTGTTGCAAACATCTCTTCGTAAAAGAGGGGCGTCTCCTTGTCGCTTGCCATCCAGTCGAGCCGCAGCAGATTGAGCCAACTTGTCCCCCGTTCGGGAATAATATACTGATCCCCGTCGCGCACCGGATCGGCCAGGGTCGACATATGGCTCACTCTCTGCTCCATGAGGTCTCGGCGACGATTCGGGAACCGAATGAGCTCGTCAATTATGCGCCGGCTGAACAGGATGCGGGTATTCACAGTGCGATCCGTGCCGATCTCGACGGTCTCGTCCACGTGCAGACGGCACCTGCCCTCTGATTCCTGCCAGACACAGGGAGCGGAGCAGCTCTCCTTGTCCAGGACACGACAGTCTTTGCGTAAGAAGCCGCCGGGCATATCCCAGACCTCCGAATCAGGCGCCATCCATGTGAGCCAGCCGTCCACCGCGTCCTTGCCGCGCACAAAGTTCCCGCACAGAATCTCGAGGCGCTTCCGCTTCTCGAACTCAGGGAGCCGACTAAACACAATCCGTTCAATATCCTTGCGCACAACGGGGCCGGCGTCCTTGGCCAGCCAGTTGGAGACCATGAATCGAAAATACTGATAGAGTTCGTCGAGCTTTTTCGTCGTGGAATCCTTGATCTCGGCGACGCCGCACGGCTTGGAGAGTTCCCGATTAATATCCCATTCCAGAACCTTGGCCGGTTTTCGTTTGTAGGTACTGAGGTCCGTGCCCTTTGTCTCCTTGTCCGACGGCACGAGGATATCGTTCTGCAGCTGCACACCCGCCACAATCTCTTTGCCCGAGGCGCTGGCTCTCGTGGAGATATGCTTGACGGCGTAGCCCGGATAGAGGGGGAAGGTCGGGACAATGTACTTTGCATAGAAGTCGAGCAAGCGCTCCACGGGCGCCTTCTTGAAATCGTTGAGATCGAGCACCAGCTGTTCTCCCAGGGGCAGCTTGCCGTCGTCCACGATCGGCATCGGCACAAAACCGTCGTCCAGCGGATAGAGGACCATGACGGCATGATTATAGGAATCGCGCACAATGCTGCCGGGGAGAACGCTTGTCTTGTTGATCAGAAGGGGCGTCTGAAGGGCGACGGACAGGGGAATGAGCGCCATTGAATCGATCCCTGTTTGCGGCGTATAGAGGGAGCGATAATTGCTCTTGCACTGTGTCATATATTCCTGGACGCGGTCCTGGACAATGCGCGGCCACGTCTTCCGCTCCGCCGCCTTCCAGCGCAGGCGATAGTCGTGCTTGGCCAGGTCCCCGCTATTCGCCGGCTCATTGGCAGTGTACACGATCAGCTCGTAGTATCCCTGATCGTCTCGCCAGACAAAGGCGAAATCGTTGTGACGATGATGCTCCGTAGAAAACCCATAGGGGCTGCATTTAATCTGCACGGCGTCATCCGACCCAGGTGTCCATTCGAGGACGACCACTTGGAGGCCACGCTTAATATTAGACGTCAAAAGGCCGGGCTCCGTTAAGAACGAGGTGAAATGGCGCAGATCCTTGCGCTTGCTCGTGTCCTTCATGAAGGCCAGGAATCGATTGTACGACTTATAGATGCGATTGACGGCATACTGGTTGTCGTCGGTCACGGTGACGTGCAAATTAGCCCGTGCCCATTTGGTATGGACCTGGATGCTCTTGGTATCGGGCGGTAGATCGGAGAGATTGCGGTCGTCGCGGAGAACGCCTAGATCGGGGTCCGACGGCACATAGAACTCGTTGACGAGATTGCCGAAGTTCGCGTTCACAAAGATCTCGACGCCGTTCGGCCCCGTCACCGATTTGAGAATGAGTTCTCGCACGTCCTCGATGGAGTTCTTGAACAGGAGGGGCGCCAAGACGCCCAGCAGACTCTCCGTGGGTGCTGGGTTCTTCCCGCAGCTCCCTGAGAGAAGCCCCGCCTGCGTGCCCATGCGCAAAAACCCTGCGCTCATCGCTTTCAGTTCCTGGCGAATACGTGTGCGCGTAATGAAACTGTCGGATTTCTGGGCAAAATAGGCATCAAAGGCCGGGGGCAGCGTAGCGAATTTGCCCGGCTCCAACGGGTGTTTGACGGCATCCACGATGTACTCCTTGGCGAGGTTCTCTAATTTGAGGGCGTAGTTGACCGTGGTCTTGTAGGCGGTGGCTTCCACGACATCGGCGCGGATCACGTCCGCACGGCTTCGTTCGGCCAGTTCTTCGGAGGCCGCGGCCCTGGAGGCCGAGACTTCGGCCACGGGGAGCGTGACAACCTCTTCGCGCCCCTTTACAATTGTGCGGACCCGATCGAAATCGGGTTGCATGATGCGCAAGGTCTTCTTTTTAATATGACAGCAGGGGAGGGCAAATCGGTCTGGATGGAAGGTGGTCTTCGTGAATCCGATGAACAGGGGGGCGGACTCGCCCTCTTTTTTGGATTCTCGGCGAACCACGGTTGCATTCGTCACCGCCTTCGAACTGGTGATCTCCGTGCCGCCGCAGAACGGACAGGTGTGCTTGTCTTTTGTCTTGCCGTCCCGATCCACGTCGCTGTCAAAATCAGATTCCAAGACCATGATCTCATCTTTTAGACAGAACAGCTCGGGGCAGAAATAGTAGTTTTCATTGGCAGGATCCGAGCCATAGCGGCTTATGACCACTTCCTGTGCATCGGCCAGAATGCTGCCGATGCCCGCCATGGGCTCCTTTTTCCCCCGTTCCAACGGATAGAGGTTGAAGAAGAGCGTGCCCTTGTCGATCTCGGGCTTGTATTCGGCCACCATCTTCTTGTATTGAACGGGATCCAGGGCGGCCGGCATCTTGTCGTCGTAGGCCTGACAGACGCGGCTGTACTGCGTGTCCTTGACAGTCGGCTTATAATCGAAGAGCGCGTTGTCAATGCTCTTCAGTTTCTTGATGATCCAGCCCGTCGGATTGATCTTGGATTCGCTTTCAGGGGCCTCTTTGGCTTTCGCTTTTACTTTTACTTTTGGCGCTTCCTCCTCTTCCTCCCGCAGAAAGCTGCGCATCCTCGTGCCCGTCTTCTTCTCCTCGACGGGCTCGTCCTCAGCCTCCGCCCTTTCTTTAAGTCCTTTTTCTTCGGCCAAGGTGGCGGCCTCGACCTTGGTGCTGAGGGCCGTGAGGGCGGCGGCATCGGTCGTCGTGAACCGGTCCTCTTCTTCGGAGAAGAGGAGGGCGAGGAGTGTATAGATACGCTGAAAGGTCTTATAGGAGTCGATGCGATGGACGTGGAATGTATAGAGGGGATGCTGGGGATAGATATGGATGTCGATGCCTGGATTGAAGGATTCCATGAACTCGTTCTCTTCAGGGACAACGACCGTGAGCGTGCTGCCCTGGGCGAGCCAGTTCTCGATGACGCGGCGGGCGTCGAGCGCCGAGAGCTGGAACTCCTCCTGCAGAACGGTGACGAGCTCGGGGCTAATGACGTCGCCCTCGAGTCTCTTGCTTGTGGCGTACTGCGTTAAGAACGAAAAGAGGTTGTCTTCGGATGCGAACTGGCTGACGGCCTTGTAGCGAAGGGAGATTAGAGTCGGCTGATCTTTGAGGGGCGCGATCTCCTGGAAAAAGGTTGTGAAGAACGGAAGGCGCTTCTTCACACTGGCCTTCGTGAACTTGGGCGCCTTGGCATCCGTCTCGAGCTGGAAGATCAGGGCGGCCTCGCCGATCTCGAAAGAACTCTTGTCAAACGGAAGGGATTCGAAGGCGGCGTCTAATGTGGCCGAAAAGTGGCGAAAATCGGAGCTCGCTTTCAGTGACTTGATGTTCTTGGGCGGCTGCAAAAGGAGATCGGCGGTGCCGTCCGAAAAGACGCGAATCGAGCCATAGAGGGGGCAGGTTGTGCCGACGCTCGGGCGATGCACGTACTTTATCATGAGGTAGTCCTTGCCCAGAGTAGGACTGATCTCCTTGGCCCATTGCTGAATCACTTCGGGGTTGTCGAGGGCAGGAATGGGCAGAATCCCTTTGACGAGAACCTTGGAGATAGGCATGCCCTCCGCAGGCAGAATTCGCATATAAGGGCGACTGTCCGTGACCTTTGTCTTATAGAAGAGCGTCTCGCAGTCGTCGAAGGACTCCTCTTGGAGCACGAGGCGCAACTGCTTCACACCTGTCACGGCAAGTTCGGGCAATGGCACATTGCCCTCTATCAGTGTATTAATCTTGTTCATATAGGCATTTCGCTTCGTAAGATAGGCAATCATCGTTCGGCCGAAGCGCTCATCCTCTTTTGTGAAGGTATAGGGGCCCTTGGCTGGGACCGCAGGGAAATAGGGATAGAACCGCCGATACCATTCCGTGTCCCCCATTGTGCCCTTAAACGCTCTCAAAAGTCGATGAAGAGGGAAGACGTGGAGCATGGGGATACCCTCGGAGCCAAAGACATCTTCGATGGTCGTGCGGCCCCTGGGATTCGCAGCGGGCGTGGGAATGCCGCCGCCGCTCACAAAGAACTCTTTGACGGGCTCCTGTTTGCGAGGATCGGGCAGATAGATCATCCGACTGGCCCTCTGCACCCCTTGCGGATACCAGATATATTCGAGGGGCAGAAAGACGGTGCTGCTCGATTCATTGCCTTCGTATTCGAGACCGACGAATAGGAAGGGTGGAAGAAACTGGGGATCGTCCTTGTATTCGAGAGAAATTGTGCGCTTCACGGTATCGAGTGTGTCGAAGGGAAAGAGTGTGGTCAACTCGATCTCCTCGAACTCGTCCCCTTCTAACCAGACCCTACAAGGGACCGGAGCCATCCCATCTCGTAGACTGTCCAGTACGGTTGGATGCAGAAGTTGGTCGATGTCGGCCATACTGCCTCTAGTCTAAGACTTGTAAAAAGTCTGCCTAAAAACCCATGACACCGTTTTAGTCAATAAACTTGATGCTGCGGCGTCTAGGGACTGCAGCTCAACGAATGATTCCTCATATCTGGATCGACTGTGATCAGATTCGCCATAAGGGATCTTATCTGCATCCTGAACATCCGAATCGCATTCTGGCGATTCAAGAACGCATCCAGACATGGGATCCGAGGACCTATGTGCTCCATAGTCCGATTCAGAAAACGTTTCTTCCTGAGACGAATAAGGCCTGGACCATGGTGGAAGGAGATACCTATAGTACCGAGGCGACTCCTGAACTGCTACGAAGAGGGTGTGGAATGATCGAGGAGGCCGCCGATGCGCTGACGTCAGGGGACACGGGCTGCGCCTTTGTCCTTATTCGGCCTCCAGGACACCATGCCTCTGCAAAACAGGTGAGTGGATTCTGTCATCAGAACAATGCCTGGCTGGCTGTGAAACAGCTGCAGGTGCGGGGTATAGAGCGCATTACGATTCTCGACTGGGATGCGCATCACGGGGATGGTACAGAACAGTGTGTGAAGGGATCGGCGATTAAGTTCTGCAGTCTGCACGCCTTTGGCCGAGGCATCTATCCAGGCACGGGCAAACGGCTGGAGTCGGCGCAGATCCTGAATGTGCCGTTCCTGGTGAGCACGGATTCGGAGGCCTATCTGCGGGAGTTCTATGGGAAGGTGATGCCGTTTGTGGAGGGGTCGGAGGCCGTTGTTATAAGTGCGGGCTATGATGGACACGAAAAGGATCCGATGCAGTTGCTGCGACTCAAGGAGTCGACGTATAGTGAGATGGCAGCCGCTCTCAAGGAGATCGGGTGCCCACTCCTGTTCTTGCTGGAGGGGGGATATCGGCCGGATGTGTTGGCGGCGTGCGTGGAGGCTACGTTGAAGCCTTGGCTGGTCCTTACTTAGCGACGCTTCTGCTGCCTTGTCTTCTGATTCTTCCGAGACTTCAAAGACTTTCGCGCTTTCCTTTTTGTAGAGCGCCTCCGTCCACCGCGCAACGGCTTGTCTGCCAAAAACCGCCCGTAGTCCTGAGAGCCGACGCCCCCTGACCAGGTGGTATCTAAGCGACCCGTTTCCATCTGCTTGGCGCTCGCCACGGAGGGCTCATAGCGCATGGACTGATCTGTTAAATTGAACACGGGCATCCTACTCTATAAGTGTTTTATTTTGGACTAGCAGCAAGCAGCAAGCAGCAGCATTTGCCTTTATCTTTTCTTGAAAATGTCTAGGCCGTCCTCTCTTCCTCTTTTTGTTCTTCTGTAAGATTCTCTTGATCCAAATCCGTCTCCTAGACGCAGATTATGAAATTGTCCCTATTTGCAGATTTGACCCGTCCTTCTTTGGGTCGTACCGGGGCGAATCTGTAATACTGACACCGCAATACGACACCGGCTGTGCCTGAAAGTCCGTATACTGATAGATCCCGTTCGCCTCCGCCTCCTTCAAGATCCAGCCAAAGTTATTCCAGAAATCTGGACCGTGACCCACCGATTCAGTGCAGACATGGCTGAGCTCATGGAGCGCCACAAAGGTCATCACGTTCTCGTGCACAAGCGACTCATTGGCACCTGCACGTTCTCGCAAACACAAATGAATCTCCTCGCCCTTGTTCACCGAATAGGAGGTATGGGCCGCATCGGGAGTCGCCTCTAAGAACCGGTTCGGATCGTCCCGAAAGTTCTGTACAATCTGCCTTACCTGGAGCTTGTCAGGGTATTTCTTCTGCAGCATGCCGCACAGCTTCGAGATCTTCAGGCGCACGGAGGCCATCAGATTGGCTGCGGCCTGCTTGTCGGGCATGTCACGAACCCGATAGGTCCGCCCGTCCACTGTGGACTGCACGGGAACAAGGGGATAATTGGATGTAAAAAGAGACCCGATCCAGCTCGTCGTCTGTTTGAGCATATCGGTCATTCTGACTGCTCCTTAGTATAGATTTAGATTCATTTACGGCTGTGTTGTATAAGGGGTCGCCATTGTTCTGGGGGCCTCGTCCCGAAGAGGGTTTTCTGCAGATTCACCCTTGCCCGTTGCATTATCACCAGGGCTATTCTGCTGTGAACCCTTGGCCTCCGTATTATTATCGGTCATGCGATGGTCGACCTTTTCCTTTAAGCCCGTAAAATTACTGAAGCCGTCCGTAGAACGGCTGATCAAGGTATAGAGGCCGTAGAGCACAATGGCTGTGACGGCAACGGCAATGCCGATCTGGAGAGGCGTAAGCGCTTTCAGCTTTGTAATAGAGTCCATGGTTCTACAGTGGCTTGATTTAAATCTGTGATGTATTAGACCCGCGGGTACCGTTAAGAATCTAATTACGCCTCCTCCTTTGGAGGAGGTGTAATTAGATTCTTAACACTAGTGCTAGTATAAATTTAAGCCTCCACCCAAATGGGTGGAGGCTTAAATTTATACTAGGCGGTATGCCCAGCGGTCTAAAACTCTAATAAAGATTCGTAGCGGTATCGCCTAAGCGCCCACCTCGAGAGGGCGGTGGCTGATGTCGGGGCCGATCGTTGACTGAAAGAAGATGCTGACGGGGGTCTGGGGATTCGGGGGCTCGGATCTAAGCTGGAGATTCGCGTTACGCAGCGACTGGCCAACCGTATTCACGCCAATCAGGGCGCCGGCCGACAAGAAGTTCTTGCCCTTGAGAGAGCCGACGCCCATGGGGTTCTGCTGAGCATAGATCGTGTTCTGGTCAGCAGGGAGGAGCTCGATGGGCGTGAGCTGGTCACGGGGGTAGCAGCCCGCCGGTGCCTCTGCCGAGGCGAAGGCGGCGGGGCCCTCCATGGAGGCGAGGTCGGCGAAGCCCTCCTTGCCCTTGTTGCTACCGTTCATGACGCCTGGCACAGCAGACACAGGGGCACTTGGCATTACAGCGCCGACGGCAGGCTTAGCTGCCATTGGGTTAACAGGGGCCGGCTTTGCAGCCGCCGGCTTTGCAGCAGCTGCAGCAGCAGCTGTCGCCTTTGCAGCAGCTGCTGCGTCAGGAGCAGAAGCAGGAGCAGGAGCAGGGACAGCAGGCTTTGCATCCTCAAACCCATCACGGCGACTCAGGAGCCCCCCCAGAGAAGGATCGTAATTATAGGCTACATAGAGGATTGCCAACACAACGGCGCTGATGACAATGCCATTCGTAAAAGCGGATCGGACCATTTGCTTCTATAAATGATGCCGACAGAAATATTATTCAGAATCTTCTTCTTCCGAATCACTGTCCTCAGAATCGGAGGGATCCTCCCCATACTTCTGCAAATACTCCATGTGGGTCCGATTGGCCTTGTACTGTGCAAGTTTCGCCCGTAGGTTCGCCTCCTTCACACGCTGTTTATCGTAGACGTGGCGGATTGTTGTCGGCTGGAGTTCGAGTACATTCTCCGTACCGGTCAGGGGGAGCTCCGTAGTCTCCAGTTCATTCATTGTATCCTCCTCTTCCATATCCGGAAGTGCAATGAGTACCGATTGCTCGATCGCCGACCAGAGAAGTCGGAAGCCCTTTGCCGTAATGACAAGCTCTGCCGGTAGAAACGAATAGGGTGCGACGACGGTTGACTGCGTTTTCAGTTCATGGACCAGATGCTTCAGAAGCGTCGGAATAGAATAGGGCTTCGCAAAATAGGACGAGGAGGACCGTAGGAACTCGGTCAGAAATCCGTTGAGATAGGGGGCATTGCTCGAGACAGCGGCTTTCAATGCATCTGCCGGAGCCGCATCCTGCACCGATTGAATTCCCGATTCTGTGGATACGTGGAATGAATGGACGGTTTCCGTACCGGACGCCGTCGCAATCTTGGCGCTCGTGGGCTTTTGAAAGACAAATGCCATTTATTCTCTCCGTACCGGCCAGTATAAATTTAAGCCCACGTCCACATACCGTCTGCGGCGCACTACACTGTATCTTCCTGTGGAGTCCTCGTAGATGACGGACTCCAAAGAGAAATTCAATACAATGATTCGCTCTTGGATCGATAAGTTTGCCCATGTTCTTCAGAGCACGGACACACGGGAATTTATCCAGGTCCTCGTATTAGACCCGTTCTTGAAACATATTATCGGGCAGATCTTTCCCTACATGCTGATTGCGTTCTGCCTGTTCGGCGCGGTGTTTATCTTTGTGATTCTTATCTTTGTGCTATTGCTGTTCCGAAGCCCTGCGCCCTGTCCGTTCTGTACGCCAAAGGTGTCCATCTAGGGAAGGAGTTTTTATCTCCTCCCTTCAGAAATGATTGGAGGTACGGATCCCGGAGTCTTGGGTCATAATGTTCGCTCATGGCTTCATTACGATCAGCTAGCGACCACATTTTATAAGCAGTCCACAAAGGCCAGGCAAGTGGCGGGGGAATTTGAGGGAAAGGTCATGGAACAGCTCGACCAGAGCCGCATGAGCAATGCGGTCATTCAGATCGGCGGCGGGCACTTGAATATGATCGAGGAAAAGATTCCCCGTTGTTTAACGTTACGGAGTATTGAGCAACTCCTGCATGGCTATTACGAAAAGAAGGGGCAGAACAATCGGGATGAGACGGAGGATATTATGAAGTATTTGCGCGCCAATCGGGGATCGGATAAGAAGCGGCGGCTGAAGAAGACTCTCACGGGAGGAGGGGGACATCCACCTACTGCGCCTGCGGCGCAGTAGGTGGCCTCCCCCTTACCCCCTGTCCACTTGAGTTATAGGGGCGGGTCATTCGAGTAGGCAATTAATCGGCTTAAATAGTGGTCACAATAGTAGACTAGTAAAGAGTCCACCCTACTTGCATAGAATTGATGCAGAACCCCTGGAAAGCATTTCTTGTCCGGTCAAACGACGTCCTTCGATCCAAGCCGATTCGTACCTGTGACTGGGTCGAAACGCTCCTCCATTTCGGCATTCTGCCCGAACTGAACCGCAAAGGATACAGCCTCGTCGTAGATCAACAGGCCCTGGCCACCTGTTTCTTGAACTATATCTATCGTCACGAACAGGATGCCACGCATTGCAAGTTCACACTCTATAAGTGTCCTCATGAGTCCGGTCATTATCCAGAAGAATATGAGAAGTTCAGTGAACGAATGCCTGAATCGACCTGGGCCGCCTTTCGCGAATCATTTCAGGTGGACGGATTTGCCGATGAGAGCGATTTTGCCGATCGGATCTGGAGAGCAATCCCTGATATTATCTTTGCCCATGTATGCCTGGACACGTCCCCTGCAAACATTGAGCTATGGAACGACCTAAATCCGGATGAGGACGAGGATAGCACAACGGAATAATAGGCTTCGATTCTTAGATCATTGGTCTAAATTACCCAGCTGTCTAGCTACCGTTAAAATAGGTATTTATAATACCTATTTTAAATGTTTATTGCATTATCGGTATTTGTCCTAAAGAGTAAATGCGTGAGCGATGCCGGTCATCCATCATTACCAGCTAGACCCATTAAACGGAAGAAGCCCAATGAGATTCGCATTCGCCTTGAACTCCTGTTCCACCATCTTCTGTTTTAGAGCGCTCGGAGTGAGCGATGGCTGAATACGCTCATTTGTGATCTTCAAATCATGTGCCGTCTGCGAGGGCTTGTCGCCATAGCAGTTCACGCCATAGCGCAGCTCTGGATTGTCCATGTAGCCGCCGTTAACACCAACATCGCCGCAGGCCATGCGCTCATCGTCCACGGAACTCAGCTGCAGTGCATCGTACGTGCTCTTCTGGGTCGGATAGACGGCCGCCTGTCCCTTAATCCAGCCGTAATTGCACCAGTCGGCGCCCTGATCCCAGGCCTGCTTCACCTGGTCATAGGTGGCGAGTTCGGCGCCCAATGCCTTGCACAGGGGCTCCGCATCAGAATAGATATATTTATTCGAATTGACGTTAAACACCGTTTTCCGATTGGGCACGATCTTATTTATGATATTCATATCGTCCTTTGTTTTTTCTGCCACTGGTTCTGCAGCAGTCGGCTTTACCATCTTTTTTACAGAATCATAGGCTGCCGTAAGACCATTCTGAATCGTTGTCCTGTAATAGAAGAGCAGTGCAAGTGCAATCATTAGGACACCAATCCCGATAATTAAGGGAAGACTAATCGACAAATCAGGAGCCGTAGACGGCACGGCGTCCACCGATTCTTGGATGGAGTTCGCCATGGTATTGAGCGTGTTGGATGCATTCGCTTGAACTGACTTAAATGAGTTGGCCATCGTATTCACGGCAGAATTGCCAGCGTTCGCAAGGGCATTACCAGCATTCGCAATGGCAGCATTCGCATTCTTAGTAATATTTGCTGCCGTATTCTGTACCATCGAATTCCCCAGCTTAATATTGGGGGATTTGGCTAACATATTATTGGCGGTGGACATATCCTCTAGTGTTAATCAGTAAAATTAAAAATTGATTTGGAAGTCTTTGCAAAGTCTTACAAATGAATTATCGCACCATCGCATCCCTTCTCTATGTGTCCGTTCTGACAACAGGGGCTGTTCTGCTAGGGGTCGGATGCGGACTTGGAATCGTGCCCGTTACGATCCTAGGCATCTTTCTGGTGGGCAGTGGGGCCGTGGGATACCTCCTTACAAGAATGGCTTAGACCCCATCTTCCATGGTACGATTGCCACCGCGCATATTAATAAAGTTACGCTGCTGGGGCGTAGTGCAGATGCAGCCCATATCGGACGAATAGGATGCGGAGCAGCAGCCGGGCTTGGCCTGGTTATCGCGGAAGATAAAGAGGCTGTCGGGGCCGGGCTTGAACTCGGGGCCCAGCAGCGGCTCATTGGGATCCGTATAGCGCCATGTGCTCACGGTGTTCTCCGTACTGACGCGCACATCGTCAAAGGAGCCGATCGGCTTGTACTCCTTCCCTGCGCCGCCCGCATTCTCCAGGAAATAGGAGGCGAATCCTTCCATAGAACTGGGGCTCAACGAGGAGTAGACCATGACCAGATTTGCTACAAGAATCAATAACAGACCCGTAATTAAGAATCCGGTCTTCATTCTATTCTGGTAGATATATTTTCAGGCGGCGAGCGGTTCAAGCGGCGAGCAACAAACGAATAGGTGTGTGCGATCTGATGGACGCCCACCTCTGTAAAATCGCGCAGCTCGATCAGCTGTCCACCGCGATGGACCATGAGCCGCCCCGATTCAGTGATCACATGAGAACCGATCAATTCGTCGCCCCCCGCTTGCAGAGTTGTCTGTCGTACATAGGTCGCCGTAGATATTTTTTGAATGCAACTGGCCATCCAACCTGGGTCACCTCGGCCCTGCACACGGCCCTTCACGAGGCCGATCACACGCGTTGAATTATTGTACGAGAGTTCGATCAAGTCCCCTATCCGTAGGTCTTGAAGTCGTCGAATCCCCATCGGCGTCGGCACCGTCATCTGCGGATCCATGAGGCAGAATGTATCAGATGATGACAGATCGGTGACTTTTCCCAGAATGCGCGACACGAGCTTGTCCCAGCCCTCCTGCCCCTCTTTGTCCTCCGCATCGATCTCCTCCCAGTCTCGGAACTGGATAGCCGTACCGGCTGCATTCTGGATCGGAATGATTCGATCGCTCGTATTGAGACAGTAGAGGCGTGGCACTCGGAAGGGCACCGCGCGGGCTCGTTCATCCTCAGCCACCGAATGCCATCCATCGGCCCCTTTCACAAGATGAGAGCCGGATACATGAATCCCCTCCAGATCAAAGAGGGTCGTGTCCATCCCCTCTAGAACAAGAATCCCTTCTACCGTGGACCCGTTCTGAAGTCGAGTGCCGATCTTCACTTCATCAATGCGACAGACGCCGCCGCCCTCTAAACAAAGGGGGGTTTCAGGCACAAAACAGAAGGCGCCTTTGCGAGACGCTGCGGCTTGCCCTCGCGCGCCTCCTAGACTCGAAATCGCTATGATCACCGGTATAATCAACAGCGGAATTAAGGGCCACAGAACGAAGAAGAGAATCACTAGCAGCGCAATCATGATGTCTAGGATAATAAAGACCACCTTAATGGTCAAATTAATCATATTGTTCATCGTTTGAATGAAGGAGAGCCCAATAAATACAGTACTCAGAAGCATCGAATTAGCCTTTTGAAAGGCGCTCTTGAGCTTCTGAAAGACGATGCCGATCTGATAGGTGATATCGTTGAATTTCTTAAAAACCGGTGCAAAAAAGGCCATAAACTGCTTCATCATATTCGCAATGACCTCCCGGATCGCATTAAAGGAGTCCATCACGATCTTAACGCCATTTGCCTGTTCATTCATTACGAAGGAGACAGGGGCCATAACAATGGCCATGATGCTATTCACAATCCCTTTCATGCAGAACTGGAAGTTTTCGGACGCGAAGTCGCCAGGAGACTGTGGATCCGCATCCGGTTTCAAATAGGCGGCCGCAATTATCACGAGCGGATTGCACCGGTTGTTGGCCCAGTCGGCCATAATGGTCTCGCGTTCCAAATTGACATAGCCATAGATCGTATATGACAGAAATCCAATAGTAATCAGAATAATCGGCCACAAAATCGACGATTTAGGGGCAGGTAAGTTTAGTTGTGGATTTCGTATGGCCTCCATCCCCCTGCCCAAGTGGACTTAATTCTTCTTGATAAAACTCTTCTATGTCCGGAGAGGCAATCTCGACATAATCCCGAATCCGTTCCCCTGTATGGAGCTCGATCTGTGAAAACGGTAGAACCACAAGTCCCCTGTAGATCTGAGGTGTTTCAAGACGAAGAGGGGGCACAATGGTTCCGATGCGAATCCACTGTCCCTTTGACCCGTTCCATATCAGTGTTGCCGATCCGAGAAATCCGCCGGCGTACGGGCAGATCTCATAGACCTCCTTCTGAAGAATTCCGGCGACTTTACCCGTGGTCAACACATCACCGACCAAGATCTCCTGCACCTCTTTCAATGTCTTATCCGCCATGCGAATTTGCATCGTTGGATTCATAGTGGGCGAATATTCGAAATTCGGGAGAGGGCCTGTCGTTCTAGTTGCATTGATCCGCTGCTCCACGGCCTGCATCATCCGATGCCCCGCCTCGGCCGTTTCATCATAGTCGCGAAAGACGAGAAACCTGATCGGTATCTGATGATCCTCCGTATTGAGGCAGATGAGCGATGTATGGGCCCCGCCGATCGGAATAGCGTCCGGATGATTCATCGACTGAATCCAGGCGCCGTCGTAAAAGACATAGTGATGGGCACTGACCTGGACGCCGCGCAGATTCACCATGGGCTGGCCGGGGGTTCCGAACTGGAACGTGGCCGTGACACGGGTCCGAATGGGCAAGAGAACATCGCCGATCCGCACATCTGCGATAGGAATTGTGCCTTTTTGCTCGACCCGAACAAGGGTCTCGGGGACGAAGCAGAACATCGCAAGGAACTTGAAGATCGACGTATTACTGAAATTGACGGCACCTTTAATGCCCGACATACCCATGAACATCACGGAAAAGAGCAGGGCTTGCATGCGAGTGATCATATTCTTAATGCGGATTGCGCTCAACCGGATCTGAAAAAAGAAATTCATGATGCGATCCGTAAAGTCCTGGAAAATCACCATCAGACCGCCGCCCATCGTTGCAATGGTTTCGCGAATGCTGTTTGCGACTGCAAAGATCTTGCCGATCATCTCGGAGAAAATGGTTAGCACAGAGGTAAAGGGGCCTGTGACCTCCTGTGCGTGTTTTGTAAAGATATTCTTCATACAGTATTGGAAATTGTCCACCGTGTTCGCTCCATAGACGCTGGCAAAGGGCATGATAGAGGGCAGACAGCGATTGACATCCCAATTTGCTTTCACTTCCTCGATGTTATTAAATAGTTGATAGCCTGTGCCTGTGCCGGCCAGGACAAGCGTAACTAAAATTAGAAAGGCAATTGCATTGAACATGTTCCAGAGAACGGGACCTGGCCGTTCTTGTGCAATTGCCAATTCAAAAGCCTTCTGCTCTTCGGGTGTCGGAACACGCTCTGGATTCATCCCGAGAGTTTCCTGCGTCGGAAAGAGTGTGCTGGCAACTGTGCCCATAGCCCCTATCACTAGTACCGCCAAATATAAATGCAAGCTTCCGCTTTTAGCACTAGTGTTATAATCCCCTGGGGCGTAATTAGATTTTGAATAGTATAAATTTACTCTCCCACTATGGCGGAGTAAATTTATATTAGAACTGGTTTCTCATGCTGCATTCGGCTGTGTCTTCACCCAGTCTGCATCCAATTTGAAGACGGTCGCTACCGTGGGCTCCTTTGCCCCTGCAAGTTTCGCAACTGTGCGAAGTCGATTGTAGACCGATGTTTTTCCATAGGCTTTTATTGCACTCTGAAGCGCCTTTTTCCGCTGGCTATCCGCCAAACGGTAAGAATACCCGTACTTAATGAGCAACCCTTTCCGGAGGGTCCCTTTTCCTGATTCAGTCTTCTTTTTCGCACAGGACGCGCCGACAGTGACCTCTGATTGGGTCGGCTTTGCCGTATAGAACTGTCGTTTCCGACGCACGGTGTAGCCCTTTGTAAGCACTTCATTCCGCACTTTCCGTGTATATCCCTTTCGTAATACATACCCCTCGGGACAGGGTGTGCTGCCAGACGCCGGCTTCACCATCTCTACTTGGTACCGCTTAGTATAATTTTATTGCCCTCCCATGTCGTACAAATATGTATGGAACATATTGTCCACGAGTATCTTATAGAGATCCAGTGTATATCGATCATTGTTCTGTCGTTCTTCATTGCACTTGCGATGAAGCTCTTCGAAGGCCTGCTGGGTTTTTGTCGAAATATTCGCGAGAAGGGGCGGCGTCGTGGCTCGCCCTCTCAATACATCACGAAAGAACGTATGAAGTTGACGAACGGTTGTCTCATAGAGATTGAGTAACCGGATATCCTGTGCCGCAGATGTGGAAGGATCCTTTGAATAGACAATATCCGTATAGACCAACTGCTTAAGTGCAAACAGTGCTTTGCAGAAGTCCGGATTGATATTCTTACAGGCGGGTATACTCGAATCCACGGCATCAAACGGAAACTCGTCCTCTGATTCGGACATCTCTACCGTACCAACCGCAATTAGATTTTTTAATGAAATCGCGGGTCTATCGAACGATTCCATACAAGACGAAAAGGGTGCCGGCGACTCCGAGAGAGATCCACGAAACACGAAGGGCATACTCCATTTGAAATCCTTCACGGGTCCCGCCGCCTGGAATGGTTTTGGTGGCGCCCGCGGGATTCGCCGGTTTCTCATAATGGGCATCTCTATTCGCATCAACCGACAGAAGTGTCATTTGATTATGCAAGGCCTGCGTTTGACGACAGGAGGCCTGTGTTGTATCGGTACAGATGCTCGCAGTAGATTGCTTGTATGAATCTCCAACGTTCGCCATTCTACTGTTAGACCTTTGAAGATTATAAATGGACGCCTTCACCCGTTTATAATCTTTACAGCGCCTAGTATAAATTTAAGCCTCCACCCATTTGGATGGAGGCTTAAATTTATACTAGCACTAGTGTTAAGAATCTAATTACGCACCCTCCTTTGGAGGGTGCGTAATTAGATTCTTAACGGTAGCAGGGACTTAAATATTATACTAGACGGTATGCATAGAATGAATATTCAAGGAGTCGACAAGCAGTCCATCGAGGAAGCCACGAGAGAGGCGGAGGCCAAGCCCATTGCATTCGCCCCTGGTGCCCGCGCCAACTACATCAAAGACCATGTGCGCGATATCCAGGCCCGCATGGTAAGTGGCCGTTCCGACGAGGCAATCAAGACCGAATTTGCGGCCTTCGCCAAGGACTATCCGGAACTCATGAAAAAACTGCTCACAAAGGCCGATCTCTCCCATCTCGGAATCATGCTGAATGCCCTCGAAAAGATGGAGGCCGGCAATCTGTCCCAGCACCAGGCCTCCGTCATGGTGGGCCAGCGGCTTGTAGACAAGTTCGTGAAGCCTCAATTAAACGAATCCTCGCAGGGTAAACAGGGGCGCTGAACACCTTGCACCAATTGTAACTCACCTGTTCGTGTTCTAGAAGCATTCGCTTAATTTCGGCGGTTCCCTGGGTTTTTACCAAGGAAAACACCTTTTCCAGATAGACAATCTGTTTCTTTACCGACTGCTCAATCATCTGCTCCAAACAGGACGAAAAGGGTTCGGGCAAATTCTTTGCATAGAGCCGAAGGGGCGGATCCTGGCGGCAGGCGGCGGCCGACCAGGCACGGAGGGCCGCGAGAGCCGCCGGCTTCGGAGGACAGAACCAGTTCCCCACAAAATAGAGTTCAGGATTGCAGGGTCTGGAAATAGCCGGCTTGTAGAGCGTCCATTTCACAAAATGCTGGGACAGGAAATACACGAGATCTCGTGTCCCAGGATAATAGAGATCAAAAAACTTCAGGATAAAGAGGCCGCCCTGTCGAAGAACCTCGAATCCCGTGCGCACCGACGCCAGCAACAGGGGAAAAATCGTCTGTTCCTGCGAATCGTAGTCCATGGAGAAGTCGAAGCCGCCGTCCCCCGTAAAGAGATGCGGTTTCACTTCACAAGACGCAATAAAATCGTTCTGATTCTGATAGTTGAGCAGATCCCCCGTGCCGTCCGATCCATACTGAATATGGATGTTGCGATGACGCTGCAAGAAGTGCGTGGCCCGCTTCCAGCCAGGAACATTGGGCTGCTTCGGCTTCAACGTGATTGCATAGCAGGTGGCGGCAATGCGTTTCCGCTCACAGGCATCGATAAATCCTTGAATAAATCCCCCAGGCCCTTCGCAGACATGGGCCGACACGAGCTTCGTTGTCTGCTTCGGAAGAGCCCCCATAAAATCAACCACGGAAAGGAGTTCGATCATTTTAAAATAGGAACGGCTCAGGGGGTTTAGAAGGCAGATCGACTCAGGAAAGTTCGCATATTTCTTCTGTGTATAGACCAGCTCATAGGGATTTACGATCTTTTTATAGTACTCCCATTCGCTTGTGCCCGACGAGTGCTCGTACTCGTTGATATGTTTCCTGTGCGTATGAAGAATTGACTGCTGTTCTGTAAATGCATGACACCATACACCTGGCAAAATAACTTCATTCTCGGATGTGTCCGAAAAAGTCTCTGCATACTCTTGATCTTGTGATGTACAACGATACCATGCGATCGTAAGCCACGGCTCCATACAGGTAGTAGTGATTATTGCTTTAGACCTAGTCTTTTTCAATAAGCTCGATCGGCTCCTCCTCCATCCCCATTGTTGCATGGGGCAGATGCATATTAATCTGAAATTGCTGCACATTGCAGAGATCCGTTTCGGGCTCGGCCAAGAGATCGGCCACATCCCCTGCTACCTCCTCTTCGTCGTCAGGGACCACGTCCAGGCCCTTCGTAAGCTGCTCCAGCATCGTATCGTCCATCATAATCTGCGAGAAGGCCGTGCCGCCGCGAAACGCCTGTCCCATCATAATGTTGGCAGATACACCCGTGACGGGATCGACTTCACCGAACCGCGCCGCATTGAGCACAATCTTGGACGTCTCCTCAAACGACATCTTGCCCAGAGGACCAATGTCATTCTTGTTGATGCCATAGCGATCAATCGAGACCAGTCGACCCGAGCGCGTAATATAATCGCACAGGATCCCCAGATGCCTGTAGTTTACGGGCGCCTGTTCGAAGATCGGCAACAGCTCATTGATCAGGATGGCACGGACGGCCTCTAGTCCAAGGATATCCATGACATCGTGTACATTGGTCGTGTAGAGGCGGCTGGCGTCCACGGCCGGATGATTCATGACCTTGATGTAGTTGGAGCCGTCCGTGTCCAAGATATACTGGGTCAGCTCTGCATAGCGGCCCTCCTCGCCCTCCAACGTGACCTTCTGCTTATCCTGGCGAAAGGTGACCGCCTTAATCCCAGGGACACCGCGAATCACGCAACTGTTGAGAATGCGATTCTGGAACTTCTTCAGGTTGCTGAAGTCGTCGTTGTCCGAAGGACTCTCCTCGATGCGAATGCGCATAATGAGCTTGTCGGCATTGTAATCCGTGTACGTGGTCTTGACATCACTGTAGACCTGTTCAATGACAAACACCACATCCGCCATGGAGATGTTCTTGTTGTACATCTCTTCGCGATTGAGCTCCAGTCGGAGCAGCCACTTGCTCAGCTTCCGATTGCTTTTGGGATTGTCCAGCTCAATCTCCTTGTAGAAGGCGACCAGATCCCTGTCTTCCACCAACACCGTCTCTTCGTCATCAGGATCCCAGTAGATCGCCACCTTGTTTGTGATGTTGCGGAGCAGCGTGAGCTCCAGATCCTGTTTCAGTTCCCTGGCCTTCTCCTTGGACTGGCGGAACTCGGGCTTCATGTAGATGGTCAGGGACGAGGCCTTGGGATTCTTGGTGACCTTGAGCAGTTCTCGCAAACGAGGAATACCCTGGGTCACATTGTTCTTGCTTGCAACGCCGGCCAAGTGGAAGGTGTTCAGGGTCAGCTGCGTAGACGGCTCTCCAATACTCTGCGCTGCCACGATGCCCACCTGCTCACCGGGCTGCACCCACGACTTCATATGCCCTATCACGATGAGTTCCGAAAGTGCATCAAAGGCGTCCTTCGTGAAGCGCTCCTTCACGATGATATGGTGGGGTGCCAGATAGTAGCGAAGAAGCGCGCACCAGACACGAACATGGGAGGCCTTGGTACGCTCAATGAGCTTCGGGATCCGCGCCAACACTTCGGCCGGCGTTAGATCCGTCCGTCCGTCAGGCTTGAGACCGAAGCGGGTCTTCACGTTGAGAATGAGACGCGCAAGATTCACGGGGGCATTGATGGCGCCGCCATAGACAGAGCCCTGGAACATATCCTCGATCAGTATGCGCTGATCCTCTAGCACGTCCCCTATAAATGTGTCAAGCAGCTCCGTCTCGTCGGGGCGACTGATACCATCATTCAGCACATCGGACCAATCCACCGTTGTCATGCCAAACTGCTCCCGAATCTGCTGCTTGGTGATCTTGGAATCCAGGGGCAGTGCCTGGCTCTCGAGCTTCGTGGCCATAATGCCGTCCTCGCCGTAATAGAACTGCACTACGTTCATATTTGCATCGCGCACAGTGCCGTCGTGCTGGACCACGAGATCTTCCAAGGCCTTGATGAGCTGGCGCTGAATATATCCAGTTTCAGCCGTCTTTACCGCTGTATCAATAAGACCCTCACGGCCTGACATGGCGTGGAAGAAGAACTCCTGGGGCGTGAGCCCCTGAATAAACGAGGACTCAATGAAGCCGCGCGCCTCGGCGCCGTCGTCGTACTTCTTATAATGGGGAAGAGTGCGATCCGTGAACCCATAGGCAATGCGCTTGTTCTCAATAGACTGCTGCCCCAAACAAGCGATCATTTGGGTGATGTTGATCCAGTCACCCTTGGAGCCCGAGTTGATCATGGCGACGAGACGATTCTCTGAACTCAGAGAATTCTTGGCGGCGGACGAGGCCTTGCTGGTGGCCTGCTTCAAGAAGCCGAAGGCCTGATCCTCGAACTCCTGCTGGTTCGACTTGCCCGTGTTGTTCTCGAAGATGTCCGAGTGCACTTGGAACTGGATTTCCTCGATCTGCTTCTTGCAGTCCGCAATGACCTTGGCAATTTCAACACCTGTCTTGTCATCGGCCACCAAGTCCGAAATGCCTACGCTGAACCCGTCCAGTACGAGGTAGTCTTCTACGACACGCTGGAGCGAATCAAGGAACATGCTTGTCTCCTTCGGGCCATAGTCGTTGTACAGAACATGGACAATGCCCTTGCCTGGGGTCATGTAGACCGTGCCGTCCACCGTGCCCTGCTTGATGTCGCCCTGGACAATCTTCACAAAGTTATCGGGATCATCTGCCTTCTTGTCCTTGTCATAGCCCTTGTTCGGCATACTGATATTGAGAGGCGGCAGAAGCTGACTGAGCACCTGCTGCCCCGTGAAGCGGTCGCCAGCACGCGGCACAGGCAGCAAGCCCTCAAATCGCTTATTTTTCATCATTAAATTCATAAATTCTCTTCTCGTAAATTCATTCCCAGGACGGGTGAGGCGATAGGAGCCTACCACCGAATCCTGGAAGACACCGATCAGGGGCCGTGCGTGCCTGGGGGTTACCACATTGTGAGGGATCGCGGCAATCTCCTCGAGTTCCGTGGCCGCCTCGTAACTCTGGGGCACGTGCATATTCATTTCGTCGCCATCAAACGTTTCTACCCTTGCTTTCACAAGGGACTAGACTATATCTTAAACCGCGACATGGTAAACCATATCACAACCGACCCCCATTTAGTCGTTGCACAGCATCCATAACACTCCACTCTGAGTGCTTTAGGACTTGGCTCAGGATTGCCCATTGTTTAATGCTCTCGTCAGCATTTCACATCTCTTTGCGTTGTCACGGTTTATCTGTTGCTGGAGCAATAGATAGTATCTGATTCGGCCATTAGCCGCAGCCCCTCCGTCGTTTCCAACAGAGGTTCGTATCAAAGAGCTTTAGGGGTTTCCCTGAATTTGAGGATCTCGCACCAAGCAACACCTTGCTTCAGTACTAGACGATTATATCCGATGATTCATTGGCGAGATGAACCACGGAAAGCACTTACACTATTTTCCTACGAAGGAGGTGCTTCACCCTTCGCAGTAGTCGCCTGTTGCCAACATTTTTGTATAAGATCTTCCACAAGACAGTCCGAATTGTTGATTAACAACTCATCTATAAATTCACGTGCTTTCTCGTAGGCCTCTCCAGGCGATATTGTTTTCCCGCCGAAACAGATTCGTATTTGCTCCTTATAGCTTGTCATTTCGCTTGTTGTAATGTACACAGCGATAAGCTTGGAAGCAGATGTGATCCTAAGTTTGGTGATGGTTTTGTCTTTGAATTGTGCTATCCGTTCATTCTCCTCACGAATCGGACATTCCAATTGTTCAGCAAAGTGCTGCGCGTCTTTCATGGCCTCTTCAAAGCTCTTGCTACCTTCCTGACCGAAACACAGCCTTTGATCGGTGCCATCTTTCATATGAAGATTGACGTAGACCAATGCATAGACCCCATTCCTCCGAATAGGGCGTAACGATACAGAGGCAACAATGGCCTTGTAATGATGTTGAATCGTTGACTGCGATCTGTGTTTTTCCCTGGAATGACTGAGTACATTCAATCCATTGGGCACAACTGTATTCAGTTGCATAATCCACTTCGCCTCCAACTCATCTAATCGTTCAAGCACATCTGACTCCAGCACTTCTACTGTAAACTCATCACGACCATATTCCTGAATTGCCTTTGCAAGTGGGGTTCCACTCTTCTTAGCACTGGACACATGATCGCTCCACCTTCCTCTAGGACCATAATTATACGGTGTTTCTTTGCGGTATTTAATATCACTTGTCTGACCTACGTATGATAGCCCTGTCGGCTTACACGTAATCTTATAGATGCTACCGGACATTCTATACTTTTAGCATAGATTATCTTTAAGCCCTTACACATTTTTTATCAGCATTGTATGGTCTTGTCACCAACACGTTCAACCTGAACGTCTTTCCAGGCAGCACCTTCACCCTGTGCGCCATCATCGACATCTTGTGCAAAGTCGGCTGACGATTGAAGAGCACGATATCGCCGTCCAGCAAATGGCGATTTACAACATCCCCGTTGTACAACACAATCTCCTTCGTGTTCACGTGCTTCAAAGAGATCATGCGACCATCCGATCGCACCACCGTCTTGGCTCCTGGCCAGATCTCTGCGCCGTTCTGCACCAGCTTGTAGAGCTTGTTACGGTTGTACTGAGTCACGCGCTCAGGAAAGGTCAAATTAGTAGCAATCTCCAAGGGCACCCCCAGCTCGTCGATGGACAAATTGGGATCGGGCGTAATCACGGATCTCGCTGAAAACTCGACGCGCTTGCCCTGGATATTGTAGCGGATACGGCCCTCCTTGGAGCCGATGCGCTGCTGAATGGACTTGAGAGGCCGCCCCGACCTCTGGGCCGACGGCGCGACGCCAGGGATCGAATTGTCCACCAAGGTCGCCACATGGTACTGGACGACGTTCGTGTACTCGTCAATGATCCCCTTGGGCGAGTTGCGCTCGATCTTGTCCTGGAGCGTCCTGTCGCTCTTGATAATCTCGAAGAGCTTGTGCGTCAGATCGTCCTCAGAGCGCGTATTGTTGTCCTGCACCACCGAGGGGCGCATCTGGGGCGGGGGAATCGGCAACACCGTGCAGATCATCCAGTCAGGCCGGCACCAGAACCGACTGAGTCCCATGAAGTCCACGTCCTCGTCCGAGATGCGGCGAAAGAGCCGATGGACAGATTCCACCTCCATGATCTGCTCCTTCACGGAACCTGGCGTGTCCCCCTCGAAGAAGGCACTAATGCTCGCAATCTGCTTCTTTTCGTACTTATAGGGTTGCAGGGCGCCGCAGCCATCCTCCGTCTCCTGGCCACAGCGCCCAATGGTTGCACAGGCCTTCAAGACTTCGTTCCAGCGGGCCTCCTCCTTGCGGAGGGCCAACGTCGCACGGAGCCCCTTGTCAATCTTGAGCTTGGCGCACCGAATGCAGACACACTTGAGCACATTTATGATGGTGGGCAGGAACTGAATAAAGTAGACGGGACGTGTCAGGCGAAAATGGCCGAAATGGCCCGGACATCCGTGATTCGTCTGTCCACAGGAACGACAGATCTTGCCGTTGTCTAGAACGCCCATGCGGGGATCGAACAGCCCTCCCGTCTTGGGCTCATTTCCTTCGAAAGTGGCGCTGGTGACCACCTCCACGACGGAACGCTTCTCAATCTCATCAGGCGACATGATGGAGAATTGGACGCCGACCACCGTTTCTATATCGGACCGATGCTGATGAAATCCTGACGGCATCTGATTACTAAATAGATTAAAGTCTCTAAACTCCCTTTTTTGAAGAGCCGCAATCAAATTTATAAGAGTTGCGAATGCTTTATGTCGAATCTAAACCCCGAGTTACCAAAAGGGTATATGGACTACGTGGAAGAGGATCCAGGCCTCCATGTGACGTACACATGGCACAACTGTCAACTTGTGCACTGCGAAATCACCTGTCGCGGTACACTAATAGAGCTCGTGGAACGGCCAGTCTGGGGTCTCAGTTGCTACATGGACGGTGTGATCCAGAGCTGCGAACTGGATGAAGGTCTGTACCATCAGACCTTCGTCGAGGCAGTTCTGCCAAAGGGGGCAGAGCGCGTCTGTATCTTTGGCGGGGGCGAGGGGGCTTTGGCCCGAGATGTTCTCAAATGTGCTTCTGTGCGACAGGTCGATATGTATGAATGGGATGCCGATGTTGTTCGTATCTTCCAAGACTATGGGCCACAAGGCCCCTGGTCGAATTCGAAGCTCCGCGTTCTCCACGAGGATGCCTTCCAGATCCGCGGCTCCGACAAGCCCCTCGCATACGATGCCGTTCTTATCGATCTCTTCGATATCGACGAGGACGGGATCCAGGTCTGGATTCAATTCTTGGAGAACGCGGCGGCCTGGTGCAAGTCAACCCTCGGCCTCTATGTGACAACCCAGGCCCCCCTTCCTGATCTTACGGCCCCTCTTCTTGAACGTTTGAGTCATGTTCTGAGAACACTCCATTTTACCGTGAAGCCCCTGCCTGTCTATATCCCCTCGTTCCATGGCTATGCGACGTTCTTGATTGCACAGAGGCTCTAAATTTGATCCCTGCCAATTTAGAGAACAACGAATAGGAATGGAGGATCTGCTCATCACACTTCAGTTAACCTCTGAGCGTCTGGGTCTCTCGGAGCTGGACTTGGTTCAGTTGCTCCAGTATCAGTACGGCTTGGGGATGAGCGAGGAGCATTCACAGCTTCAGGATATTCTGTGGGATCTCGAATCTGTCTGCAGAACACACAAATTTGGAGAGCGTATCGAATATCCGATTGATCGGATTGCGGATCTAGTGATCACTTTGGAGAACTGGTAGTTAGGCATCTGATAGAGAATAACAGGGCCCCGTTATTTTATTCTTCTTAAGAATCGGCTCTGAAAGGGGCTCTGTTATTTCATTCTTCTTAAGAATCGGCTCTGGAATGGACGTCTCGATGGCCACAAAGCAGCCCGAGTCCTGCTCCGCTCGAGAACGCCGAAGACGTTCCAGAGCCGATTCCATCGCTCTCGTAGCCTCTGTATTGACCGGTCGTTCTGTATAGCGAGTTCCGTGGCCATCGAAACGTCGGAGACCGCATTTGAAGGTGCTCATCCTATCCGTCTATAATATATTTTAAACATTGTTCTAATGAATTAAGAACAGGATATGTATTTGAAGGATCCAATTTATGAAGAAGGGCGCAGACGCCAATCATAATCGTTCGATTTATGAAGAGTGACCGATTTGGTTCATCCCACAAGTCCTTTATAACATTTGATATAATTCGATACGTGTCTTCGGTATCAAGTGAATTGTCTACAAAGGATGCAATAATAGAGATCAGTAGTATTTTGTTTACTGTTACAAAAGATCCAATGATCATAGTAAAATAATTATAGTTTGATATAAATCTATATATGCTTTTCTTATATAGATCCGTTGTTATTCGTTGCAAGTGTTTACATGCATATATCTGCTTATATAATTCTTTTTCACGGAATGACATTGTCATAAAATGTTGAACAATAGATGCCTGTTTACCACATATATGTTCGAGTGTCTCAATCGAGAAGTCTGTAGATAATTGTTTTAGTGCTGTACACTGTTCAGGAAGATTATCAATTGCCTCATCTACTAAAAAACCGATCGCAATTGCTGCAGAAGAATAGGCTGAGTCCGATGTTTTGTTATGACCTTCCTCGGGGATCGGAACTCCATTCTGAACTAATTCATTATAGAGTGGTCGAACATCCACTATATCATTATATTCTGCAAATAGTTCTGTTAACAGTTCATATGTATCTTCAATTGATTCGATCGGTTCCTCTTCTTCAACTTTCACCGTGCCGAAGCGCCGATCTCGTCCCTTGAACTCGGCAATCGCTTTTAATAGTTCTGCCTCTGTAAAATCGGGCCATAGTGTATTCGTAAAATAGTATTCAGCATACGCGGACTGCCATAGCATAAAATTAGAGATACGATATTCTCCTGAAGTGCGAATTACTAAATCAATATCGGGCAAGGGCAATAATGCGGAAATAGATTTTGTTGTCATGGTAGAGAGAGATGGTATTGATTTCATAAGATCCAGAATCTCTTCCCGTCCGCCATAACTGACACATAGACTAATAACAGTCCCTGTCGCTTCTTTTGTATCCTGTGTCAATCTATTTAGTAAGTCTTGGAGATCCGCCGGCAAATGCTGCTGATTTCCAATGCATAAAAATTTTGCATTGTTGGCTAAAAGGGTCGGGCGTATTTTTGTAATAAATTGTTTTATTAACTGAATAATGTGCCGAAGTTCCTGCGCAGGCCTCGACCAGTTTTGCAAGGAGAGCGCATAAAATGTAGCATATTCGATCTTTTCACGAATACAGATCGCCATCATCTGTTCACCGACGTCTGCACCTTGACTATGGCCTTCTAATCGAGAGAGTCCTTTGGCCGTAGCCCATCGCCCATTTCCATCCATAATAAATCCGATATGCATACTCGATACCCTTGCAGTGTCTGTATATCTTATATCTAAAATTTGAGCACATACCAACGCTATAGCACCAGTACCATGCCATTCCTACGAACCAAGAATTATCAGACCTTTGAACTAGTCGACGAATCCACCTATGAAACGGTGCACACCTTCGAAGGAGCCGTCAATGCCGCAAAGGCGCTGCCTGGCGACGAAGTGGAACTCGACGCCTCCAACCATCTTATTCTAAAGGCCCGTGCCCCTCACCCTCCTCTGGCCGGATATCTGGAACTGAATAGCAAGACGACATTCGGTCACACCAAATCCGGTCTCCCGCTCTATCTCTTTGTCCCTCTGAACACTGCCTATCCGTCCTTTATCGTCGCATCCAAAGAGAAGGATCGGAGCCAGAAACGCTTAGCCATCGTAGACTTTCTGGAGTGGACCGAGAATCTGCCTCGGGGATCCCTGAAACACCTTCTCGGTCCTGCGATGTCCCTGGAGGCCGAAGAAGAGGCCCTCTTGTGGAACGCCTGCCCCTATAAGAATCTCAAGGACGGACTAACGGTTTTAGAGGACGACTGTCCTTCGAGAACACGGCTCAACGGTGTCACCTTCAACATCGATCCCGAGGGCTGCAGAGATATTGACGACTGCATTACGATTCATCGTGATTCTGATGGCATATCCTTGACTATCACGATTGCAGACGTGGCCAGCTGCATAGAAGAGATGGGAGCCGTCGATCTCATGGCGGCCCAGCAGGGACAGACGTTATACTGCGACGGCATGGCCATTCGACCCATGTTGCCCCCCTTGTATTCGGAGGACCAGTGTTCTCTTGTTGCGGGTCAGACAAGGCGAGGAGTGTCCCTCCTACTCCGCTTCAACCAGGATCTTGTTCTTCAAGGACCGGTTGTCTGGTTCGAATCGTTGATCACGAATCAGACCAGTTATAGTTATGAGAACTTTACAAAATCCGAGCATGCAGATCTGCTCGGCAAACTCGTGTCTGCCCTAGAAGGGGAGCTTATCGAGGATCCCCATATTTGGATCCAAGCCCTCATGCTCCGCTACAACAAAGAGGCCGCCAAACTCCTTCTCAAAGCTGGCGTGGGCATTCTGAGAACGCATGAAGCCCCTGATCTCAAACGGCTCGAAAAATACATCGCCATGGATGAATCGCTCACGTGTCTAGCCGCATCAGCGGCCAGTTACACTCTGATCGGAAGTAAGCCAACCTATAACCACTGGGGTATTGGCACCGATGCCTATTGTCATGCTAGTTCACCTATCCGTCGCTATGCCGATCTGGCCAATCAACGCATTCTGAAGCAGATCATTCGATCCAATCACCAAGGTCTGTTTATCTCGGTGCCCGTTTCCGATCTCAACCAGAGATCCAAGATCTCCAAGGGCTACGAACGGGATCGGATCTTGTTACAAGTGCTCTTGGGAGAAGATTCTAAACGGGAATTTAGTGCACGCATCCTGGATCTGGTTGAAGAAGCCGACTCATTAAAAATAGTGTTATGGATACATGAGTGGAAGCAGAGGATCAAGTACAGAGTGAAGAAATTCGAGACGACGGAAAGGGGCTACAGGGTCTGGTCCGTCGACCAGACGGAGATGAAAGACATTGAAGAAGGACGAATCCTTCGTATCCGTTGCGGTATCAATTTGGGCCAGAGGCGATGGAAGGAACGTTTGGTGATTCAGTTATCGTAGATACAAAGAGTCAGGCTGCACAAGACCTCGTACAAGCTGAGACCGCAGACCCGTTATTTTTTCCACCTGATCGGCGTGCTCACAGAAGGTCGCCAGGCTCAGCCACTCATCCAACACATTGGCCAGCTTTAGTAAGCCGCGTACAAAGTTTCCTTCAAAGACGCCGTATTCTGCACACAGGCTTGCAATGTGCACATCGGGTTCCGTGAGCCAGCGATAGATCGGCTCCGTCCACTGCAGCGTAATATTCCAGGCGTCCTCGGACTTCATAGCGGCACACTTGTATTCGAGCTCCCCGAACCGGTTCGCCTCTCCGTTCAAGAACTCCAGGACAGGCACAATGTCCCCTGGAATGTCGAGACTGGACGGCTTCAGATACAACTCCTTGTTGAAATCCTCCAAGAACACGGAAAGGAGTGTGGCGAGAGATTCGGCGTTCAGGGCATGGGCTGACCGGCTGAGGAACAGCTCCGTCAGGAGAATGGGCTGGGCCTCATTGATCTCCGTGGCCAGAATTCCTCGAAGGGTCAGGTCGTCGCCGCTTAATTCCTTTACGTCCTTTGGGTCGTCCTTTAAGTACCCTGCAAGTCGCAGAAAGGCCACGGGATTTTGGAGCTGGCTCGCGTGTTTCGTCAAGGAGACGCCGCACGCATGGGCCCTCTCCAACTCCTTTTCGTTACGTTGGAGAGCCTCGTAGTTGTGAAGGGCCGATTGAAAGCTTTGCGAATCATGGGTGACCATCCACTTGCTGAGCTCCTGCTGCGCCCGCTTCCATCGATTGCCCTGGGCATTCTTGACGGCCTGTTCCAATGCGATCTTCAGTTCGCACTTGGCGATGAGCTCCTCACTGAGCTTGTCGCGAATGGCGATGCGCGTCTTCTGCAGAGCCAAGACCTCCTGCTCATTTAGCGCAATCTCGCCCAAACGTTGCTGGTACCAGTAGCTCTGCTCCATGATTCGGAGCCACCCGACATTATTTGCATTCAGCGTCTTGAGCAGGAAATCGTACGAGAAGTCCATCTTGCTGCTGACCTGTTGCCGGCGGCCCTTCATCATCTCTTTCAGTTCAAAGGGGCCGACGGGCTCACGGTCGGGCAGATAGACCACGAGCCCCTTGTCGTCCTTGCCACGCCGGCCGGCGCGGCCGGCCATCTGAATGTATTCGTCCGTTCGAAGAGAGCGGAGACGATTCACGTCCGAGTCGAACTTCTTGAGTCCCGTGAAGACGACCGTCTTGGTCGGCATATTAATGCCGACCGCGAAGGTCTCCGTGGCGAAGAGCACTTTGATGAGCCCCTTGCCAAACAGGATCTCCACGATCTCTTTGAGCAGAGGAATCAGGCCCGAATGATGGTAGGCGATGCCCTTGACAAGAAGAGACTTGAGCTCGTGGTACTGGGGCAGGGTATCTAGGGATGACTTAAAGGGATGCAAGTGGCTCGCCATGATATGATGGACTTCGGCGGCCTGAGCCCCGTCCAAGAAAGAGTGGCTGATCTTGCCGGCGTTCTCTTCGCAGCCTTTGCGACTGAAAGTGAAGACGAGGGCCGGCAAGAGGCGTTGGTGGCGGAAGAGATCGAGGCAGTGATTGAGCTGGTGCTGGAAGGACTTGGGCCTCACTTTGCCCTCGACGGCCCCCTTTTCACCTGCGATGACCTTGTTGTGTACCTTCTCCTTGAACTTCTCGTGACCGTGCCGAATGGCTTCGATCGACTCCAGATAGGCCTTGTAGGTTTTGTCATGAAAGACCTCGTCGGGGCTCAGAATCACCTGGAATTCATCCGTGACGGGGTCGAGAACCGTGTGTGTTAACGGTACAATACGGTGATTCGTTTGAATAAGATGAAGAGGGATTTGCTTAAGGATTCCGAGCCAGTTTGCAAAGGGCGTCGGGTTTCCGAGGGTGGCCGAGAGCCCGATGATCTGTACGGTCGGCGAAAGGAGAATGAAACACTCTTCCCAGACCTTGCCGCGATCGGGATCGTTGATATAATGGCATTCGTCGAAGACCACCAGTCCAAGGTTCTCAAGTGACAAGGAGGCCGTGAGACCGAGTGATTGTGTCTTGGAGCCGGTCTTATAGAGCAGATTGCGAAGAATCTCCGTGGTCATGACGAGGATCTGCGCATCGGGTCGGTCCTTCACATCGCCCGTCATGATGCCGACCGTTGCATCAGGGAACTGGCGTTTGAGGTCGCCGAACTTCTGATTAGACAGGGATTTGATGGGAGTCGTGACGAAGGCCCGTTTGCCTTCTGCAAGGGCTTTGAAGATGCCGAGCTCTCCGACAGCGCTCTTGCCAGTACCGGTAGGGGCACAGGCAAGGATGTTGTGATTCAGATGAATGGCCTTCTGGGCATACTGCTGGAAGGGATCGAGAGGATGCTTGAGAGGATTGGCGGGGAGATCGCCGACGGGCTGGGAAAGGTCAGGTTGAATGAGATAGGACATAGTTGGGTCTTGTGGATAGCGGCCGTCTGATCAAATTTTAATCAGAGATTGTAGGTAGAGGATGCCGCCAAAGGCTGTCGTTAAAACGAAACGTAGATTGAACTTAAATGCAGAAATGAAAGGCCTGAAAGCAAAACGTAGCTCGAACTTATACGAAGCAATGAAAGGCCTGAAAGCAAAATTCAAACGTACTTTTACGCGTAAAATAAAGAAGGTAGATCTATTTAAAAAACCAATCTATACTATTGTATCGACTTTTATTGCGGGAAAAAGGCTATCCGCAGAAATACAGGTAATGTATGACGAATTTAAGGCAAATTACCTGAGCAATAGTGTTACTTCTTTTCAGCTTCAAGAGCAAGCCCTTCGTATTCGGGCCGCAATTATTGCACGCGATAATCTACGTAGCATCCTACAGGAGGAATATACCAAATATGCATCTGAACAGGCACTGAAAGGGTTGGAAGTGTCTGCCGAGATACAGAGCAGATGTGTCGCCTTTCAAGAAGCCTACATGAATCGTGAGATAACCAATGCACAGCTTCAAGCAATGGCGACTGCGATTCAGAATCTGTTTCGCAATCAAAAGGAGACTGAGGTAAAGACGTATATAGAAACACCAGTGTACGAGGTAAATAGTGCACTCCCTCACCTCAACTACGAGGACTATAAGACAACTGCATGGGACAATGACAAAGAAGCAAGGGGCAGCATGCTTATCTATAAAACCCATTTTAGGCAAACAAGCAAACTTATAAACGAGTTAAAGAATCTCTTTCCAAACAGGAAAGTATTTCATCATCCAGGTCGCAAACCAATTGGACGAGATGCAGCAAGATTACTTCAATATTCACTTCAAGTCAATCTCTATGACCAAACGCAAAAACGTTTTGAAGATTTTAATAAGAAGTATTTGCAAGCCGCAAGTCTAAATGCTATCATAGGAAAATCGCGCCTACCCTTTGCAACAGTGGAAGAAAGGATATTCAATATCCCTGAAGTTCGAGGGACATTGGCCGAGTTACTGAAATCGAAAGAGATGGTAGATCAGCAAAAGGCAGTAAAAGGGGAGAGGGAAAATCTTACGAAAGAACTAAAAGACCTCAATCAGCCGAGCAAGATACGAGAGAGAATTATAGAGGGAGGGCAAGCGCTCGTATTTTATAAAATAGGCACAGATCCTTTGACTCAGGATTCATTTGCAATACCCTATTCGGAAGAGGATATCGCGCTGTTACAAGGTGCAGATGGTAATCGTCGACTTGATGAGGAAGACATGTATATTGAGATTAAAAGGAATCGTACAATCGCAACAACAATCGATCCGCATACAACCTATTTTACATATGATGATCCTGTTGATCAATTGCCGGCGCCAGACATTCGAGCAAAAAAATATCCTACCGCCTATGGGCCCTTGAAAGCCCGCCCCCGTTTGCCGGTGGTTCGAGCCCCTGTTCGTGGAGGAGCTCCGATCGCCAAACTTCTTTTTCACAACGGTCATGTATTTACAAATAGGGTACGTCCGAACGGTAATCCTTCCGTGACCGTATCAGTAAACAGCCTATTAATGAATAATGAAAACATTATTGAAATAGATCCCGCATTTCTGCAAGAATTCAGTTCTCCCCGAAAAGATTCTGTCCTCAATAGGGATGGATCTGAAATGGATGCCGAATATAAACGTCTGATGGATGCTCTTCTCGATCCAACCGAGGACGATTTACGAGGCCCTGATGCAAAAGAGCCAAATGCATTGGCCAACCTATTATGGGAGGGGTTTGATATGACAGTTCCTATATCGATGACTCAAATAAAAGCGAATCCAACCTGGGCTGCATTTACGCCTCCTGTAAGAGAGGATGCTCCCCCTGTTGTGAAATTTGAGAGACCCATTGATACTGCACGAAGATTGGCAAGGGGCGGTGAGTGGCAGCCCCTTCGATTATTTTACACATATACAAAAGTATTAAAGGTCGTGGATGCATGTCATGATTTTCCCCAAGATGCGCATGCAGTAATTGCCAATGCAATGCAGCTGTGCGTAATAAATCCATCTGTTGAAAATACGTGGATTCGAGAGCAGCTGCAATTACTAGTAACGGCGATCGGGGCCGTTGCAAGCCAAGAGAAATTAGAACATTTTGCACTTATAAAGATTGATGAGTTAACAAATGGATTGCGTCTCTTCGGCGGCTTTAGTCCATTTTTACCATCGAACCAACGAATAATTGCGCAAGGAAATTTATTAGATGTGACGAATGGCGTTCGAGCAGTCGATGAATTGGCAGGGTATATAAGTAGAATTGATCCAGTTGTAGCATTTGAAGCAACCGATCATTTGCACGTATGGGGGAAGGATGGATTTGTTCGCGCAATGGTGGAAAAAGGAATTCAAATTGAAAAAGCTTCAATTAATTTTGACAAACTGGATGCGGCCTCTGAGGCCGTTCCTATTAAAAAATATACGAATGCATGTGAAGGCCTTTCGGTAGTGCCCCCTATTAAAAACAGAGGATGGAATGTTATTTTTGAGGGGACAGATACAAACAGGGCAGAACTAGATCGAGAGGCGGGCCTATTATATTCATCTGCAGTCGAACGAGAGAATCTTATGAATACACTTAACGGTAGAGATGGCGTTGTATTAAATGCGGGTCTGCCGAATGTATGCGAAGTATTTACGAAGCAGGGTGGACAATTGCAGGTAGATGTATATTGTCAAGTAAATAATGTATATAAATTAATCTGTACACATGGAGCGACGCCCTATTCCGTGAATACAATCTGTAAAATAGCCAATTTTTCAGGAGGAAGAGGCGGCTTATTAACAACTGCCCGAGGCGATTCCCCTATTACATGGTCACCTTATATTCTTGCTCTTGAAGCAGGACTGGCAGTGCCTGATGCCGATTTTCCTGGCGTACAGAATGAAGTAAGCAGGAAAACTTTGGCCAGTGTATTAAAAATAAATGCATTGATTGATCGAAAATGCAGTGGAGATGGCCGCATGACAACGATGTTTGGCCTCGGCATTACACTGGATGTATTGGCCGCATACTTTTTCCTACTATTTTACGGAATTTCACTAATTCTGGTAAAAGGACAGTATAAACTTATTTCATTGCATCCATTGCCATCGGATGCTGCGATGCAAGCGGAAAAATGGAAAGGGTTGTATTATCTTAAAAGCGCAAACGGCAACTATATACTAGAGAAGGTACTCAAACAGTATGATGATGTATATACGCTGCTGGAAAGAGTGGGACGTTTTGATAATTCTTCCTATAATGATTTAGAACCACTTGCATTTGTGGCTGCCTCTGCCGCATTTATGAAACTGCGCAAAAATCTAACTACCGCTCCTCCTTCCAAAATAGATATAGCACATTTAAGAGAGAAGTTAGAAGGTGCAACGATTGATACATGGCCTTACAGTAATATTATGGGGTGGATAGAAAATGAATTGCAAACTAGTGCAGCAACACAGACATACAACACTACATTTAAACAGTTAGAGGCAAGTATTTTAAAAATTTCGAAATTAGAACCGCTTAGGGCTAGGGTGGGCAAGATTAATAATGATAATGATAATGATAATGATAATGATAATGATAATGATAATGAAGCTGTTAGAAATGAAGACATCGCCAATAATAATGAAGAGAAGCCTGCTGCAATATCAGTACAAGATATGCGTTCTGTACAATTACAGCTATTTGATGAGTTACTAAATGTGATTATAAATAGTGTAAATATTGCAAATAATGATGTTGTTTTTAACGATATCGTTATTAAAACCATGTATCGTGTAGTAAAGCATGGCTGTGTATGGAATAAATCAGAGTATGTATCTATTCAAAATCTAGGAGACCTTCTAGCAGGATTACAAGATACCATACAAACTCCCCCCTTGCTGGGGGGTGTGCCTTCCAAATTACAGAGCTGCTTGAATAACCTGTTTATGCTATGGAATGCTGAAGCAGCAGCAGCAGTCGCTGCTCCAAGAGCAAGAGCAAATGCAAATGCAGTGGCCGACCGCCCTCTTCCTGTAGTAAGATCCATGGGTGGGACGCGCCGGCGTAAACAAAAAGGTCGTCGTAAGTAAAGAATGAGCTGGGTCGTCTACCTCCTCGTATCCACCGACGGCGCCACCTATGTCGGTGCCACCGTTGATCGTGACCGCCGTCTCAGGCAGCACAATGGACTACTAAAAGGAGGTGCGAAAGCCACTTCAAGAAAGCCAGGCGCCTGGATCCGCCACTGCTATGTCCAGGGCTTCCCCGACAACCATGCCGCCCTCTCGTTCGAATGGCGCTGGAAGAGTCTGAGCCGCAAAAAAGAGTATTCTGGAATGGAGCCTCTTGAGAGGCGCCTGGAAGCCTTGCAAGAACTGTTGAGCCTGGATCGCCCGACGTCGACCGCACAACCCTATTCGTCGTATCTGGAACCGCTAGAAATCATGTATGCATAAATCGTCAATTCTAAATTTGATGATTTATACCGTTAAGAATCTAATTACGCCCCTCCAAAGGAGGAGGCGTAATTAGATTCTTAACGGTACAATGTTCGTGATGCCATTATCGCCAAGATCAAGGAGATCGCTCCGAAAGCCCCTCTGATCAAACCGTTCACAGACCATTTGTTAAAAATGGGCAAGGACAAGCTCAACCGGTACAATACACTGACCTTTGTGCTACAAGAGTTCCATTTGACTGTTCAGATCTTTACACCGTTGGTCGGTGGTGAAACTCTGACCTATACCCTTCCTGAAGATGCAGGAGATCCACCGCCGGATCTTTTGAGAACGAAGTTCTTGGGATTGTTTTAGGAAGCCTTGCTTTCGAAAACTCTTTTGTTTTAGGAAGCCTTGCTTTCGAAAACTCTTTTGTTTTAGGAAGCCTTGCTAGAACCTAAACTTACGACGAATAGGATGTCAAGAATGCCCAGCCTTTCGATTATTACGCCCTGTAGCCGCCCTGCAAATCTGAAGAGGATTGCCGAGTCTATTCAATTCGACAAGATTGATCGCTGGTATATTGTGTATGATACGTCGCCGGCAAAAGGAACTACCGCGCCCCGTACCTATGAGAAACAGTTCCTGGACAATCCCAAGATTTCGGAACTCGAATGCGGAATCAGATGCTGGGGCAATCCCCAGCGGAACTTGGCGCTTAGCCTCATTACCGATGGCCTCGTCTATTATCTGGACGACGACAACATTGTCCACGACGCGTTCTGGACGGAACTCGATTCCTTTGACCTCGATCACCTCTATACGTTCGATCAGTATCACAGCAATAAGCAGCTAATTGTAAAGGGGGGCCGTCTACAGGAGAAGTTCATTGATACCGCACAATACATTGTCCCTCGGCAACTGATAGGGGATCTGGTCTGGGACATGCACGATGCCGGCCTCGGTTCGGATGGGCGCTTCACAGAAGACCTGAATCGTCTGCACGGGTCGAAGCATGTCTATGTGCCAAAGGTGCTATGTTATTACAATTTTTTGAGAGCTTAGTCTAAAGGCAGAATTGGGTTATATATCATATGAAACTGCTGCAAGTTGGGGATTCCCATCCTCGCAATGCAGAATTTATTGTGAGAGCCTGTGCCCTCTTTGGAATAGAGTATCATCGCACAAATTCGACCCAGTTCCCAGACAACGGGTACGATATTATCTGGTGCCCTGGAACATGGGTCAATCCCGATCGCCATCCTAAATCGAAGTTTATCTTTGGCCCCCAGTTTTTCGTGTTTCCGAACGCCAGCCATGCGCTCTTTACACAATCGAAGCCTGAGCACGGAACTCGGTGCATCTATAACTGTCTGAGTGACTGGAATGTGACTGTGCACAAAGAGTTTGTAGGGTCTGCGACTCACATTCCGTTTGTAGCGCTTCCAAATGGACTAGAAGATATTCAGCCAAAGGCAGCCTCTACAGAGTATGACTTTGATTGTATTCTCTATTCAAAGGCTCGCCATCCCAGCCTGTTGGCACACTGTGAATCGATTGTGAAGGCGAAAGGTCTACGATACAAGGTCTATAAATACGGATCCTATCAGCGTCAAGAGTATATCGAGACTCTCAAACGGACGAAGTTCATGATCTGGATTGGAAGTCACGAATCCCAAGGGTTTGCACTGGAAGAATGTTTGGCCACAGGGACACCGATCTATCTCTATGATGCAAAAACCATGAAGGAGGAGTTTTATGGGCGCTATACCTATGCACATCACAAAGAGGCATTGCTGGCCACTTCGGCCCAGTACTGGGATGATCGTTGTGGTCTCAAAGTCTACTCGAATGAGGAGTTTACGGGCCGCCTGGATGAGTTTCTGGCGGCCATTCCTACATATGATCCAGCGGCCTATGTACAAGAAGAGTTGACGGATAGGGTCTGTTTTCAGCGATTCTTGGATGTGCTAAATATTCAATTAGATGCATAATTTAAATATTTCTGTTTCAACCAATTGCCGCACAGACTCATTATTATAGTCTAAATGAATAAGATCTGTGGTAAAATCTGCGCGAATATACCCCTCACTGTCCGTTATAATAGAATAGATATCTAAGAATGCAATGTTGTGTATCGCACATTGTTCACGTAGTAACTGATTGGCTCGTTCAGTATAGGCTTGCCGCTCTTTGTCAGAGCCCATGCAATTTACTCCTACAGCTCTTGGTCGCGGATTTGGATAGATGCATGGAACAATCACATTGATTTTATAGAGGTCTTTAAATTCTTGCAAGCGTTGTATATACTGTGCAATGATGGTTGTTATTTCGTCATTCCATCTGTCTTTTGCATGTAGATAAATATTTTTTTGTATATCGTTGTATCCATAAAAAAATAGCACATGATCGCCTGCCTCTATATTATATTTTTCATGTCCATTTCCCAATCGAGACCCCACTTCGTATATATTGAGATTATCGCGTAACAGTGTATAGATAGTCAATGGAATTTTCCAGTTAAATCCCCAATGTTCTTTTATTTTCATTGAATTATAAAAAAATATTGTATGACTGTCGCCAATTGCAAATATCTGATGGCCACTTGGAAGGCCAGACTCTGTAATAAAATTTGTATTACCATGTGTTCGTATTTCTTCTTTAATTCGAGTAGGATCCATATACTAGTACCGCTTAATATAAATTTAAGCCCCCGTTCATAATGGACGGGGGCTTAAATAATACCTATATCTATTTTCTATATGTCATCATTTCAAAATCACATGCCGTCCGATTACTATCAACTACAGATTGTAAAAGAATATCATCCACCCGTAGTCGCTGTAGACTATACGACACCATTGCATAGACGAAATCCCGAAGTGAGAGGGAAACTCTCTCTGAATCATATTGAATTGATTGAATATTATGTACGTCTCATAAAACCCAAAAACTTTATTGAACTAGGGGTTCAGTATGCAGAAGCAACGAAAGCGCTCATTCCATATATTCCAGAAAAATATATCGGCGTAGATATTACGCGCCAAACAAATATTGCATATATTGAACAGAATTATAGTCAATTCACATTTTATGAAATGTCCACCGATGATTTTTTCTCAAGTCTGCGTGCAAATCTCCAACTTGAAATGGGATTTATTGATGCCTGTCACAGTCATGAAGCAAGTTACAAGGATTTCCTAAATCTAAAAGAACATATGGTGGATGATGGTATTATTTTCTTTCATGATAGTTATCCAGTTTCAGAATATTGGTCAAATCCTTCGCTATGTGGTGATGCCTATAAGACAATTGAGAAAATTCGATTGGAACATAATCATGAGTTTGAAATTGTAACCATTCCTGTGAATCCTGGTATCTCCATTGCCCGTAAAATTGGTGCAAAGCATCTTAAATGGCTGAGCTAATTAATCTAAAGAAATAGAGTCTATATATATACAGTATGTTTGGATTCATAGTGGCTGGATGTATTCGTGAAGAAGCACATAGGCTCTCTATGTGCGAATGTCTAGATAGTATTCGACTATTTCATCCAACCAATACATGTGTAGTGGTTATAGACTTTACATCCAACAAAAGCTTAGTAGAGTCTCTTGTGCAACAGTATCCAGCTGTCATATTTGAACGAGAGACTGCACAGTATCCCGCAGATATGCAGTTATTAAAATACTTTAAAGAAAAGCACTATTTTGATACGGCCATTTTGCTCCAAGATAGTATGCGTGTTAAGAAAGAATTTATTGTAGAAGATGTGCGCAATATCCAATATATATGGCACTTCAATAATCATCGTACAGAATGGAACAGTATTAAAGAGCCTGTCACCGACTACAACACAGAACACAAGATTGTTACACATGATGATCTTGTGCATCATGTGATTGCAAGACTTCCTCCCTCTGACTTTGCAGAGTACTGCAAAGAGATCTACCCTAAAAAGAATCTATGGTCAGGATGCTTTGGAGGTTGCTGTATTATAACCTACGACTTTCTATTAGAGTTAGATATCAAAACACATATTATTGAGCTCGAATCGACTATGACAACGAATAGGTTGCGGCGGGTGATCGAATCGATTTTTGCGCTTGCATGCTCATTCACCAACAACCGGTATATCACTGATTCATTTGACGGACTGTATTTTGATGGAACTCGTGGCAATAATATGAAGGGCACTGCAATTCATAAAGTCAGCTTTGACCGTCAATAGTGGAACAATGAGCCTAAAAAATCGTGATTGCTTATAGAATAAGATGCTCTCTACTGTCGATACACGCCAATATATAGATGCGATACCGTTTCCGCATGTATATATTGATAATTTTCTAAGTGCGGATCGTGTGCATGCACTTCAACAAGAGATTCTGGATATATCTGCCGATGCATGGGATCGATACAATAATCCATTTGAGCAAAAGTATACGCTACGAGATAAATTAAATTTTCCACAGCATCTTGCAACATTATTTGCAGAATTTGAATCGGATGCGTTTATAGATCAGTTATCTGCTATTTGTGGCTACAAATTGATTCGTGATTCTAGTCGCAATTTTTGGGGAGTTCACACCTATGAAAGCGGCGATCGGCTTGATATTCATGTAGATGCTGGAATTCATCCGACAATGAATTGTAAAAAGCAGTTGACATTGGGACTCTATCTAAGTGCGAACTGGGAAGAATCTTATGGCTGTAAACTGGAATTGTGGAAAGGGGACAACGCGGCAAATCCGTCAGCAAAATTAGATAAAAAAGTACATGATATTGCACCTATTTGCAATCGTCTTATTCTCTTTACATGCAATGATTATTCGTGGCACGGGAATCCTGAGCCAGTTGTATGTCCTTCTTCGGCCAAGCGGATTTTTGTAACGATGTCCTATATGAGCGAGAATACGGAAGATTTAAATAAACGACCAAAGGCACTCTTTATAGCACGGCCTGGAGACGCAGAGGATTTAGAAAAAGACCAATTGCGACTTCTTCGAGCAGATTCAGAGCGATATAAGGAGATATATAGAGTAAATACAATAAATATATAATCATACGATTAGATTCTTAACGATATACTTTCGCAATGCATCTTTATTAAAATATTTATATACGAGTCTATTTTGCTGCTCTAATGCCGCAAAATAGATTTCTCGATCTCCTAAAAGGATCATCTTCTTTTTAATAAAATCGTCACCATCTGTAAAAATACAGAGATCCGAAAATCGATCCTCTTTTTCAAACCCCCAATTTAAATCTTGGATATTTGACATCCAGAGAGCACCCGATGCAAAGATCTCAAAGGTTCGTTTGTTTGGATCACCAACTCCGCATAAATCAATACAAATTGCATATTGTTTGAATGTCTTAATATATTCATCATAAGGAAGATAGTTATAGGATACAATATGATTTTTAATTTGACTATGAATTATAGTACGATCACGAATATATGTATTTGTTGAATCTATATGTTTATAGAGTCCCCCTATCCAAACCGCATTCATTATTCTATTGTCAGAAGAACTCTTCGCGTTATCAATATAATCAAGTGTTTTCCACATAACACATGGTTTGCAAAACATTGACAGTGGAAAAGGGACTACATTCGACTGATATGTAATTCTATTTGAATAGTTGCGTTTGAAATATGTATTTACAGGCTGTCCAGGATATATATTTGGATCATATGGATAATCATATGTATCAAACAGTGCAATATGCTTAAATGATTGAGATCGGATAAGTGAATATATTTTCTGTAGCATGCTATGTGCTATATGGCTTTGATATTCTGGTTTATCAAGAGCATCATATAATGTAAATACAATAAACACATGATCGTAATTCTCTGATGTAATAGAACTCCAATCAGTCTTGTATCGAAATCCATACTGTCTTTCAAACTCGTTATTTGACATATGATTTGTCCAACTATAGTTAAAGAAACTATCGGGCTCATGTGCATAATAGTCTGCCTCGGGAAATAGTCGAGTTAATCCGGGAATGTTGTGCGCTGGATCAATGATACAGAGTCGCATTGTGAATTTAAACAATACACAACTACATTATGTATTGTTTAAATGCGCGTGATTATCCTAGGAGCAAATGGAATGCTCGGATCTATGATGGAGTTCATCGGTTCTCAACAATCGGCGCAAATTGTCCCCATTCGCCGGCAAGAATTCAATGCTCTGACACAGCCCCTTTCAGTACTGAAAGGGGTCCTGTCAGATGATTGCTGCATTGTGAACTGTATTGGCGCCATTCCTCAGAAAAAGTATAGTATTGATGAAATGACACAGCTAAATACTACATTTCCACTCGAATTAGCGGCGCTCTGTCATGAAATGAGCATTCCTCTCATTCATGTGAGTACCAATTGTGTCTTTTCAGGCGCTGTGGCAGATTGTAAGGAATCGGATGTACCTGATGCAGCAGATCTCTATGGCCAGAGCAAGGCGAAGGGGGAGCCATCCACCTGCATTGTTTTGCGCTGCAGTATCATTGGCCCCGAAGTCTCGGGTGCATCGGGGCTTCTAGAATGGTTCCTTCATAGTCAAGGAACAGTCAATGGCTATACGGATCATTACTGGAATGGTCTTACTACGTGTCAGCTCGCAAAGACGATCTATAGCATCATTGAGCGCCAAGACTTTACAAATCGCATCCAACACCTCTATTCGGCAAATACTCTTTCTAAATATGAGATCCTCGTGGAAGCGAATCGGCTCTATTGTGATTCTAGAACCACGATTGTGCCCTTAGCAAACGGTACTAAGTACTATACGCTCAGTTCTCTTACGCCGAATGGAGTCCCGACTATTCAAGATCAAATGGCCGAACTAGCACTGCACATGGATGCCTATCGATCATTCGTAGCAAAGGATGTATTCTTAATTACAAGTGTAATTAATACGGGGCGTGCAGCTTGGTCGTATACTCGTGTTCGAAGTGTATTTTCAGCCCAGGATCGATTTGAGCAGACTCTGAAGACAATTGCATCGATTCGCGCCTTGCAAGATGGAACCCTTATTGTTCTTTCAGAATGCTCCAACCTTGACGAAGCAATGACTGCTGTTTTAAAAAAGAAGGTCGATATCTATCTAAATTGCTATGAAGACAAGGAGATACAGGCGGCCTGTATTCAGAGCAATAAGAAAGGCTATGGAGAACTACTTCAGACGCGCCATGCCATTCGGCATTTGGCTGCAACCCCTTTTCGTCGCATGTTTAAGATCTCGGGTCGCTATTGGCTCACGGATGCATTTCGTAAATCCCGATTTTCTATGACAGACTATTCATTTAACAAGATGCTGGTTAATTCAGAGGTGCACCCAACGGTTGTCTATTCCGTGCCCCAGAGCCGCATGGAGGAATTTAAGACAGTTATTGAACAGTGTAACTCTATTTATCAGCGCCAACCGATCGGCTTGGAGACCATTCTTCCCCCCCTCTGCAACCCAAAGACACTTATAGATGGCGTAGGAGTAGCGGGCTATGTTGCGGTAGATGGCACATTCTATTCGACGCCCTAGTCGAGAAGCGATTGTACTGTCAAATAGGCTGCAAGAGCTTCAGGATGAATGATATTCTGAGAACTATCAAATGGATCTGCATTTCCTTCTGTCACAGGATGCGCAGTTACATGATAATAGGCTCCCTTGCTATAGGTATTTTTAGCCTCCGAAATTGAAATAAGGTCTTCATGAATCTTCTCTTTACAACGAAGGCCTGTGACAATACGACTCTTGTTATATTTGGCTTCAAAGATGGAGAAGAGATCTGCAATTTTCATCGAATGAATAAAGGGTATAATAATTTCATTGTGTTGTCCATGCACAAGCGCATATTCAATAAGGTTCACGCTCTGTGCAAGAGTCATAATAAACCGGGTCATATCAGGATGAGTCAGTGTATAGGGCTTTTCAGGCGATCGATTCGTTTTTAAATACGGAATAATAGAGCCACTTGAATTCAGCACATTTCCATATCGAATCCCCACCCACTTCGTTTTTCCTGGCAATACTCCCTGAAGAAAAAACTCGGAAATAGCCTTACAACATCCATAGGTCGTAATCGGCAGACAGGCCTTGTCCGTACTGACAAAGAGGACGCGCTCAACTGTGTGCTGCGCATATTTTTGCAGCACCGTATGTACATTAATAATTCCGTTTGAATTATTTGTGATCGATTTGGCAGGATAGAGTTCGCAGATATCGATATGCTTCAGGCATGCAAAAATACAGATAGTTGTGGGTTTATGCACAAGTACAGCACGCATAACATCATCTTCAATCGAAATATCCCCAATCATCTGCTTTAAATTTGGATGCTGCACACTCATCTTAAGAGCCCACTGTTTCTCTTCATCTCGTGATACATTTATAATGCGATTGTATGGAATCCATCGCTGAATGACCTCTTTTCCAAGAGAACCACTCCCTCCAAAAATGAGAATCGTTTCCCCTGAAATGTCAGCAGACTTAGGGCATTGATTTAGCAGGGATTCCATGCAATCTAATAGAAATATGTCTGTATGTTTAAGTCTCCACAGGCCGCTCCACAATCTCCATCCCCTTCCTATAAATCGTAGAATACTGATTCCATCGGACATTGGAGCCGAAGATCCACTTATCAGGGGCAATTATACGGACTCCTTGGAACACGGATAGGAAGGACATCCACCAGTGATAGGTGGAATTGGCAATGATGTAGTTCTTGAACAGGCAGCCGGCATAGAACTGCGTAATGTCATCCTTAATCTCCATGAAGACATATTGATCCCCCACAAACTTCTGTTTGCACCAGGCAATGTCATCGCTTGCGATATAGTACTTCATAGATCCCATCTTCTCCATCGCCTTCGTAAAATAGGTTGTGCCACAGGGATTATGGAAACTCGCCTTGGTCACATAGTCCGTTCTGCGAACTCCCAGGAAGCAGCGAGTCTCGGATCCTTCCTCCAAAAAGAGTTCTGGATAGGTGGCGGCCAGATCTGTATTTGTTTGCAGCCATGCCTTTACACCCTCGTCAGGTGTAAAGAGCTCTTTGATCTCTGCATCGAGTCCGTAAAAACACTGATCGGATTGAAAATTTCCGTACAAACAGAGTGTATGGTCTGGGCGACTTTCAAGACTCTGCTGCATTTCAGGAAGAATGTTGTAGGCCGTCCACCCTCGTTCTGCAAGGACTGCGATCGGTTGTTCTGCTTTAAGTGTTCGTGGAATCTTCTTTAACAGCGTACTATAATAGGTGGACGGGTGATTTGCACCACAATCCCAGATAAATGTTTCAAGCGCGTAGAAGGGTTTGTTGCACCGTTTTGCAACCGCATAGGCATGCCCTGCTTGAAAGAGTTGATTGCCTAGACCTCCTGAGTAGTTGCAGGTGATAAAGGACATTTGTTCTATAGAGTATTGCGCATTTTTAGGATAGAAAGTTTACGCAGACCCCGTCATAGCAATCAGATCCTGTGCAATTTGTCGCCGCGCGGCCATTTCCTCCGCCGCGTCTTCTTCCGTAGGAACATGCGATGAAGAGAGCTGAACAAGAGTTCCAGGGCTCGTACCAAAAAATCCCTCGGTAAAGCGACCCCCTACAATGACGAATAGGAGTGTGGCGGCGACCAGAAGGGTGATGCCGAGTAGTCTCATCTACTTTGCTCTCCGATATTTTTTAATTCGCTGAGCGGCCATGAACTTGCTGCACAACCCTTTGAGTGTTTCTTCATTTGTGCGACTCGATTCGAGCGTTTTCACAAACTCAGTCCATCGCTTATTCCATTTCGGATCTTCAGGAGACTCTTGCGAAGCAGCTTCTGTGAACGCCTTGAAGGCATCGAGCTTTCCTTCTAAGAATAAACGTACGACCATGATGGCCGGCCACTGCTGTCGTTCTTCTCGTTCAAGTGGATCTTTTGCACATAGTTTGTTGTGTCGTAGTCGCCGAAGATTTTCAACAAAGGCTTTAAGAACCGGTTCGGATTGTTCGAAGGTCTTTCCTTTGACGGCAAGTACAAAGGCTGTCCATTGCTCCATCCAGTCATTTGGAACTGTGTTGTGTTCTTCGCAGAATGCTTTGTACTGGTTTTCTTCATTTGCTTGAATTGTTTTATAGATCTGTTTGGATTTCCATTGTTTGACTGGAATAAGTTCCTTCGGAGCCTCAAGGATTGCTCTAATCTCCTCTGTCATCCCTTCTTTTGGAACAATAACTTCATTGGTCGGTTTATAGTCAAATGAGATCGGTTCTTGTACAAGGGGCTCGTCTACTTTGACCCGTGCAGCCGTTTTTGAACTACGAATAGGGATGTTCTTTGTGGCGATTGCTGCAACGAGTTCTGTAGAGCGATCTGCAATTATGGATGCCTTCTCGATAATTATTTCATATGGAATATCCCGTTTCATAAGATTGCAGTGACCGCAGCAGGGGCGACAGTTATCAAGTCGATATCCCTTTCTATTCTCAAACCGATCAATCCCGTTCTTATTTGTATCATCCGTCGCAATTCCGCACAAGTAGCAGGACTGCTTCACAATTGCAGCAAACTCTTCTTCCGAGATTGCAAATTCGATATTGCGACTATTGGCGGACTTGGCGTAGGTCTTGTAGTGGGGTACTGACAGAGACGAATAGGTGGTGTTCCACTTTTTGACGAGGTCGGGTGCAATTGGCTCCTTTGCTGTTCGAAATTGATGAATTGCGCCTAGTTTGTCTAGGAACTCCTGAGGATGCTGACTCCCTTTCAAGAAGTTGCAGGTTGTACAGCAGCTTGTTACATTCTCATCGACATAGCCCCTATTATTATCTATACGATCAAGGCCATTTACTTCTCCATCTTTTTGATAGGCGCAGAAGAAACAGGGTTCCAGAATTAGTGCAAGGAATCGTGCTTTCGATAGTGCAAAGTCGAGGCCACGTTTTTGAGCACTCTTGACATAGTGATTCCATAGCACATGCTTATTAGTAAAGGCCTCTGCTTTATAATTTCGTTCACGAGGGGGGCGCTGACTCTCATAGATCTGCAACTTTTTGTAACACGGAATACATCGCCTCAAAGATTTGTCATGTTTTCCTTTTGCCCTTGATTCCTCTGTGAGCTTTGTCCCGCAATCGAGGCACAGGGTCGGATCTTGTCGCTTCTGATCGTTCCGCTTGCGATCATGGATGCGTGCTTTGTGAAGACAGTGTGTGCACTTGGATTGATGATCTTCCAGAACGGTAAAGCACCCTCGTGCAATGTCACAGAGTCGTGTGCCGTCTTTTTGAGCCTTGTCTAGAATGGCCTGGCGAGCATGTTTGGAACAGTAGGTCTCCGTTGTTTCATTGCCGCAGAGGGCACCCTTTCGAACACCTTGCTGAATGGCGGCTTGACAGAGGGGCATTCCTGTATATGCCGGAGAAGATAAAATGCGTGGTCGGTCAATTTTAGACAATCGCGTTTGGAATATGTACCGCTTCGTAATTAGATTCTTAACGGTATCGTCTATGGTTTCATTGCTATTTTGAATATATACATATACTCGAAATAGCTTTTTTTTAAATTTAATGCAATTTGTAAAATATAATAAACAACCAAGCAAATCTGCTTAATTGCTATATGCAAGGCCGCCCCAAGCGGCTCCTTCCTTGTTTCCAAGAAGGCTGGACTGTACCTTAAGCATTCTCAGGTTGATTAGACCCTCATTGAACACCGATGCCTTTGCAGTCTCTGAAACGGTTCCATTGCCTATCATATCGGCTTTAGGAACTCGCCTGCGGATTGCCCAATCCTTCACGTTTTTACTATGTCCGAGGTCATTACCCTGGATTCCTGTTCGTGTTTCCACGGTCAGGTAGTAGTGAAGGCTGTAAGGGGTTTCCCGCAACCAGGTCATCTTGCGACAGTTGCTTTCGCAACCATCACTAGCTAGTCACACTGTTTGTCCAAGTGCCTGTTTAAGGGGCACAAGGCAGCTAGCTGTTTGGCACAGGCGGTTTGCAATTGCAACCGAGCAGATGTTCATCATCGTGAGATAGATGTTCATCAAGCAGTTAATGCCAGACATAATACGAAGTACGTTGTAGTTGGTCGCATACACGCGAACCGTGGATGACAGGTTCAGGCCGACCGCGTTGTTGGACACCGTGAGCAGGAGCGTGGTGTTATCAATACGGGACAAGTTGCACGTGCCTGAGGGCTGGTGCTGCTCGGGCTGGAGGGCAAACGAGTAGACGTTGATGCCGACCGCGGGGCAGTTGGTGTGGTGCTGGTAGGGCTGGACCAAGTTGAAGTAGGCACCCTCACGAACCGAGAAGCGGTCGTGGCCGTTGAGCTGGAGGAGCGCCGTGATGACGGGGTTCTTGCCCGCCATGCCCTCAACACGCGTGACGGAGTAGCCAGACTCCAGCACGGAGCGGTCCCACCAGTCGGAGTAGTTGAAGGGCTGCTGGCCCTTGTAGGGGCCAACGACGGTGTCGTCGCAGCTCGTGAAGGAATCACGCTGGACAACCCAGATGAGCTCCTTGCAGGGGTGGTTGAAGTTGAGCTTGAGCTTGTTGGAGCTGGAGGTGATGGACTCGCCGCCCGTGAACTGGAGGACATCGATGAGGTACTCGTGGCTGACCTGGGCGAACTTGCGGCGCTCGTCCGTGTCGAGGTAGATGTAGTCGATGTACAGAGACGCCGCCGCCAAACCGGTGTTGGCGACACGGTTGCGGACGGAGTGGGGGTCCGAGCCCGTGGCCTGGTCCCAGCAGAGGTTGTTGAGCGCATTGAACTCGAGGTTGATGCGGACCTCGTGGTACTGGAGCGCAATGAGAGGGAGAGAGAGACCAGGGTTGCGGCAGAACCAGAACTGGAGGGGCACGTACAGGGTGTACATGGGCGTGCAGCTGCCAACGACCTCGGAGGTGTTGGGCTCACCGCCATAGCAGTAGTTGTCGCAGCCCGCACCGCCGGCGTAGATCAGGTTCGTGAGCTCAGGGACGTTGCCAACCATCTTGGCGTAGCCGGCCTGCTTGCCCGCCTCCTGCGTGAGCTCGTTCCAGATGTGGAGCCAGTCGCCATAGTGCTTGTCGATGCGCTGGCCGCCAATCTCGAGCTCGACGTAGGAGATAAGGTTCTCGCCAACCCAGTTGAGCCAACGGAACTGACCGCCGCTGCCATCCGTGGCCGTGTTGATGACGACCTGGGGGAGGGTCGCCTGGAGGTAGATGCGGTGGATGAGATCGCCGTTGCGCTGGATCGTGCACGTGACCTTCTTGCCGAAGTTGGGCGCACCGTTGAAAGGGTTCTCAATCGACTCCATCGCGAAGTTCGTGTAGCGACGGTAAATAACCTTGAAGACAGGTTTGTACCCTCCCTTTCGGGATATTTCTTGTTCTTAGGGAGAACGGGATTGGACTATAACTTAAGCCGCGCAACTATAAATAGTTGCACAACCCACTACCATTTAGTCTCTGAACTGCATTCATACTGCTTCTAAATACGATACCGCCAAATCGTATTTTTCATCATCTGAAAGTTTCTTCGATGTGAAGTACTTATTTTTTAGTGTTGGGTGATTAACTATAGCATATCCAGAACCTTGCCAGAATTTAGGCCGCTCTTTTACATACACCATGTACATTGGTAACTCACTGTGCGATTTTCTATGAGAAAGGGCAAGTTTTATTTTATGCTCATCGCTGAGCGTCTTGCCATAAAAGTGATGTTTGTCACCTGACTTTGCTGCTGAGATTGCGTGCTTGGCTTCATCTGTTCTTGGTTTCCCAAAGTTATGATTTTTATCGCCAAGTTTTGCTTGTCTCATTCGCTCACACGATAGTTCACTATGTGCACTCACAGAGCCACCTGTTCGGATATTATATCCGCGTGGCTCGAGTGAATTATAGATTTGAATCATTCGCATTTCATAAAAGTTCAGTTGATTATCATTCACTTCAAGAAGCACTTCATATTCCATTTTGTCACCGTATTTTTTAATAGCATTTTCAAGTGCTATACAGTAACCAGGGCATTTTAAGTGTTCTTTAATACGTTTCTCAAATGTTCGCTTTGTTTGTCCAATATAGGATTTACCAGAAGGTGAAGTCACTCTGTAAATCACACCCATTTCACTAATTATTCAGATAATTTTTAAGCAGGTTAGAACTTGGCTGCGGATTGCCCATTTCAATCTTTCGATCTCATAGTCACCTTTTTTACGATCCCCGAGTTAAGTTCTCGGCCCTCCTGACCTTTCGGCCAAAAGTTCGTAGGTGACCCTTTAGGGGGTTCCCGCAATTTGATAATGTTGCCACTTGACTATTGCGAACAATAGCCCATGACTAGCAGCTGTGGCGTGCATATAGTGCACAATGGAGCCACGAACGGACTGGCCGGAGTACTTATTCCAAGTTTGTACTCCCCGACTGCTTTTCCACCCCCTTCAATATGTTAAGGTGATCTGCGGGTTCCCCGTAAGGTAAACATCCTGAGCGCCATAGGCAACGAGCTGCATTAAACCGCCTCCTGTCATTTGTTATACCCTCTGGTAACAAAATAATTTTGGAAAACTCTCACTTTTCCAAAACGCACCCCTGTAAAAGAGACACCCCACCTAAACAATCCCGCTATTGGATGGGAAAGACGAAGAAATGAGCGAGACTTCTCAAACAAAACCGAAATTAAAAGTCGGCGGACCGGAGACTCGTACCACTCTGGATGCCCTTCACGGCCAAAAAATAAATCAGATGCTCGAAGAGAAAAACGGAATTAATCAATACAAAGACCAGATAAAAGCATTAGAAACTCGAATAAAGTCCTGTACACAGGTGACCGAGATCTGGTCTCTGGAGCAGCAACTCGAGCGTCTCCAGAAGAAAGTGAAATCGATCGAGAGCGGTGATGCAATGAACGAGTATTATTTGCGAACCGGCAATATTCTCTTTTCGTATTATGACATTCAGGAAAAGATCCATAGTGGCGGAACGGTGTCCACTACAAGTCAACGGTCAAAACCAGGGTCCATTCTCGCAATTCTCAGTACAATTCAACAAGATGAGGCCTCCTCGGACAACGGATTCTTGAAGGGCGGGGGATCCAAGGCACAGAACGTGGACCACAAGCCGCAGCGCAATGATCTTCTAAACCAGTATTTGCAGATCGAGGATCCTACGTCGGCCAAGGCGGAGTCCACTGAAGACGACTGGACAGAATGCGACTTGTGCGGATCTGAAATGATCATGTGCATGAACGAGGCCACGATGACCTGTTCTAAGTGCGGCAACAAAGATTTTATTCTTATTGATAGTGATAAGCCGTCTTACAAGGACCCGCCCCGAGAACTGTCGTATTACGCGTACAAGAAGATCAATCACTTTAATGAGTGGCTCGCCCAGTTTCAGGCCAAGGAGTCCACGGAGATCCCTGCGACCATTTATGATCAGATCTTGCTGCAGTTGAAGAAAGAGCGGATCAGCAATTTTGGATCTCTCAAACGCACAAAGCTCAGGGAAATTCTGCGCCATATGGGAGAGACCAAGTACTATGAGCATATTCCGCATATTATCAATCGCCTATCAGGCCAGAACGCGCCGTTCATGAGCCGCGAGGACGAAGAGAAGCTGCGCCATATGTTTCGTGAAATCCAGCCGGCGTTCAAGAAGCATATTCCGAAGGGTCGCCGCAACTTCTTGAGTTATGGCTATATTTTGTACAAATTCTGCGAGCTGCTGGAGATGGATGAGCATCTGGCCTGCTTTCCCCTTCTGAAGAACAGGGACAAGTTGTATATTCAGGACCAGGCGTGGAAGGGGATCTGCTCGGATATGCAGTGGCAGTATATAAGGACGGTCTAGGGCTGCCCTAGACCGTCCGATTTAATACGCAAACGCAAAGCATTTTTAAACCCTATTAATCCTTCATATAGATAAAATAGGGTGCTAAATAGACACTCATAATTAAGAACACTATATTTGTATTAAAGCTCTGTGTATTCAAGAGGGCACTTACAATTACACCAAAAATAACCAAAGCGCTATCGGATGCTAACGCGTTCAGTCCAACCTCTTTGGCGTATCCTTTAAAATGATCGAACATATGATTCGATCCTTTGGGAACTATACTAAACAGTATATAGAACAAGTAATCAAACACTAATTGAACTCCAACACATATTGCAGCAAAGGCAGTCAAGCCCACCTGTATTCCTGTTACACTCACAATGTATCTACCGAGTACTATGTACAAAACGCCGATCAATATATCGGCAATCATAGCCGACAATCTATATTTTTTATACCATTCTATGATAGACGGGGCGTAATAGAATACCTGAGTAAATGTAAGAAAAATAATAACTAAATCAGCGTAGATATTCGCAGTAAGAATCGGCACATATTCAAATACATTTGAATAATTTGTGGTAGGCTTCACATTCATTGTTTTTTCAACACCATAGGCCGCTAGAAAGGATAGGAGAACTGCAATGCCCCCTTTCATTTCTGGAATGATCCCTGACATTTCTATTATACCGTTAAGAATCTAATTACGTCCTTCCGTAGGACGGGGGCTTAAATTTATATTAGGTACACCGGTTAGTATAAATTTACTGCCGATCGGTAGGGAGTAAATGTTGAACACTTTTATAGCTAACTAATAAGATGATATCTGAAGCTCTATTGCTTTTATCTGAAATTGTCCTTTCCGCATATCCATCATTGATCAAACTTGTAGATGCAAGTATTTTGTTACAAACCGGCGTGCGTATGCTCACGTTTACAGCACTCGCAACTGCCGCCGCTACGGCAACAGGAAGCCCGATTCGGTTCTTTTCGTTTGAAACAATCTATATGGGTCTTCTGAATTTATTGCATGTTTGCGCCAGTTATACTGCATTTACACAATTGGCCGGCGGAAATGCAATCGCCCTATTTTATACCTACCCTGTTTGGAATCTACTGGGGGCCTCTGCGCTATTTGGGGAAGTGATCTCACTTGAGACATTCCCATGGATTGGCCTTGCATTACTCGGCGTACTATTATTGGCACAGCCCTCTGCAAATAACTGGTCAGTGCTTGGTATTATTATGGCACTCGTGGCTGCCCTTACCGAAACGGGTATCTATTTATGGTTTAGGACAAGAACCGCACAGGATGATTCACCGTGGACGAAAATGGTGCAGATGTTTGGATCAAGTAGTATACTGTGGGGGGTAGGCATCGGAATCGCTATTATCACAGGAATTCTAACAAAAGATATATTCAAAATAAGCAATCAGGGCCTTGCAGGCATTCTGGGATTTAATGCATTTATTGGATTTCTAGGCTATGCCCTACGATTCTATCTTATTCCGAAGGTACCAACTGCTCTCTTTAGCTCGCTCAGTTTCTTTGGCGTGGTGGCAGCATATGGAATGGGATGGCTGAATAGCAATGAAATACCTTCAATACTTCAGATGGCCGGCGCTGTCGCAATTATTGTGGCAAATGCGGTTCTTTTATCGAAAGATAGATCCTAGAACTCCAGCACCTTGCCGTAATAGAAGTAGAGAATCACGCCAAAGAGCGCCTTCGAAACGACATCCAACACATTGTAACCAATGTTCTTCTGCTCTTCATCCAGCAAATACACAAATCCGTAGCCCGACCAGATGGCTGCAAAGATGTAGAAGACGGCGTGATTGGCTTTTCCAGGGATGCAGCAGGTATACAGTAGTATCAGAACAAGTGCAAAGAACAGAAAGCCTCCAAAGAATCCCAGCCATTTGCTCACAATTCCTTCTTCGCCCAAATACCCCATCAATAACATTCCCCAGTTCATAAGAACAATCTGACCATAGGTCTCGAAGGACGCATGGCCAGGATTATAGAACAGCATAATGACTAATAGGATGAGCGGGGTTGTGATGGACCAGTCAATGTAGCGGATCTTTGTGATCTCGCGCAGATCCACAGTGGGCTGCTTGATCATCTCATTGAAGATACCATATACAAGGGCGGCCACGAGAGACACGGTGGTCTCAATGTTCATCACGTGCCGCGCATTTATATTCGATGTTCTGAGAGCTTCGATCAGCGTCAGGCCCGTATACCCCATTAATACTAAATACGAGGCCATGAACGTCGTTTTCATGGCCGGTGTTACAACACTCATCCTAGTAGAGGTCTCGTATTTTATACAGATTTCTCAACAATCTTAATGCATCGTAGCACAGCACCATCTATGCCGAGCCACTTGAGCGTGCAGCTCAGAGTTCCTGCTGCGAGCCCTGTCTGAAAAGAGCTCGCATCCTCATGGGACCCTTCCGCAATTGGACATGCCGTCTCCTGGCACAACGGCACCTCTTCGTTAATCACAGGGAACCCGTTCAAGAGGCAAGAATACTGTGCCAGACCGTCGGTAACAACGGCAGGTACAGAATAGGCTACATGCAGGGTTGAATTAAGGGGCGGGGCTTCATAATCGACACGCACGGACTCCACGTGAAACACTGACTGCGGATTGCAGTCCGTAGCAATGGGTTGTGCGCCCGCGAAGAGTCCAAGGACTACGAAGAGGATGTGGGCGAGCATCTAGGAGTGCGTTGGAATCTTCTTAGAAAGTCGACGAGAGAATAGTTTCGTACCGCTTAGTATAAAATTACGCCCCCTGCAAATTGCAGGGGGCGTAATTTTATACTAAGCACTAGTGTTAAGAATCTAATTACGCCCCTCCAAAGGAGGAGGCGTAATTAGATTCTTATGAACTCGTCTAGAAAAATGAACTGATTTGTTAGGCCAACCTTAGATAAGCCGATAGTTATCGGGGCCCGGGCAAATCGCCAGACCGACACTTCGAAGCCGATGCACAGAGTCCTCTGGAAGAGCAAGCACCGCATCCGCCCAGCTCCATTCGATGCATCCATTGGGTGTGGTTAATGTAATGTTACGAATCACATGAGACCGCAATCCTATCAGTCCCGTTACGCAGTCCCGTATCCGTTCATATTGAAGTGCATTGAAGGAGCCGTACTGTACAATTGCAGCCTTGGTATCACCGTGCAATACTAATGCATCCATGAATTCACTCTCTTCTTGAATGATATAGCGCCCCGAGAGTTTGACTATGAAGTCCTCGTCCTGGATATGGTACTGTTGAATGCATTTGCGCAGATCGAGTAGTTCTTTATTTCCGATATTGGTTGGTATCTGATTAGTTGTCGTATAAAAGACATCCACGCCAAATTCATCCAAAAAGGTGGATCGAGTGCCATTGTTCTCAATAATGATAATTTTACAGTTAGGCAGATCCTCGAAACGACGAATAGCGGTTGTAATACCGTTTATATAGCGGCGCTTGCGTTCTTCGAAGTTCCGTTCTATGAGGGAGGTTGTGATAAGAAGGTAGATCATTCTTATCACAGCGTACGTTTATTTGTTTAGGTCTTTGACCTCATTTAATTTTATAGGAATCTACTAGTATGGGAGTCACAAAATATCTACGTCAGTCTGTAACGGACGGATTCTCATTTGGCCATGAAAAATATGACACATTTTTATCATTTACCATAAAGTTCATGAGTCATTCATTGCCTGCTATATTCGCAGGCCATTACTTAGATCAGGGAATCTATTATATTCAGAGGGAGAAATACCTAGGTCGTTCTGCAACAGTGTATATGATACTTCAGGTATTCGCATGGATGTTTTTATTTTATGGATTATTTCATATGCTGCCCTTGTATGCCAGTGAATTTCAGGGTACACTGACAGGGATCTTTTTCGTCACACTGTTCTTTGTTGTTCAAACAAATTTTATTAAAAATACACAAACGGTTTTGGGCAGGATCGACGGCGCACTAGAGACAAATTTGCAGACCCATTCAGGATCCTTGCGAATCTAATTGCTATTCAGGCTTCTTCTCGTCCGCAACGGTAACAACAATATTGGCAGGCGCAAGTGCTTGTACTTGTGCCTGTACTTGTGCAATCACTTGTGCTTGCACATTCGCCATCTGAGCCTGTACGAGAGTCTGAACAGCGGCAGGATCCTGGGCAATTGCCAACAATGCTTCGGAGTTTGTCGGCACTAGCTCCTTAATCTGTCCCTTGATGGCGTCAGGGACGGACAGCGTATCCATAAGCGCATGTGCATTCGCGATTTGCGCATCAACCTGTGTCTGTACAAGAGACTGTACCTGCGCCTTCAAGGTGGCCGGATCCTGAACGGCCGCCAACAACGCTTCAGGGCTTACCACCTCTTTGAGCTGGTCCTTCAAAGAGTCCGGTACAGGCAACTTGTCCACCAAACTCTGGGGGTTCTGAATCGCATTCGCCACTTCACTTGGCAAGAGGCTCGTCGGATTCTGGAGCGCCGCCTTCTGCGCCGCCGTCAACGGCAGCTGCTCCAGCAACTTGCCCTGATTGTCCTTCGCCTTCTGCACCAACCCTTTTAGTGTTCCTCCATTCCGCAGATAGTGGACAGCAAAGGCGATGCCTCCTAGGCCGGCCAAGCCGACTGCAACCCCGCCTAGAATGGTTGCTGTATTCGAGCTAGCGGGGAGCTTTGCAAGGATAGAGGCCAGGGCATCCTCCCTCGTTTCATTGCCTGGATTGGACGGATAGGCAGTCATGTAATAGAGAGGGGTTGACGTGGCCGAGACATTGATGGGGCTTGGAGTAGGATAGGCTGTGATCATGAAGAGAGGCGTGGAGGTCGCGGTCAGTGTCTGAGTGCTTGTGGTGGACGGAAAAGGTGTGTAGAAAATTTGGTAGAGAGGTGTGCTTGTGGCGGAGGCCGTCGAGGTGTTGGAGCCAGTAATCGTACCCGAGGCTGTAATGGTGACCGAAGAGGTATTGGAGCCGGTGGGGGTGGAGGTCGAGGTGGGAGGGGGTGTCGTAGGACTCACAGAGGCAATCTCATTGCCGACCGTCATGTCGACACCGCAGACCTGGGGCAGCGACAGAGTGGCCGAATAGGTGCAAACAGGATTCTCGTTCACGCCGCTCATCTGGAGGGTGGGACCGCACGCAAGGGTGAGATGGAATTCACGACAGCAGGAGCCCGAGCAGGCGGCGGGGCCGTACTGCTGATAGGTATATTGACCATTGGAGGACTGGTAATTCGTGAACGTACCGCAGGGATTTCCCTGATTCTGATTCTGCATGCAGCTCTGGTATGCGACGATCGTGTATCCGGGGGGCGAAAAGGTCATGCCGTTCAGAAGGCTGTAAAGGGAGGAAGGGCCATTGCCGGCGACAACAGATGCAACAGTCGCCAAAAGGCTAAATAGACGCACAAGCATTCTACTAATCATACGACAGAAACCGTCGTATGATTAGTAATGTTGCCTTAATTTCTCATGCGAGTGCTATAATGGATTGAAAAAGGGCTACAAAAACCCTATGGAATTTGGCTCTCCTCCAAAGAACTCGTGCACGTATCCTTTGGAGTTGGAAGGGAGTTATGAATGGGCTGGGTATCTCTTTAGAGACCACGAGGGAACCCGACGAGGTTGGCGCCAATACCGAACGAGGCGCCCTGGCGTGCCGTAACACCCATGGACGGGCTCACGGCATCGAGGATAGCGAAGACAACGGCGGCGAGGACGGCGAGCGTGGCGATCTCGTCCATCGGCAGTGCCTTACGGGGGATGAGAAGGGCCGCCGCGGCGACGACGAGACCCTCAATGAGATACTTGATCACACGGTTAACGATTTCAGCAACTCCGTAGTCCATTTCTATACTTCTTGGAAAGGAAAAAAATGCGTAGAGTGCGGATCTAAAGCATTCTTTGGATTCTTCCGGAAGAAGAGACATGTCCAAGGAACCGATCGAAGATTATTTGGATGAGGACGAGCCCATCAACGGACAGAAGTATGCCCTTGTCAGTTTCCTGAGCCCCGACAATGTACTGGAGAAGAAGGATCTCTTCTTCTTTGAGCGCTTCCTGCAGACCTATGAGGTCGAATGGAAGGTCAAGGGCATGGAGACCTTTTTGGCAGACCAGGCCACTGCAATCAACCGGGGACTCGACGCAAAGGCCAATGCCCTCGATGCAAGTGGTGCCACGGATCTGGCCGATCTCTGCCGTAGCAGCCGGGTCCGAGTGGAGACCGTCATGGAGGAGTACCAGACGTATGTCCGCAAGCAGCAGAAGGATATCAATAAGACGAAGATCGGGGCCGCCTGGGAGGACTTCCTGTTCAAGGAGCAAGCCAAGCTCGAGGAGGAGTTCCATGCAAAGAACAGCTTCCGGACAAGCATTCGGGGCTTCAAGGTGCGCGGCGTTGCGAGGGACGAAAAGGAGGCTGAGATGCGCGCCAAGAAGCTGCAGAAGGGGGACAAGTACCACAACATCTACTGCTCGGAGATCGGCAAGTGGACGCCATGGGACCCCAAGCCCCATCTGGTGGCCGACCAGGAGTATGCCCAGGAGGAGCTCAACCAGCTCATGAAGAAGTACAAGGAGAATGAGGATAGCAAGAGCGCCTTCTTTGACGAACAGAAGAAGGCCGGCAAGGGCACCGGTGACAAGAAACTGTTCGGGCCGGCAGAGACCACGAAGCCTGCGCCCACCATGACGGTAACGGCAGACGCCGAAGCGCCCACAAATACCTTGTTCGGTGACACACCGGACCTCTTTCTGCAGAAGAAAGCAGAGGCAGCCAATGTCAACTCCGTTATTCAGTAGAGTTTTAACGGCATGAAGTTAATATAAATTCACTTTGGGAATTTATATTACCTAGACAATGAGGATACCGCTATTTACGAAAAGTATCCAGGGAGAAGATTGGGCATCGAGCCGAAGACACCGACGGGCAAGCAGCTCTGGGTGGGGCCATCGCAGAACTGTCCCTCGGGGCATGGCTGACCCGAGCCGTTAGGACTGCGGCAGAAATACCCCGTATTCTTGTCAGGGTAGCTCATCTGTGTGTCCGACTGCTGGGGGCCCTGAAGCGGCACCTGAATCGGAGCACCCGAAATGGCGTCCTCAAACCCGCTCATATTTCTAAAAACGTAACGCATCGCGACGGTGCTCAGAGCGACCACAACAACCAGCACAACGATCATTGCCGTAATACCCATTGCATTCGACTTTCCTTTGGACATTCTTCTTCTAAGAGGACAGAATATTAGAAGTCGGGATCCGAAGTGAACCGCTTCGGCCGGATAGGTAAAGGTGTAATTGCCGGTAGGATCGGAGGATCATCGGACTTGCAATACCCATTGATACATCTCCGTCCATCATGGCACACGGCATACGCGCCATTGTCATTCAGATTTCGCTGCGCCGGCCCACAGCCATTGAGATCCACGAACGCATCCACCACCGGATTGTAGGTGACCGCAATCACGAGAAGGATCAGTAACACAAAGAGCCCTGACGCCGTTAGACGCAGGTACAGGGGTGTACACTTCATACTCTATCAGTTAGCCTATATTTTATACAGTTTTCTTCACCTGGATCTTGGGCCCGCGCAACTTCTGCATAGACGCAGGATCATAGGTGTTCATAGAGTCCTCGTCACGCTCCTTGTACATCGCGGCCGAATGGGCCCAGAACTCGGGCGCACCGATTTTAAAATCCGTGTGCATCTCGGCCTTGTACCAGAAGATCGCATCTTCGAGTTTGTTCGACTGGGTATTGTTGTTGATGACCAGGCACTCGTAGTTCTGGGTGCACTGATCCATAATCTGACAGAAGAACTCAAAGGAGGGGAAGGCCGAGCCATAGTTCTCGTAGATGCGCTTTCGGTTCGACATATAGGGTTCTCGCAGAATGAAGACATAGTCCACGTTCGTACGCAGCGAGGGCTGGATGCCGAGCGGGAACTGCATGGTGATCAGGAAGAACACCTTGAGCCAACGGCCGTTCATGAACAGGTAGCGAATGTTCTTGTCGTGGGTCCACGAGTCGTCGTACATGCAGTCGTCGAGAATTAAGAAGGAGCGGGGGTCGAGTTTGGACTGAACGCCCCGATCCTGGTCCTGCATAATCTTCTGCATGACAAGCTTCTGCCGCTTCACGAAGTTCGCCAGGATCACCGCATTGTATTCACCGTGAATGAAGATCGGCGGAATCATCTTCTTGAAAAAGCCGTTGGACTCCTCTGTTCCGGAAATCACCGTGCCCAGCGGCATGTTCTGGTGATGAAACAGCAGGTCTTTCACCAAGGTCGACTTGCCCGTGCGGCGGCGGCCGATAAAAATCGCAACCGCATCTTGAGGAATATCCTTCATCTGAAACTTCCGGAGGTTCACATTCATTGCAGAGGCAGCGGCCATATCTCTACTCCGTTAAGAAACGAAAAAGGCTGCGTCAGACATCCCCGCACCATTCTATCCCGACGCATTATGAAGAAGGCGGTCAGTTCGATACTCGAAGAGCCGTGCCGTATAGAGCCCATTACAGACCAGGAGCGCCTCGCCTTCCCTAAATGCGACCATCTGCAGCGGTATCATCCAGGCCTCGACCGGTTTCCCTTGCCATCGACACGGGCCGAGGCCTCCCTCCCACACCCTTTTCGTGTTGTGGAATGGAAGGGGCCTACTGAGGACAGTCGCATCTTCCATGCGACGGTGGAAGATGGATCGGGGACTCGCCTTACCACCAAGGTCTTTGTAAAGACCGTCCATCTGCTTGACCCCATCGCCATGCTGCAGAACGAATATATGATGCCGAACCATCCGTTGTTGCCGGTCGGAGACAAGGCCTGGAAGACGACCCTTCTGAAGCTGCACGGCGGCAGCAACCAGGCCTATGTCGATGCCGTCGCAAGCTATGTGCTAGGGCAGCTCCGTTACAAGGGACTCACACCTCATGCGGTTCTGAGCCACGGATCCATGACCGGAATTGCGAAAACCTACCAGTTTCGGATCACGGACGAATATGAGAGCTATCGCCAGTGCAGATGGTTCTGGAAAGGGCTCAAGACCCACAATGCGAACCTGACCACGGCATCGGCTGACTTGACAACCCACATCAACACCTGTCCGTTTCAGGATCTTGAGCAGGGATTGGTGGAAGAGGAGGTTCTCTCTGTAGAGGCCATTTCAGCCGAAGAGACAAATAGTCTGCATTCATTTGATGCCTTTGAAGAGGCCGATGAGCCGAGGCTTGTTCTGGGAACGGCAGACGACGATTCGACGGTGGACTCCTCGGATGATGAGTCCGAGGCGTCCGAGGTTGACGTGAATCTGGTGGTTCCGTCGATGCCCGTTATTCTCATCTGCCAGGAGGCACAGGAAGGGACCGTGGATTCTCTCATGGACTTGGATGAGATTGACGGAATTGAGCGGGATACGAAGGCCTGGGATCAGATGTGGCTGGCTTGGATCTTTCAGTTTATGGCGATTCTCTCCTTTTTGCAAAAGCATCTTGCCTTTACGCACAATGATCTGCATACGAATAATATTGTCTGGCGGCGCACGGAGGAGAAATATCTCCAGTACAGGGCGCAGGATGGCACGGTCTGGCGAGTCCCCACGTATGGCCGCATTTTCAGTTTGATCGACTTTGGCCGCGCCATTTTTAAACTGAAGGATCAACTCTGGATCTCGGATGATCATTGGCCGGATCACGATGCAGGGGGGCAGTATAACTTTGGCCCCTTCTATTCGATTACAAGTCCCAAGATCACGCCGAACACCTCCTTTGATCTCTGCCGCTTAGCCATCTCCATGCTAGAAGGGCTCTATGAGGAGCATCCCGAGAAGAAGAAGGGAACTGCGCTGCTGAGCCAGGAAGGGGACTGGAAAGTGTATGAGACGGTGTCGCCTCTGTTCAATCTTTTGTGGAAATGGACACTGGATGATGATGGGCACACGGTCTATGAGGACGAAGAGGGAGAGGAGAAGTATCCGGGATTTGATCTGTATATTGTTATTGCAAAGTCCGTGCACGATGCGGTGCCGCGAGAACAGGTACGAAAGCCGGTCTTTGAGCAGTTTCTATGGAAGGGGGCATCCGAAGGGCCTGTCTATTCTTTGGGTTGCTAGATTGAGAACTGCTGGACAATTTCAGGAGCATTGTCCAGCGATCTTAAAATCTAATTAAGCCCCTTTGATAGGGGCTTAATTGGATTCTTATACTAATTATAACTAGTAGTATGGTGAGCGTTCGCCGACTCTTTATGGGTCTACTCTTTTTAGTAGGATTTGTATATCCTGCACCCCAGGCTGGACGCCAATTGGCGGTTTCTGTAAGTCCAACGGTTACTCCTACGAAAACACTGACTGCAACAAGGACAGGGTCAAGGGCAAGGACACCGAGTATCACGGGGTCAAGGACAGGGTCAGGGACTCGAACCCCCTCTTCCACAGGGTCAAGGACGAGAACCCCTTCCATCACAGGGACAAGTGCAATGACACCGAGTATTACGGGGTCAAGGACAGGGTCAGGGACTCGAACCCCCTCTTCCACAGGGTCAAGGACGAGAACCCCTTCCATCACAGGGACAATTGCAATGACACCGAGTATTACGGGGTCAAGGACAGGGTCAGGGACTCGAACCCCCTCTTCCACAGGGTCAAGGACGAGAACCCCTTCCATCACAGGGACAATTGCAATGACACCGAGTATTACGGGGTCAAGGACAGGGTCAGGGACTCGAACCCCCTCTTCCACAGGGTCAAGGACGAGAACCCCTTCCATCACAGGGACAATTGCAATGACACCGAGTATTACGGGG